TTAAATTACCGGTTCCATTAGGGTCAATACTAATATTATTATCAGAAGCAGAAGTCATAGTAATACCACCTGCACCTGAAAGAGTTAAAGCACCCGCAGAAGTAGTAAAGTTAGAAGCAGCTGCAGCATCAAGACTTAAAGCACCAGCTGCATCAATATTTACTGCATTACCAGCAATTGCTGTTGTAGAATTATCAGCAGAACCTAATGTTAAGTTACCTGTTCCATTAGGATCAATACTAATATTATTATTATTAGCAGAAGTCATAGTAATGCCTCCATAACCTGAAAAAGTTAAATCACCCGCAGAAGTACTAAAATTAGAAGCTGCTGCAGCATCAAGACTTAAAGCACCAGCTGCATCAATATTTACTGCATTACCAGCGATTGCAGTTGTAGCATTATCAGCAGAACCTAATGTTAAATTACCTGTTCCATTAGGGTCAATACTAATATTATTATCAGAAGCAGAAGTCATAGTAATACCACCTGCACCTGAAAGAGTTAAAGCACCCGCAGAAGTAGTAAAGTTAGAAGCAGCAGCAGAATCTAAAGTAATTGCTCCACCAGCATTCATATCAATACTACCTACAGTAGCAGTAATACCAATTGCATCAACAGCAGTTCCTGATGTATTGGTTAATGTAATCTTTTCATTACCAGCAGTATTACTAGGTGCGAAAATCATTTCAGTAGCAGCATTTTTACCTAATTTTAATGTTTTACCATCAACTAAACTAGGAGCAATAGACATACTACCGCTAGTAGCATTCATAGTAATATCATCACCAGATTCACTAATTGTAAATTCATCTTGGTCTTCACCTAATGTAAATGTTCCACCCATTTTTAAGTTATTACTAACATTGACTTCAGTAGAAGCATTAATATCAACAATAGGTTCAGTAATGACTAATGTTCCATTTGTATCATTGGTAATAGTAGCATCTTCTTTTAATGTAATACCAGCAGACCCATTAACAGTTAAATTACCAGCAGTTACTGTATTTCCACTTGCAGCAGCAATTGTAAATTTATCATAATTTACATCAAAGTCACCTTCAATATGTACTTTTTGGTTGAATGAAGCATCTTCACTAACTAATAATTTACCATTCAAAGATAGATCTTCAGCAACGATTAAACTATAATTAGTAGTTGTAGTATTAATAACATATTCATTAGTAATAAGGTCTGCTTTTAAGTTTCCGAAAATAGTAACATCACCATTCATTGAAACATCACCATTAATATCTAAACGTTGGTTAAGTGATAAATCACCGGCAATAAAGACATTACTATTCATAGAAACATCATCTTCAACATATAATTTATTGTTCATTGAAACATCGCCAACAAAAGAAGTGGTAGCTTCAGTGATTGTTAAAACATGTTCACTTGTATTTTTAATAGTAGCACCATTACCAAAATTAATATCATTACCAGTTACAGTCAAATCACCGCTTAATGTAGTATTATCAGCAGTAATAGCAATTGTTCCATTTGTAGTATTATCAATCTTTTCAGTATTACCAAAAGTAATATTATTACCAGTAACAGTTAAATCACCATTTACAGTAACATCAGCGGTTGATAATGTTATAGCACTGGTTCCACCGTTTGATTTAATATCATTACCACTAACAGTTAAATCACCATTTACAGTTACGTCAGCAGATGATAATGTTATAGCACTAGTTCCACCATTTGACTTAATATCATTACCCTTTACAGTTAAATCACCAGTTAAAACAACGTCTTGCTCAGTTATAGTTAAAGTATCAGCATCGGTATTTACAATTGTTGCATTATTATTCATGGTTATACTACCTACCTTAGCATTTACAGTAATACTATCATTAGAATCACTACCAAGATTAATATCGCCATTTAATGTAGTGGTTCCAGTTACACCTAATGTACCAGCAACTAAAGTATTACCGGTTGAAGCAGCAACTGTAAATTTATCGTTATTGATATCAAAATCATCAGTAACATGTAATTTATTATTCATTGAAACATCACCCACAAAAGAAGTAGTTGCTTCAGTAATAGTTAACATATTAGCATTAGTATTAACAATTGTAGCATTATTTCCAAATTTAACTTCATTACCAGTAACTGTTAAATTACCAGCAACTGTAGTTCTGGAAGATGTACCTGCTGCAATAGAAACATCTAATTCACCATTAGCATCTCCATCTTCAATGACTAAACCAGCAGTAGATGTTCCGTCATGTTCAGCGACAGATACTGTAAGTTTACCGCCTTCTTCACCATTTGCTGCGATTTTAACTTGTGATTTAATTTCAGAGAATTGAACTTGGTCTTGATTATCATCATCACCTATAAATTGAATTACTCCATTAACATCATCATTTGCACCAGCTGCACCTTTATCTTTAACTAATTGTAAACGAGCTCCAGTTGCATCATTTGTTGTATTTTTAATAATAACAAGTGGGTCAGCACTATTAGCAGAGGTAAATGTAGTTGTATCTCCATTTACAGCTAAATCTCCTGTAATAGTTAAATTATCACTAACAGTTACTTCAGATGTTGTATGACCGATTGTTACGGGAACATTAGCTGTTTCAGTTGCGATTTTAACTCCATTTGATGTATCTGTTGTATCAATTGTAATATTAGCAGCAGCATTAACATCAATACCACCTGATGTAGCATTAATACCAATAGAATCAGCAGCATTACCGGAAGTATTTGTTAGTGTAATTTTTTCAACACTTGGAATACCTGGCGCGAAAATCATTTCAGTAGCATTATTTTTACCAAGTTTTAATGTTTCACCATCCTTTAAACTTTTAGCAATTAACATACTACCAGCTGTAGCATTAATATCAACTGCATCACTTCCTGTACCATCTGAAGACATTATTAATGAAGAATCACCACCACCGGTAACAGCAATAGTTAAATCTTTTTCAACAGCTCCTCCTGTAGTAACAGTTAAATTTGTAGCTTCTTGTGAATCTATACTTAATTCTCCACTAGTATCAATTGTAATACCACTAGTTCCAGCGTTAATATCGATACCACCAGCATTAGCAGAAAGTTCAATTGCACCAGCATTTGTTCCATTAGTATTTACAATACGAACGTCTTCATCACCGTCAGTTCCTGAAGCAGCTACACGGAAATAAGCATCACCATCAGCATTACCCATAGTTAAATTTTTACCATCAGCAACCTTCATAGTAATACCACCAGCAGTAGCAGTAAGAGCAATAGCAGCTTCATCTGTTCCATTTGTATTTACAATACGAACAACTTCATCTCCAGCAGTTCCAGAAGCAGCTACACGGAAATAAGCATCACTATCTGTATTACCCATAGTTAAATCTTTACCATCAGCAACCTTCATTATAATACCACCGTTAGATGCATTCATAACAATAGCATCAGTAGCATTTTCAGTAGAAGTAACATTAACAGAAGAACCATTAGCAGTAACATTAATATCTTCACCTGCAACAGCACCCGTAGCAGTAATATCAATACCACCTGCGGATGCATTTAATACAATAGCACTAGCACCATCTTTTGAAGATGCAATATTAATTGCACCAGTAGCATCAACATCAATACCATCTGCTCCTGAAGTAATTTGTAATTTTGTATCTGCATCAATATCTAATTGTCCATCAGCACTAGAATGAATAGCTAAACCAGTATCTCTAAATTGAATCTTCTTTGAATCAGCAATTAATAAAGATGCCTCACTACCATCAAGTCTCATAATTTCAGTATCAGCACCATTATCGTTTGCTTTAAATATAATATCTTTATCAGATACAGTATTTTTAACAGTAACATCATCACCAGATTCACTAATCGTAAATTCATTACGGTTTGCACCAATTGTTAATGAACCAGTCATAACAGTATTACCACTACTACTAGCAACAGTAAATTTATCAGTATTTACATCAAAGTCACTAGCAACGTGTAATTTACTATTCATAGATACATCATCTTCAACATATAATTTTTGATTCATGGAAACATCACCAGTAGCAATAGTGGTTTCTGTAGAAGTTCCTAAGACAATAGTATTAGATTTATATACTTGAGCACCATATCCAAGAGCAGTTGATTTATCGTAATTTCCAGTAGAGTCAGTATCAACACCTAAAAATAAAGAGTTAGATGACTGTGTTAAATTATTAGCAGCATTTTTACCAATAGCAACATTATTATTACCACTGGTTAAGGCAGTAAGAGCAGATTCACCAATACCAATGTTATTAGCAGTAGTTGTAGCATTTAATAACGGTTGGTAACCAATACCAATATTATTATCTCCAGTAGTATTTGCAGTTAAAACACGATAACCTACTGCTACATTATTATCACCACTAGTATTTGCAGTTAAACTTCTATCACCAACAGCTGTATTTTGTTTACCACCAATATTAACAGCTAATGTATTATAACCAACTGCTGTATTTGAATCAGTATCTATATTTGCAGCTAATGCATTGGAACCAATAGCGGTATTTGAATGACCTTCAATATTAGCAGCTAATGTATTATAACCAATACCAGTATTATTTATAGCTTCAACATCATTATTAGCTTGTAATGTATTAATACCAAAAGCAGTATTTGTAGTTTCATTATTACCACTTTTACCTACAATTAATCCATTAATAGAAACATCAGTTATAGATTTAAATGTTGTAAATGTAGCAGTATCAAGAGTAATAGAACCATTTACAGTTAAATCGCCTCCAATGGCCATATTACTATTAGCAGAAACATCACCATTTATTATTGTTTTACCATTAACATATAATTGTTTATTTAAAGACATATCTTGATTTACAAAAACACGGTTGTTTAATGTTGCATCATCACCTGCAAATAATTTTTGGTTAAAAGAACCATCACCTGCAATCAATAAATTACCATTTAAAGAAAGATCTTCTGCAACAATCACGCTATAATTAGTTGTTTCTGTATTAATAATGTACTCATTTGTAATTTTATCGGCTTTTAAATCACCAACAATGGTTACATTACCATTGAAAGATGCATCTCCATTTACAAACAATGCTTTATTTAAAGAGACATCACCTGTTCCAACTATTTTTTCACTAGAGGTACCTAATACAACAGTATTTGATTCATTGATTTGTGCACCATAACCAAGTGCAGTTGAATTATTGTAATTACCAGTTGAGTCTGTTTCTGCTCCTACAAATGTATTTTTAAGACCCGAAGTAACTGCATTACCTGCATGATAACCAATAGCTGTATTTTCGTCTCCACCCACTATGTTATATAACGTTCGTCTACCAATAGCAACTTGTTTACCGCCATTTGTATCGTTGTATAAAGAACGATAACCAACTGCTACATTTGCACCACCAGTTGTACTGGCTTTTAATGATTGAGAACCAACAGCTGTATTTTCAGTACCACCAGTACTGCTATATAAAGTATTATGACCAATAGATACATTGTCTTTAGCATCAGCGCGGTCAAAATTACTATTAGATAAAGAATCTGCACCTAAAACTGTATTTCTTCCAGTAGTATTTCCACCAACTTCAACGCCAGTTACAAATACACGTTTTTGGAAAGTAACATCATTTGCAAATTCATTACTTTGTCCATTAGATACACCACCAATAATAGCATCAGGATCTATTGAAGCAAATGGAACAGTAATAGTGCCATCTATTTTAATATTTCCATTAAGAGATAAATCACCAGCAACAGTTAATGCAGTAAGTTGACCTACTGATGTAATATTTGGTTGTGCTTCAGTAGTCACAGTTCCAGCAGTGGTTGCACTAGCTGCACTTCCAGTAGTATTTTGATTTAATATAGGAATATCACTAGCAACTAATTCTCTGAAACTCGCAGTTCCATCTGCATCTTTAGGAGCTGCATATACGTATTTTGCTGTTTGTGAACCACTTAATCCAGCAGCAGTTCCAGATGTATTTGCTGCATTATCAGGAATATCACCAGAACTTAATGCACCAATAGATAATGTTCCATCATCTCCACTGGTTTTAACTATTCCATTTGTTGTAGTATCTAATTTACTGGCTTTAGCAGCAGTTCCAGTTGTATCTTGGTTCCATGTAGGCACTGTTCCATCAATACTTAAATTACCTTTAATATATACATCTTCGTTAAAAGAAGCATCTCCTTCAATAAACAGACGATTATTCAAAGAAAGATCTTCGGCTACAATTAAAGTATAATTAGTAGTTTCGGTATTAATAACATATTCATTGCTAATTTTATCAGCTTTTAAATTACCAACAATATGAACATCACCATTAAAAGAAGCATCTCCATTCATTGAAAGATTTTGATTAAGAGAAAGATCACCACTCATTGTAACTTTATTTGTAAATGTAGGTGCATCAAACATTGTTGTTTTGCTTTCATTGGTTACATTATTTAATCCAACATCTGATTTTAATTCAGTAGTTGTTCTACCTTCAACTCCAGTAGCAGTAAAACGTGCATAACTATCATCAGCTGCACTAGAACCATCTATTTTAACAGCATTTGTATCTGCAATACCAAAAGTAAGAGAAGCTTGTTTAGAATCAATTTGCGATTGAATTGCACTGGTAACATCATTTAAATAACCAAATTCAGTATTGGTAACACCTGTAGATGCTAATTCAACAACACTATAATAACCCATATAACCATGATTCACACATTGATAAAATAATTTAGTAGGAGTACTATCATCAACTATAATTTGTACGTAAGCACCACTACTTCCAGCGGTTCCACTAGTACTAACACCAGTTGTATATTGAGTGTTTTTAGCAGCATCTAAATAAAAACGTAATGGATGACTACCATTTGAACTATGAGATTGATCAAATTTATAAGTATAACCAGATTTAAACTCAACAACTGGCGACTCAAGTTCATTTATTACATATCCAGAACCAGAACCAGAACCAGAATAAGGATGACTAGAAGTTTTAGCTGCAACAGTAACAGTAAATTCAGTACTATGACCAGCAGTTTCTAAAGAATCAAGTTGTGTTTGAATGTTACTGGTAACACCATTTAAATATCCAAACTCAGTATTTGAAATACTTCCATCATGAATTAAATTAGCATTTAAACGATTAGAACTATCAATAGTAGCATGTTTAGAATCAATTTGTGTTTGAATAGCACTGGTAACACCATCCAAATAACCTAATTCAGTGCTTGTTACATCACTAACTGCTACTTTACCACTAGCATTACTTATTAATGCTCTTGATACAGTTAAATCTTCAGTATCAATTGTAGTAGCAGCACCAGTAATAGTAGCATGTTTAGAATCAATTTGTGTTTGAATAGCGCTAGTAACACCATCTAAATAACCTAATTCTGTGCTAGTTACATGACTAACATCTACTTTACCACTAGCATTACTTATTAATGCTCTTGATACAGTTAAATCTTCAGTATCAATTGTAGTAGCAGCACCAGTAATAGTAACTTGTTTGGTATTAATTTGCGTTTGAATATCACTTGTAACACCACCTAAATAACCAAATTCAGTATTTGTAACACCAGTTGAAGATAATTCAGTAGCAATATAATGTCCCATTAAATCTTGATTTACATCAGCACAACGATAAAATAATCTAGTAGGAGTATTATCATCAATTGTGATTTGTACATAAGCACCAGAATTACCGGGAGCTAGATTAATATCACGATTAACTGAATATTCTGTTGTTTTATCACTATCTAAATAAAAACGTAATGAATGACTTACATTTGATTCATCACTTTGATCAAATTTATAAGTATATCCCGATTTAAACTCAATAACAGGTGATTCAATTCCATCTATTTTATATCCAGAATTTGAACCTGAACCAAAATGAGGATGATTTGCTGTTTTCGTTGCAACAGTTACAACAAATTCCTTTACATGTTCTCTTGGTTGTTTTGCGTCAAGTTGTGTTTGAATTGCACTGGTAACACCATCCAAATAATTTAATTCTGTAGTACTAATATTATTGATTGGTCCATCAAGATTTAAATTACCTTTAATATATACATCTTCATTAAAAGAAGCATCTTCAGATATCAAAAGCTTACCATTTAAGGAAAGGTCTTCGGCGACAATTAAAGTATAGTTAGTTGTTTCACTATTTATAATGTATTCATTGCTGATTTTATCAGCTTTTAAGTTACCAGTAATAGTAACATCGCCATCAACATGTAAACGTTGATTAAGAGATAAATCACCAGCAACAAAAAGGTTACTGTTTAATGAAGCATCACCAGTAAGTAAAAAATTACCATTACGAGCAATTATATCACCACCACTAACATCCACAAAACCCTTCACGTAAGATGACTTTAACGTGTTCGACACATTAGACAAGTCTAACCAATTCGACATCGGTATATACAATAAGATGATATAATATTCATATAGTAATTGGGATAATTAATTAATTATAAAAATAATTAATTAAAAAATATGCTGCTAAATTGGTATTTCATACAATTCATTACAAACATTCAATAATTCCTTATGAATTTCTTTTATTTTATCAATATTTTCTTTATTAATAAATTCAAGAATTGAATAATTCGCCAACAACTCATTTTGTAAAATAATATCAAATGGAGTTCCAACCAATGTTCGGAGATAAGTATCATGTAAATAAATATGTAGATTATTAGAAAAAAAATCATTGAAAGATATTACATGTTTTTCAAACTCTTTTGATTGAATAGATGGCGGTTGTAAAACATTTCGATAATTAGATTGCTTACTTTGAATAAAACCAGTTACACTATCTTCATTATTTTCAATACGATAATTATAATATTTTTCTTTCATTTGAATGAATATTTTTTCATATTTTAATCGTCGAATAAATTCACCAAAAAGTACATCACAACAAGTATTATCCATTATATTAGGATATTTCGAGACAGTTTCATAAAATTGTTGTAAAATATTGTAATGTACACAATACATCCAATATTCATGTCGTTGTTCCTTATGATTTTTCCCAAAAGTACTTTCATAAAGTCCTACTAAATGTTCAATTTGATTAGAATAGTGACTGATATAAGTCATAATTTGTATCGTTCTATTTTTATTATATTTGTCGTCATCGTCACAAAACATAATCCATTTATGATTTTTTAATACTTCTTGGTATAAATAATAAATATGGCGCATTTGAGGAGTTTTTTCTGGACGAACATAAATAAATAAAGATTCATGTTGAATAGTTCTATAAATAGTATTTAGTGTTAAACTATGTAATTCTGGTGAACCAAATGAAATTGATAAATATATAGGAATAACTACATCTTGATTAATTAGTGATTGTAAACATTCTATCAAATATTCAATACGTTTTTCTTTTGATATATGAGAAGCAATAACTACACAATAATCATTTATTTTTATATCCATAATTAAAAAAGAATAAATATATTTAATACAATTAATATCTATTTATATTTTAATTATAAATAAATATGGTAAATATAAATGACGCTTCAATTATAACAAAAATTATGAAACGTGTTCATGATAATAAAATGAAAAATATATATACTTCCATTATAACTACTCATCAAGCACGATTAAGATGTTTTTTACATAAGTATGTGATAAACGACAACAATAATAAAATGAATCGTTTTCAAAATGGTTGTATTATAAAATTTACAATAAATCCCAAAACAATAGAAATAGAATTGCTATATAATGGTGAAATAGACGAAGAAAAAGCAGATTATGTTTATTATGTAAAACCAGGAACAAAAGATACGAAAGCAGATGAAGGAAAATATCAAATTCAAGAATTACCTAAGATTACAGTAAATAATGATTTAAATTTACGTTCACAAAATACATATACTTTTTATTTAATTAGACATGGTCAAGCAGAGCATAATTTATTAAAAGGTATGCAAAAGGTTCTAGGAGTACATAAAAATACAAATTTAACTGATATTGGTATATTACAAGCAGAAAATTCTGGTAAAGAAATGAGTTCTATATTAAATAATACGAAAATTAACTATTTATTTGCTTCTGATTTATCCAGAACGCATCAAACTATGAACCATTTTATTAAAAATATACCACAAGATAATTTATTAAATAAACAAATTATTGTATTACCTTGTAGTCATGAATTAAAATATGTGGATGGTTCTCAATGTGATGGTAATCAAGGCTACACTCCTACCCCTAATGAAAATATATCCACATGTACCAATGAAACATGTAAAGAAATTGAAGGTATTCCTGTAAATTGGAATTATTACGATATATTTTACGGTGAAGGAACACGAAATAGTCCAGGAAATAATAGACAACATTGTAGTAATAATAATATGATAGAATTAGCAATCGAACTTATTCATCAAAAACCAATACAAACAAATAAAACTGAAGAAAATAAAGATACGGATGAAGATATAAATACATATTCAATAACATCAACTCCAACCATTATATTAAATAATGAAAAATCAAAAAATGAAGAACAATTATACGATCAATATTTACAAGATGAGGATATTAATACTTATACACCAAATCCAAATTACAAAGATGAACATCTTACCAAAATAATTACGCAAGCTTTGAACACAATTGAAAAAAAATCTATTAATAAAATAGATCCAGAAGAAAAGACATTTATAGATGATATACCATATGTAAATACTTATATTCCAAGTGAAGATTATCAATGGAAAGATTGTGTTAAACACCATGATTTTAAAGAACCTACAATTGTAAAATCCATTACTGAACAATGTAAAACACATATCAAGAAAAAAAACGATGCTCCTGATTGGAATATAGTAACTATTTTAAATAACAAAGAATGTATTATTTATAACAGCAAAACAAAAGAAAATCAAATAATTGATATAGAAACTGGAAATATTCATAAAGAACAATTTATTAACACCATTGTTAAAAGTGTATTACGCCATTGAAGATTTAAACCTTATTAATAATATAAAGAATTATATCTTATTAACATAATGAATAACAGAAACAATTTGTTTAAAAAACTTCCATATGAATTAAAAAATATAATATTTGAATATGATGGACGTATCAAATATAAGTATAACAAAAAAATCACATAGATTATCATAAATTTGTAAATATAATCCATAAATACGACGAACGATACAATATAATTATACCAATTATTAATAAAAAACAGCAAATTATGAAAAATACTATGAAAAGTTCAGTTGATACCAGTTTTTATTTTGAATTTGAATCTGATAACCAACCAAATTTAGTATTATGTTATGATTATAATTGGTCTTATAATAATGTATTTGAAATATGTTATACTGATATGAGAGATTCAGGTCATATTTTTGGAAGCGACCAAATTAGAACAGTTATTTGATCTTTTTGAAAGAGATTGTAAAAAATAAACTGTTTTATATAATTAACAAAAAATTATATAAAATTCTATTTAAATGATTATATAAATGAAACCAAAGTATGTAGTTGCTAATATTAAAATGTTAATAGAATTAAATGAAGAAGATGGAATAAAACCTTTGGAAGAATACGTAAAAGTTGATATTATTCCTTGTGAACAAGATATAAGCACATTTGAAAAAACTTCTGAAAATGCATCTATCATTGAACAAATTCATAACATTATTAAAGAAAAAGAAACTGAATTAGAACCATTTTTTATAAAAGAAAAAGATATGAAACAACATAAGAAAAATTTAACCAATAATACAAGAAAAAATGTTAATTCACACTTGCGAAAAACTTTTAAAAAATATTAAGGTGTAGGGAATGGTCGTTGGTCCTTATCAATTTTTAAAGGTTCTGGAACAATTGTAGGTAAACGATCAGATATGGATAAGCTTTGGACGTATTTCAATTCAGGCAATACTTCCTTTTTAGGGGTGACTAAATTAGTAGAACCAATACCACGTAATTGAGATTCAACATCGCAGTAATTGTTACATAAATGTTCACGTGCATTTTTACCCATTAATAATCCATCACCAGCAAAATGATTAGTAAAAGCTTCAGCTGGTGCAGAATTAATAAAAGTCATGTGGTCAGTAAATTGATTATTAGATGATTGTTCAAGTTTATAATTACCAGGGGTATTTTTATTAGATGTAGACGACATATATACACTATATAAATAAATTATTTATACTCTATTTTGTTAAATGTTTATAATAAAGAAAGTATTTTTTGATAGTTTTTATTAGAAGCGTCGATATGATTATTATTTTTGAAATAATCAACTAAACATAAGTGAAAATAAAATAAATAATCATAAGATAATAATATAGTTAATCCAACTTCATAATCTTCAGATAACATTTGAGTTGCCGCTTTATAACAGATTTGTTGAAATAAAGTATTATTTTTGGTATGTAATAAAATAAAATTAACAAAATTTGAAACAGCCTTTTCATCATATAATTCTTCATCAATTGTTTCAGGGTCCCATTCATGATTGCTATCTTTTTCTTGAATTTTTAAATTACATAATTTGATATCCATATTTGTTAATATACGAAATTGATTTCTATATTCTAAATTATTATTGTAAGGTTGAATAATTAATTCAGTTGGATATTTTTCCATATAATACATTTTTATACACTGATATATTTATATTATTAATTTTTGAATATAAATATATTTACTTTTTAGATCTTGTTTTCTTCTTTTTGTTTGTTTTCTTTTTATTGTTTTGTTTTTTCTTTTTAGATAATTTCTTTTTATTTTTTTGTGTTTTTCTTTTGGGTTTTTTGTGTTTTTTACCACCTACTCCTACATTTTTCCAATAACTTGTCGAGTCATCACTATCACTATCACTACCACTATCTTCATTAGGTGGGTTTATTTTTTGTAAACGTTTGTCCATTGCATCTTGTAATTCTTTGTTAGAAACTTTTTGTCTTTTAGGATTTATTTCTGTTTTTCTTAATCTATTTTTCATAGCATTTAATTCCTCAGTTATGGATGTAGAACCCATTTTTTTATTAGTTGGTGTAAGTGTAGGTGCTACAGGTTTTAAACTTGTCTTATTATCACTAATAGATTTTAAAAGATTCATTCTAGCGTCTGTTGTTGGATTCGGTATTTCATCAGTTGGTTTTAAATCTAATGCTGCTTTAGATAATTCTTCTGTTCCAAAAGATAATTTGGGACGCGATAATTTGGGTTGTTCTTCACTTAATGTTTCTGAAGATTTTATTTCATCTGGCTTTACTAATGTAGGTATATTCCCAAATAAGTCAGATTCAATATTAAGAAGTGGGTCAGCAGGAGCATCAACAACATCATCAGCATCAGCATCAGCATCAGCATCAACAACATCAACCGGAGCATCAACAACATCAACCGGAGCATCAACAACATCAACCGGAGCATCAACAACATCAGCAGGAGCATCAGCATCAACAACAGGAGCATCAGCATCAACAACAGGAGCATCAGCATCAACAACAGGAGCATCAACAACATCAACCGGAGCATCAACAACATCAGCAGGAGCATCAGTAGGAGCAGTAACAACATTAGTACTTTCTTGTTGTTCCTTAGTAAAAATAACAATAGGTTTAATCATAAAACTTCTATCAATACAATTGCTATTATCGTCTAAAATAGCTAAATAAGTACCATTGCTCATTTTAGTATTATTTATAAAGTTCTCAAAATCATTTAAATCTGTAACACGAGTATTTGTTGTATTATCATCATCACTATGAAAAACTAAATCATATGTATCTAAAGAAGTTTTTTCTAAAAAGTTTAAAAATGAATCAGTATCAACATTTTGTATATTTTGTATTATTGGTTCAATATCAGTTTTGCTTAAACTCATATGAATTATTATATATATTATACATAAAATATATATAATTTTTAAATTATCTTAAAAAGTACCGTTAGGGCGATTGTATTTTTGAACAGCTTCATCAACAGTCATTTCGCGAGTAGTCATACCACCACGAACCCAACCATCTAAAGCAGCTTCTTCGACGGTATTCGATGGGTCAGAAACATAGTTTTCCATCTTTTCATCAGTAGGTTGTAAAGAATATTGGTTAAAAGATTTATCCATAATAGTAGAAGTACTTTTACGGTCGGTAACTGCTTCACCCATTCTTAATTGAGATTCAAGAGTAGGGTCAACGCTTCCTCTACCTAAATAAGGAACCGTAGAGAAAGGACGTTGAAATAATTGAAGTTTTTCAAAAGGTCTTTGTTGTTCTGTTTTAATGATTAAATTAGATTCATGATCAATAGAAGTAGGGTGTAAACCATTTCCGTGTGTAACACCACTAAAATTTAAAGTAGGTTGGTCAAGAGCAAACTTTACATGATGATTTGAAAGTTGACTGCTAAAATTGTTAGATAAAGTATGATTAGCATAACGAGTATTATCTAATGTTCTTTGAGAAAGGTCTTCAATGTCTGCGCCTATGCGTCCGGTATTATTAAAAGTATATGCGGTTAATTCAGCCATTTTATATTATATTATAGATAGAGAATGTATTTTTATAGAATTGTTAATTTAAATAATCGAGTATCGATAAATAACCTAAATATAAAGAAAAAGCCAGAATAAACATTCCTTTTTGAAAATCAACAGATTTATAATAATAGTATTCATTCGCAACAATAAAAGCTTCTAAAAAGTATGTTCCAGCAACAATAACTTGACTGGATTGTTCATGTAATGTTCTTCCATTTACAATACGTATAATACCATTTGCTAAAATAGAATAAGCAACAAATCTTTCTAAAATAGAGTCTTTTTCAATTACATTCGTTACTAAAGAAAGACGTAAATTTTTTATATTAGGTAAAGTAACATAATTTAATATTGTTAATGCACTGAATACATCATACATACCGTGTACCATAACAACAATAGAAATTGTTTGTAATAAGTTCATTTTATATATATATTATATAATGAAAATAGATAACTAAATTAATTAATATGGCGGGATAAATTACGAGCACATGCAAATTGATTACCTTCTTTGCATGAAACCATACTACCATAACAGAAATCAGCAAAAGCCCCTTGATCATTAGGTATAGTCGAGCCAGGATTGGTAGTAAATTGTCTTAAAGATTGTTCAAAATGCATATTATTATCCACATTATTATACAACTTATCAACAATATTAGGTTGATCAGGATTTAATTCTTGAACGGTTTTTTTTACTTGTTCTGTAATTTCATTACGAATATTATTATTAAAAGCAGGTGGAGCAGGTTTTTTATTTACATTGTAATCATAATCACTTACTAATACATTATTTAAAGGATTGCTAGATGTTGGTTTTTCAAAAATATCATCTCCTAATGAAACACCATTCGTTTTTAATAAATCATTTGTAGGGTTCTCAAAGGTCTCAACAAACTCATTGGATATTTTTTTAGATTTTTTTGTTTTTAATTCTTTCATATGATAATAATGTAATAAATAAATAGTAAATAGAGTAATAGCGGTGAAAACAATAGTTTTCATATTTTGAGAAAACGAGAAACTAAGTATAAAAAGAAAAATAACAGTACGTGTAATAGCATTCAATTTTTGGTTATAAGTCATATCTTCCATAGGAAAAAATTCAAAAATGTAAGATTGATTAAACAATATATTCGGGTTCTCAAACCAAAATGGAATAGAAGGTTTTGTGGGTTTATCCATTGTTTCTTTTTGATTATCTAAAGATTTTTCTTCTTTTTCTACAATTTCTTCGTTTTCGATATGATTTTCATTAGTAGAATTTAATTTATATTCGGACATCGTATTTAAAATATAATTATATATTTTTACTATATATAATTATTACTAAATTAAATAGAAATACTTACAAGAGTTATAAAGTCTTTTTTAAACATTTATTATCAATTTGTAATGTATTACCTTCAGTAGATTGTGGAACTATATGTAAAATACATTTAGATTTTTCACCATACAAAGGTTCAGTACAGCCCTTTTCATTATTTACTAAATGTTTATTAGGAATACTACACCTGGCTCTAAAATGTTCATATAATTGTCTTACATCCTCGTATTTTAAATTGGATTTTTTATTTAAGTTTTCATTTACTAATTCATGTATATTGTAAACATATCTGGAAAAAGTATCACGGTTCTTCAATTGTTTATTGTTTAAAGGGTATTTTTTTAATAATTCTTTAAAATTATCTCTGCATTTACCGCAAGGTAAGACATATTTTAAACTAATAAAGAAATCTTTGTAATGTTGCATCTCATCTTTAGATGGTTGATTGGGATAATTGAAACTCATAGTATGTAAGAAATGCCACATACCAGGTCCCCATATAGTAGTTAACATACCATCTTTACTGGTAAAATCATCACTTCTATACGTATACTCTTTTGATTTACTGGGTTTATTTTTACGAGTTCGGTTCATTAGTTATATTAAATTTATATAATAATTTATTTAAATATTCTAAATAAAATATGCACATATTGTATATGTCTACCTTTATTGATAGCTTAAAAAAGAGTTTAGCACCTTATTATACTTATATTATTGTGCTTATTGTATCTATTGTCTTCATAATAGTATCCTATTTAGTCATTCAAAAATATAAACAAAAATATATAAAAAATGAAGGTCTTATGAATGATGTAGCTAATGCGAATACACGTAAAATAAATGAAGTAGCAACTATTATGATGTTTCACGTTGATTGGTGCCCTCATTGTAAAACCGCCAAACCTGATTGGGACCAATTCAAATCTCAATATGATGGTAAAGTAGTTAATGGGTTTACTATTAAATGTATTGACCATAATTGTACAAACGATAAAGACAGCAAAGTGCAAAGCTTATTGAACAAATATAATATTGAATCTTATCCAACTGTAAAAATGCTAAAAAGAGAAGAAGTGTATGACTTTGATTCTAAAATAACAAAAAGCAGCTTAAGTAGTTTTGTAAATGTTATGTTACAATGATTCCATAACAGTATTACATCCTTTATTTATTAATTCAATGCGATGTTCTTTGTTTGAAATCAAACTTAAAATCATTTCTATAGATATATCTGCAAAATCGGTGCTATAATGTATACCAGTTTCAATAAATACTTCTTTATTGATGCTTTTAATTAGATTATTTAAAAGAACAATTATATAATCTAATAATGTTCCTTCATTTTCTATTTTAGAGTGAATATTCTCTTTATAAGAAATACTTAATATTTTTTCAGCATCAGCACCATTATCTATACATGGTTGAACAGGAGAATTATTAAAGATACCACCATCAATTAAACATTTATTTTCAAAAATACAAGGCGCAAATATAACAGGAACAGATGCTGAACTATATACAATATCAATTACTTTCCAATTGGGATGCGTTTTATATGATACATCAATTGTTTGAAATTCATTTAAATCAGTTACAAATAAATGAAGTTCTATGTTTGTAACATGAAAAAAATCTTGAAAAGTAATATTTAAATCTATATCTTTTCCTAGAAATAGTGGTTTTAATGATTCTTTAATTACAGATAAATCAAACAATCCTTTTCTTTGAAAAATATCAAATAATAAATACATATTAATATTAAATACTTTTTCCCAAGGGCGGTTAATAATATAGTTATCACTAGTTTCCCAATCATATTTTAAACACAATAGTACACTTAATATAGCACCAGCTGAAGTTCCATAAATTGTTTTGATGTTATTGATATCCCATATTTTATTTTCAGCACTTTTTTTTAATACACCATAATAAGTAAATAATGTAAGACCACCACCCGATATTACTATATGTTCTATTGTATTTTCTATTTTTGTTTCAGGTTCTTGATGTATATCTTCTTCATTTTCATTTTCCATATAATTAGATTAATATGTAAGATTTTAATATGTTTTTTCTGTTTACTATAATATAAGGTAATGTCGTCCATGTTTTTATACACTGATGATGATGATAGTGAACAACATATCAATATAGATGAATTATATAATAAAAATCAACAACGTGATTTAAAACAATTATCTATTTTTAATAAAATATTAAATCGAATTCATACAAGAATTAAACATACAGCGCGAACGAAAAGAGTTGATAAATTTATTTGGTATAATGTTCCTGAATATATATTTGGAGAACAATGTTATAATCAAGGAGATTGTATTGGTTATTTAGTAATGAAATTACAAAAAAATGGATTTCATACAAAATACGTTCATCCAAATACTTTATTTGTGTCTTGGGGTGATTGGGTTCCTTCTTATATTCGTAATGAAATTAAGAAAAAAACAGGCATGATTATAGATGAAAAAGGGAATATGGTTGAAAAAGTTTCCAGTGAAGAAAATGTTGTAGATGAAGATGATATTAATGCCGGTCTTTTTAATGATAAAACAAATCCACCAGTTGAGAAAAATAAAAAGGTATATACTCCTGTAAATGAATATCAACCCACCGGTAATTTGGTATACAAGAATGAAATGTTTGAAAAGATTGAAAAGAAAATTCATAAATAATTATATTTTAGTTAATAAAAATAGTATATAATTATTAAAATGGATAATTATATAAATAAACAAAGAAGACCATCAGTTATACAAGTAAATCATGGTTTTAATGAATTAGAAGATATGATTGATAATATAGATTTCCCAGCTGTTTTATCTAAAAAGAAATCTAAAAATGTTAAAAAAAATAAGAAAAATATATTTTCATGGATTAAAAAAACTTTTTGTTCTTGTTGTTAACGTTCAGTTAGTTCACAACCAGTAGAAAAACCATAAATAGTATCATCCATAGACCAACCGTTTTCTTCCAATAATTCTTCATCAACGTCACAATCTTCATTATATTCATCATCATTTTCAGGTGAATAATATAACAATTTTTTAATTTCTTTTAATTCTTCTTTGTTATAATAAGATTCATTTTTAATTTCTTCATAATGGTCACAACCATCTGTTAATTCTTCTAATGAACAACAATAATCATTTAATATAATTTCATCTTTTTTTAATATTTCTTCTTTTTCTTTGTCTGTTAATTCTATTTCAAATGTACCCCAATAAAAATAATTTGTAATTTCGTAAGTAACTTTTTTACCATTTGAAAGAATATTATTCCATTGTTCTGTTTGATAAGAACTTTTCTTATAATCTGCTGTAATTGTATATAATTTACTTTCCATTATTATACAATGCTATTCTACATTTATGTTATTTATAATAATATTATTATCGTATTTATAATATTATTTATGCAGTTTTAGACCATTTTTCTTTATTATAAGAATTCACTTTTAAATATTTATCTTTATTTTTTTTCCATTGTTCTATTTTCTTTTCAAGCTCTTTTTCTTTCTTTGTTTTTGGACGTATTTCATCTACATTATTTTGTAATGCTAATAAGTCATCTTCAGTTGGTTCTGGTTTTACACCATAACAATTCACACCAAATTTAACATATGGGTTATCAATAAAACCACCGTTAATACCTGGTCTACCACAATCATTACGATGATTTTCTTCACTATTTAAAGAGTCTTTTTGTAATTTATTCCATGAAGCTTTTTGTGTAGGGAATAAAGCTAATTGGTTTTGAGACCAACCATAATTACACCATTCTGCTCCATTATTATATGCTTGTTCAATTTGATCATATGTAGCTACTTCCGCATCAAATGCTTTGCAAACAGCTTCAGCATCGTGATAAGTATATTTATTATTAGATACATTAAATACTTCTTTTTCTTGTACACCAACCGGGTCTTTTTTAGGTTTATCGTCTGTTTCTTCGCTTGTTTCAGTTTCTTCTATTTCTTCTTTTTCATTAAAATAATCTATTATAGAAATATCAAAAACAAACTTGAAAAAATTTACAAATAATAAAACTATTAATGTTGTCCAAGAAGTACTTTCAATAACAGAAATAGAAAAAGGTTTCATACCAGAAGACATAGGGATATTAAATAAAAATGTGCAAATATATAATCCAATTAAAAATACTGAAACACTAATAATCGACATAGGTTTATTTAAAAATATTAATAATTCTTTGGAAACATCATCTAATGTATTCGCAACATCTCCATCTTTTAATGCATAATAACTAAAAATCGAAACTAACAAAATAAATATAAAGAATAAAATATCAATGGAACGACTTATGTTATTTGTTTGTGAACGGAATAAATATCGGAAAATAAAATTAGCAAATAAAAAACTCCCTAAAAACCATAATATAACAGTTACATTTGATTTATTAAAAATAGAATCAATAAATTCAGAGAACTCCTTTTTCTCTAAATCAATATCTTCTGATACAGACTTATCGGTTTCTTTATCTACACCATTATTAGAAGCATCTACAACATTATTAGAAGCATCTACAACATTATTAGAAGCATCTATAATATTTGTTGTATTATTAGAAATATCTATAGAAGTAGTAGTCATTTGTTATATATAATAGTGAATTATATTTTTTTACGATAAAATAAACAGTATACCATAGGAGTGATTAAATCCTTAGTTTCCATCAATTGTACATTATTATCATCATAATGAACCCACTGATTAGTTATATTTTTAACCGCAGCAGTGTAGTGGCCACCGTTTAAATTACCTCGATGATTACAGATACCAAACAATTCATATTTGTAACTATTTGGATTATAACCACTTACATATTTAGTTAAGTCTAAATCGTCAATTGGAATATCAATCATATTATTAATACGACGTAAACCATCAATACTAAATCTTTTTAAAATAATAGTAATTACATTGGGAAAATTAAAAAATTTAATTTGTTTTTTAATATCTTCTTTTTTATTTGTTTTTTCATTAAACCAAGCATTATCACCTTCTAATATTTCAGGTTTACAATATAAATCAAAACAATCATATAAATTTTTCGCACTACTTTCATGGTCACTTATTGGTAAATCAATTATAAAATATTGTTCAGGACGAATACTATGGCTAACTTTATCATCAATACTTCTTATCTCTGAATAATAAATACCATAAAAGGTGTTCATAATTTCCGAATATTCTTTATGATAAGCATCTTTTAACATACCATAACATTCTTTTGCTATTGTATCTACACTATTTACAGCAGTTCCTGATATTTTCATGTCTACTGAACGAGATATGCTATTATGTAAACAATCCATAAAAAACATTAGAAATTCAGGCATATCATTTTGAGAATGTCCAGTAAATAAATCTCTTTTTTTCAATGATGCAACTTCTTGCAATTTATTTACAAATTTAAAGGGACGTATTACACCATTACCGCTCCACATTAAATTACGAAGGTCATTCCATTCGTTAAATAATATACTATCAGGCGTATCATTTTTTATTAATTTTTTGCACTTATCGGAATTCAAAAATTCATTTAAATTATATACTTGTTTAAATACTTGTAAACAAGAATTTAAAAAACATGTATTTCCTATATTTTCCAGCCCTATTAATCCTTTGTTTATATATTTTGAAGTGTCTATCGACATGTATTTATAATAATATATATTAATTTAAAGTTATCTTTATATAATTAAATAATATATATGGATACACCATTTACTGGAAGAAATTCGGTAGATGAAACATACAATTATCAAGATGAATTTATTAATATATCTAATACGTATATGCGATTATTACATAATATAACTGATAATTATAGTAGTAATTTACAAACATACCAAAGTTTAATGGAACGTTGTTTAACAATGGGATTTCAAACTCAAATGAATCTTTTTAGATTAATTCATTTAAATAGACGTAATGCTAATTCTGTTCCACATCAAATACCTCAATCTACAAATACTCAAACTACTAATACAGAAACTACTACAAATATTCAAACTGATACACCAATTCATACTACACCAATTCATATTACACCAATTCATACTACACCAATTAGAAATACTGTTAGAAGAAATGTACGTCCTGCAAATGCACCGTTTATTAGAAGACAAAATAGTATTAGTCGTAGACGATATACAGAAGATACACCTATCATCCCAAATCCATTTTATACTCATTTATTTTTACCATTTGAAGATGTTGTAGTTCGTCCTACAAATAGAGAAATTGATACTGCTAGCACAATTTTAATATATAATAGTAATAATTGGAATTATGAACAACATACATGTCCAATTAGTTTAGAACAATTTGAAGAGAATATGGAAATTAGACGTCTCAATGTATGTGGTCATATTTTTAAAAAAACAAATATAGATCGTTGGTTTGAACGAAATGTTCGCTGTCCGGTTTGTCGATTTGATATACGTGAAGTTCAAACAGATACAGAACCAAATTCAATAAGTGAAATTCCTGAACCTGAACCTGAACCTGAGCCTGATTCTGATTTAGATATTGACCAAATTGCTGATTCTATTTTATCTCAAGAAAATGATTTATCTACTATAAGTAATCAGTCTAATATTATTTATAATGAAGATACCTTACCAGATTCAGAATTTGCTAGTCAAAGTAGTCATTTATTACCATTATCTTCTACCAGTTTATTTAATATTTTAAATAATGAGTTAGAAAATTTTAGTCAACAGAACCAATTACAATTTGGAAGAGACAATAATCCATTATCAGTATTAATGAATATAGGTATTTCTCAATTAGACTTATCTAACAATCCACTTTAAAATTCAAACTTTTTATATTTATTTTCATATAAAAACCATAAATGACGTGGATTTACCTTATATTCTTCTTCAACTGTTTTAAAGAAAATAGGTCGTCCACTATTATAAAAAATGTCATCTTGTTTTTTTGACCATATTCTTTGTTTTTTTATCGCATTTTCATTTTTAATATACATTTCATCATATACTATTTGTCGTAGTGTTCGCTCCATTTGTATAATATACACATAAAAAAATTATATTATTTTACCAATAAATAATATAATTATCAATTTATCCTTTTAATTATCTTTTGAAAAAGTTTGTAATTGGTTGAATATGATTTCGTTTATTATATATTTTATTTAAAACATCATCAAACAATAGTGTTTTGATTTTCGCAGATGTAATTTTTTCCTTCTTTTTCATAAATATTTCAATATCAGGAAATTCTTTTTCTAAGGTAACCATTTCTTTTTTAAAATTCTTAACAGCACTGTGTTTATTTTGATATTTCCATATTTGTTCTAATGCTAGACCAAATAATTGTTGAAGTGGTTTCATTAACTGGTTCGTAATATAATGTGTATAATCAATTTGTAATTTATTTTGAACAATATAATCAGTTGTTTCTATTTTATCTCCCATTAATGCTTTTTTATCATCATTTACAATAAAGACAAATTTCATACGATCTCCTGCTTTTGGTTTATTTCCTGGGTCTCTTTTACCTATTCGTTCGGCTAATACAGCATGACCAATTTGATTTGGATTTTTATAATATCCACGTAAAGCTTTTGTAATGGCTAATTTATCCATACTTACTTTACCTTCGATTAGATTCATTAATGATTGATTTAAATAAGCAATTGATTTTTGTATATCATTATCTTTCATCAATATATTTAATATACCACCATATACATCTTTTAAATAATCACATGAATCACGACGTTTTAAAGAAAGTCCCATAAATTTCATATAACCTTTGTTTGGGTCTTCTTCATACAACATTCCTACGTATCTCTTTTTTGATAATAATATAAAAGGCATCAAGGTTTTTTCATATTCTAAATACATTGGCGGTTTTAAATAACTTGAACATAATTGTGCTGCATCTTGAGCTATTTCTATAGTAATCGCAAGAGCATCTTGTCCGCGTATCTTTTCTCCTGTATCAGGATTTTCTAAATTGAATGTAAAGAACACACTATCTGTATCACCATATACATATTCAGCACGTGTTCGTACTTTTCCATGACCGATTGTATCATATATCATATTACCATACACTTGTTCTATCATTTTTTTAGCATAAATAATCATCATTCTACCAGTCGCAGTTGTAGATGCAGCAACATCTTTTTCAAAGAATGTAGATGTTTTTGAACCACATTGACCATATAATGAATTCGCAGTTACCTTATAACCTAATTGTCTTTTATCTAAAATATTTTGCATAAAAGGGTCTTTTTCTGTTTTAATCATTTTACGAGTATCTTTACGAGCTTTTAATAGTTCTTCCAAAATAGAAGGCATAATTGATTTTTGATTATTGGGTAATTGCGCCCAACGACAAATTTTCTTTCCAGATACGATTTTTTCAGCTGCTGCGGTTGGATGCTTACGAACATATCTATATGTATCAAATTCAATATCAATATATTGAAATCCTGGTAAATTATCATATATAAATCGCCCACGATTATCTCTTTCGCCAGTAATTCTTTTGATATTACCATCTAAATCATATTCTTTAGACCATACTTTACTATCATGTGAATAATTTTGACTAATCATTGATGATGGATATAGTGAAGAATAATCTACACAAGCTACTGGATTGTCCATATACATAGAACATTTTGGGGGTAATACAATAGCACCTTCATAACCACTATTATCATTCGATTTTTCAACATCAGGCATTAATGTATCTTTTTCTCTACATTTTTTCGCAACGTAACTAGTAAGCTTAATCCCTTGACCGCGGAATACCAGAAAACTAATAGGAACACTACAAATACTAGACATCTCTACATATCCTGTAATCACATCGATTTTATTCATCAAATGATGAACAAGGTTACAATCCTGAATACAGTATTTCGCAACAATCGCGCGGTCTTTTGAATCGCCTCTTGTTAATCTGAAAATATCTTGTGGGGTTACATCATCCTTAGCCATACCCCATTTTAATGATTTACTTTGATCAATATCATAATGACCTTCAATTACAATAACGTTATACGTGTTTGTTTTATCTTTTTCAATTACTTCTTTATCACGAATAATATCTTTTACAATAAATTTACGACCGTTATCATAATAATCAGAAGTAAATCCGATTAATTCAAGATGAATAAAATCGCCTACATGTAAACCCATTAAATTTTTACTGTATAATTCAGTTACTTTACCATATTTTTCATGTTCAGTATATTGAATTTTTTTGATACTATCACTAATAAATTGACCTGCTACATCATCTAATTTATAAGATGATAAATTAAAATCACGTCGGAAATAAGCATACATATCAATCTGTAACCGTCCTGATATCTTTGGATAGCGTAAATCATAATCGCCGCTTGCTAATACAATCTTTGTATTTTCTAAAGATACATTATTAGCATCAGTTTGTTTCGCACAAAATTCTCCTATTTTACGAGAAAGTAAAAGGAATTCTTTATCGCAATTCAATTCCAAAGATCGACGAAACATAAACTCATAATCAAAACCAAATATATTATAACCAATAATAATATCTGGATTTTCTTTTTGAATTAATTCTGCCCATTGTAATAATAAGTCTCTTTCCTTATTTACACTGACTATTTCAATGTTATCTATTTCATCACAAGTATCTAGCACTAAACAATGGTTTAAATACGGCTCTTTTTCACCATATTTCATAAAGGTAGAACCAATAAAAGTCACCTTATCACCTTCTAATTGTGGAAATAATTTGGTTAATACTTCATTCACAATTTTAACTGTTTCATCTCTGGTATAATTATCATCAAATAATACGTCAATAATAGTTGCATTTTTCTTTACTTTTGTCTTTTTTTCATATTTTTTATAACTATATTCTACTTCATTATTACCTTCATTATCATCATTATTAAAATCACCACCACCTGTATCATTACCACCAATTGGTTCAAACATTTCATCAATGGTTAATAGATAAGAATTATCCTCTTCTGTGTTTGCTTTTTTCGCAACGTCCAATGATTTATTTAATAATATTTCTATGCGATTATTTAATTGTTCTTCACTTATACGTCTTTTTGGATAAACTAAATCTATGTTTTGATAAGTATCATAATTGAATGCCGCATTAATTACTTTTGCTATTAGTGTTTTTGTATTGTCTTCATCTAAAAATGATTTTTGTTTCAAAAAGCAATCTACCATATTCATAGCCAAACGCTTATAATCTTTTTGAGGTAATGGAAAATCACCATGACTACTACTAGCCTCTATATCAAAGCTACATATTTTATAAGGTACAATCGTTTCCTTATCATTTTCTGGTATGAGATTTTTTAAAGAGCAAATATATTCATAATTACATGTGGTTGTTTTATAATCTAATTTTAATACTTTATTTAATTTAAAAGAAACCCATCCAGATGGACTAATATGATTAATATGAAAATAACGTAATAAAGGAGGAATATTACTTTCGTATAATTCAATTTCAATATCTTTGTATGTTAAGTTTTCTCTTTTTTTTTCACCAGTTGTATAAGAATACCATAGACCTTTTACTTTATTCATGGAAGCCATGTTTTGAAATTCCAAACGGATAAATCGTTCTTTTTGACCAGCAGTAAAACCGTATAATTTATTATGTTCAACATATTCTGATGAAATGATACAATCTTGGTAATAGTTAGGTAATTTTTTTTGTATTTGTTGAATTAATCCAAATTTATCACCATCTGTCCAATCTTTACCTACTTTAACATAAAAGAACGGCATATAATCATTTACATATAAGCAACATGTTTCTCCAGTTTCATTAATACCAAACATTTGTATTACAAAACTTTTATTATTTTTATATTTATCATTAGAATCAGTTGAACTATCATCATTACAAGAATCATCATCATAAAAATTGAATTCAATTAAACGGAATGATTTAGTAATAGTTGCATTTTTGTTGACCCTAAGCTTCTTTGTTTTACCAGACATTATATTAATAATATAATTGTTTTTAGATTATTATAAAATTATTTCTATAATAATATTCAATTTTTCATAAGTGTCTTTGTCCATTTCAATAAATCTTTTATATTTCGACCACCATTATAATTTGTAAACTTTTTATTTTTTATAGAACCAATAGTAGGATATCCACTAACATCAATATCATCGACTTCATATTTATTTTTTAAAGATTGTATTCCTTCTTCTTGATTATCACTATTAATTTCGACCACATCATATTTATTATCATCAAGTTGTTCTACCATATCATCCCAAGTCGGACGTAACGCTTGGCAATGTCCACACCATTCTGCAAATACTAATACAATACATATTTTATTATTCTTTTTATCTTCTTTTTCTTTAGTTTGTGTATCACTTTCATCACTTATATTACGATTTTGCATTAATAAATTATAATAAGTATCATACTTAGGGTTACTTTTTTTTAAATTACCTGCCGACATTTTTTTAAATGATATACGTTTTTTGGTTTTTCTTTTATCTTTATTTTTTTTATTACGTTTAGTATTGTTTTTTATTTTTAGTGGTTTACTTTTTTTAATTGAAGCCATATATATATTATCAAAAGATTTTAAATATTATTCTAAATAAAATCCTCAATAATATATATAACAATATGCAACATACACAACTTTTACTTATTATATTTCTATTATTAACATTTTTAGCAGGAATGTATTGTACTGTATATTTAATGCCTATTTCTACTGAAAATATGTCTAATGAAAATGGAGAAAAAGAAGAAACAAATAGTTGTCCTGACTTATTAATACAAAAAGGAACCACTATTTTGTTATACAATACAAAACAAAAATTAATTCCTGGTGTAAACCCTATGCCTTTTTATAATTTAGATGAATATATCAATTATTTAGAAATACAGAAAAAGAATGGTATTGATTGTCCCATATTATTTTTACAACAAGAAACTACTACACAAGGTAATGAGGTTTATCGTGTTAGACCAAGTCCTTTTGAATTGGAAGGTGGATTACAAACAGTTCCTACCAGTAATGTAAAAGTAAATGCTGGAAATTTATATCCTGGGTTTGATGCACATGGTCAAAATCAAGGTATACGTTCCATTTTAGATGATATTCATGATTCTACTATGAATGCGAAACATAGTGATAACCCTATGGACCCAAATTGGGGTGGTGTTACCCATACACAAAAAATGGTTGAAAGTGGTAAATATGATGAAAATCAAGTAACAAAACCTAGTTTATTTAATCCTAAGGTAAGTTATAATCCTGGTGTTCCTGGGTTATTACCACCACCACGTGATATTTTAGAATAAATATAATAAAAGTGATATCCATTTTATTATATTTCTGCACTAAAAAGTAAATATTTTTTTATATTATCTATTATTGTTTTGGATATTTTTCGTTTTTTTCCATTGGTTTCTATTTGCATATTATCTAATCCAGTAGGATCATCTTTCATTGTTGATATAAAATCAGGAAAGTCTTTGAAATTTTTCATTATTGTTATCGCTGTAATTGAACTAATTCCAGGAATTTGACACAATATAATTTCACCAATATTTTCTCGAGTAATATTGTCTTTTTTTGTCTTTTTCACAAAATTACAATAATTTTGAGCATCTGGATTTACTTTAAAAACATTTGTTTCATTTTTTTCACTACTACCTTCTTCTGTAGTTTCTTCTGTAGTTTCTTTTTCATTAAAAATACGATGAAAGGGTATAGTTAAATAATAAGGAACAATGCCTTTTATAAAATTTCTCTCTATTTTCATAGCCATAAACAATAACCATTCAGCGCTATCTGTTACACTTGATGTTCTATGAACAGAAAATCCTTTAAAATATTGTAAACTTGTTGTTGTAGAATATAATATTTTTTTCTGTGATTTCTCTAATTGAGAAACAATCCCTTCTAATAAATAAATAATAGAATGTGGAGGCATATTAGTAGTATGTAATAATCGATGCGATTGTTCTTCATAACGTCCATCTTTTATTGATGCGAATAAATCTCCGAACGTTTTTCGTTCTATTACCATAACCTCCTTGTTATCATCAGTTTTTATAATAATATCTCCTATTGGTAATACTTCCTTTATTAATTCAACACATATTGCTTTTTCTTGAGATAATATTAAAGAGTAACATTTCTCATATAATGCAGTTTCGCGTTCATCTATAATTAATTTCATAATTAATAAAATAAAATAAGGTTTTCATATATTCTTTTTTCGATAAATATAAAATTGAATAATATAAATACATTTTACCAATTACAAATAAGTATGATGGACGACGATATTCGTGTTGAAAAGAATAGTAATGGTATTGAAACTTATATTTTTGACCCATATAATCCAGTAAACATTCCAATAACGGAAGATGATATTAAAGGAATATTAAGGCGATATGGTATTAATATTCCGATCTTTAATTATGAATTATATAAACGTGCCTTTATTCACCGCTCTTATATTCGGCGTCCAAATTTAGAAAATGAAGCAAATAATATAGTCATAGTTGATAAGCCAGATGATTGTTTACCTTTATATACAAAGTCAAATGAACGTTTAGAATTCGTTGGGGATGGTGTTTTAGAATGCATTACTAAATTTTATTTGTATCGCCGTTTTCCCAAAGAAAATGAAGGCTTTATGACGGAAAAGAAAATCGCATTGGTAAAAAATGAATCGATTGGTCGAATGGCTTATGAAATGGGAATGCATAAATGGTTAATTTTATCAAAACATGCTGAAGGAAAACAAATACGAACAAACTTAAAAAAATTGGGATGTTTATTTGAATCGTTTATTGGTGCTATGTTTTTAGATTATAATAAAATTAAAGTAGAAGATTCAGGTAAATGGTTTGAAACCATATTTGTTACAGGTCCTGGATTTCAAATCGTACAAAAATTTGTTGAAACCGTATTTGAAAAACATGTTGATTGGATTAATTTGATACGAAATGATGATAATTATAAAAATATTTTGCAAGTAAAAATACAAAAAGAATTTAAAGTAACTCCTGATTATATGGAAATTGAAGAACATGATGCGGATATTGGATACAGAACCGGTGTATATTTGTGTTTGGGACAACCAATTCACAGTGTAAAGCCAGAACAAGCAATTCCTATCAAAGATTTCAAAACGTATAATGATATTCATCAATACATGTCTCAATATAATAAAATATTTGTATTTTTAGGAGAAGGTACACATAAAATTAAGAAAAAAGCAGAACAAATATCTTGTGAAGAAGCATTACAAGCATTAAATAATTTCTAATAATATAAAAATGGATGATTATTTCAAACGTATCCTACTTTTTTTAATTGGGTGTATTGGTTTTCGTTTTGCTCTTGTTTTTATTTCGAAAAATATTAATGTTGAATACTTACCATGGATGGGATATCTTGCTTTGTTACCAGCTATTGGATTTACTTATATATTTATGAATGATCTTCGAAAAACCGGACCAGAAGTATTTGGAGATAGAATTTGGTGGAACCTTTTACGACCGATTCATGCTATATTATATTTTTTATTTGCTTATAATGCAATCAATGCAAACCGAAAAGCATGGGTATATCTTTTTATGGATGTTTTGATTGGATTAAATAGTTTTTTAATTTATCATATTGCACTTAATAATTAATAATATATAATCTTTTTATTTTATATATGATTGATTTTAATACTCAAATTAAATTCACTCCAATTCCTATAAATACAAATATTTATAGAGGAGACAGTAACAATTATAACAATTTAGAACAAGATATTTTAGAAGGTAAATTTAAATATTTTTTAAATCAACCCGATGATGCGGTTGATGAACAATACGGTGTTATGCATGAATTTATTACTACCAAAAATTTATTATTAATTCGTTTAGATGATAAAGATACTCAAAAATATTTATATGAACTTGCTGATGAAACTATTCAAAATATTTTGAAGAAAAATTTTGGTTATGAAAACAATTTACGCGACACGGATAGAGAACCTGATGCAAAAATTGCGGGTTTTCTATGTGATTTAGGTTATGATGGGTATTTAACGGATACGATGAAAACCGACGGTGATGGTTCCTTTCATCGTGAAATAGTTATTTGTAATCCTATTGAAAAAGTTGAATACGTCAGCCAAATTACTGATGATGCACGTGCTGAAACATTAAAACAAGAATGGAAATTAAAACAAATGGAACTTCAAGATAAAGACAATCGTAAGAAAAAATCACAAAGAAATAGATTTCAAGACGAGGAAGATCAAGATAAAGATGAAGATCAAGATAAAGATGAAGATCAAGATAAAGATGAAGATCAAGATAAAGATGAAGATCAAGATAAAGATGAAGATCAAGATAAAGATGAAGATCAAGAAAATAAAGAAACAACTGAATCTAAACCTAATTTTTTCAGCAATTTATTTGGTAATGATGATGGATATGAAACACCTGGTGGTAAAAAGCATAATAAAAGTAAAAAGAATAAAAAGAAACGTTCAAAAAAATGGGTTCGTTATAATAAGCGTAATACAAAACGTAAATATGGAAAAAAACATTAAAAAATTGATTAATTTATATTTATTTATTATAAATATAAAAACAAAAATGCAGGAATGGTCTTTTAATAAAAACAGAATGCTTTCTGTAATAGAAACATATGAAAATCCAAAAGTAACTTATTATATATGTTGCTGTTTTAAAAGGAGAAAATATAAGAATGATACTTTAAATCCGGAGAATACTCTTACTGAAGATTTAACGTATGTTGAAAATCCTTTAACTGATAATCAGGATAGGGATTCATCGCAAGCTTCAACTATTATTTCGTAATTTGAAAACATTTTATGAAAAATTGACTAAAAATTACAATATTAGTTCATTATAACCCTATAATCATGGATACTTTAACTATTCCACGAAGTCAATTGAGTGACCCAAGCATTTATGCTTACACGAGAGAAGTAAGCAAAGAGCATTTAAATTACGATGTAATGCATATAATTAACAGTTATATTAATACGAACCTATGTGCAGACGATAGTAATTACGAAACTTTCTGGCTGAAACTTGGTATTGAAACTTGTAATTTGCAAGACCTACTTTGGTGTTGCATTGAAATATTACAATCAGCTAACTTTACAAAAAGTTCAAAAGAATTGCGTTATTTACTACGATTACATGAACAAACTACTGATATTAGATATCTTTTAAATGAAATCATTATTAAGCATTATCCTAGCCATAATACTATTACGCATAATGATGAACGAATGGATATTCTGAATGTTTTTAACGGCGAACTATCTGAAATAAACCGACATTATTGTTTTTACGGAAGTAGTTTTAAGTTCAAAATATTAGAACAATACAAGAAAATGAATTTGAAAAAGAAACTTATGATAAACCACAAAGGCTTTATAGATACTATTTTAAATCGGATGCATTCATATGTTGATTATTTAGAAACAAACTTTACAAAGTTTCCAAGCTATAGAGTTTACAGTCCAATCCATAAAAAAGCCTATAAAAAGAACATAAATAATTTAAAAAAACACATGGAAAAGGATTCTATCATACGTAATATAGAAGTTAATATAGTTTTATAATTTTAAAATAATAAAAATCCCTTTTTTTATTTGAACAAGAAAATATTTTGATATTTTAGTATGAAAATTAAATATAAGAATTTAAATTTGCTTATTCAATTTAGCAAAATACAAAAAAATTTGTTAATAAATAGAGAACAAAATAAATCTATTGTACCTTATACACCTCCATTAAAGAGTATTAATGTATATAAACCTGCAAATTCTGTAAATAATACTTTATTCACTTTTCAAGGGTTTGAATAATTTTCTTTTTTGGTAAAACATAAGTACACTCTTCTGTTTCACTATTATACCAATATGTTTCTCCTGATATACTTATTTTTTCTATCCATTCTTTTGGTAATTCTATATTATTAATGAATTCTGTTTTTTCATTTTTTGATATATTTTGATAAATATTATCAATATTTGGTTCTTTTATATTTTCTGATTTTTGATAACAACTAAAAAAACAGTTATACATTTTTAGTTAGTTATATTAGTATTTTATATTATTTTTACCTTTTGATAAAAATAATAAAAAATTGAATATAATTTTGTTCCATATATATTATTTTAATATTAGCATTTACTTAAGATGAATAACATTATTCGTATTGATTATACAAATGATCTTCATTTGAAATGTATATGGAAATTATCCAAAAACAATAATTTTTATAAAGAAGACATGAGAGGAATATTATATGGGGATCCATCATTAGAAATAGAAAAATTTGAAAAAAATAATAATATTAAATTAACCGATGATAAAAAAATAATATTATATAATGCTACTCAACAGAAAATGAATGATAATTTGAAAGAATATAACGGACGAAAAGAATATTATGGATTATTTATTTGCAATAATAAAAAACCTATAGGATATATTTTATATTATCTTCGTAAAAATAATATAGAAGTGGATATAACTTTTATATTAATTGATAAAAAATATCAAAATCAAGGATATGGTACTATATTAATTAATAAAGTAAAAGAAATTTTATCTGATATAAAACCTATAATATATCTTAAGATTGATGATAATAATTTAGAAAAATATTATAATAAATTAAAATTTTATACATTAGATAAAGTATTATCTCTTATTCCTAATATTAAATCTAATACTCTTCATGATAAACACAATAAAATGTTATATATTATGACTGAAAACAAACGTAATCCTACAAAAGAAAAAAAACTTGCATATGTATATTAGTATAACTTTAAATTTGCCCCTTTCGATAAAAATAATAAAAAAATGGTTTTTTTTATTATTGGTTAATGGGTTGTTACAAAAATATGTCGTATTCATTATTATCGCATATATAGCAATGATGAATACTACCTTGATTATTTTTAATATAATCGATTTCTCGCAGCAGATTATCTAACCACGCGTTCTTATCATATAACACATCTTCCTGCAAAATACGAATTGTATGGTATCCATTCTCTTTCGCACATTTTTGTTTATAGACATCTCTTTCATGTCGTTCTTCAAAAGTTAATTTTCGGTCAAAGAATTTCTGTGGTTTAATATGTTGAATTCCATCTAATTCAATAATGATATGAATTTTAAGGTCTCCATCTTCAATATAAATATAAAAGTCATAAGGAAAATAATTATGTTTTCCATTATATTTTTCAGGATTTCTGCACCAATCTACTTTTAGTTCCATTTTTAAATCAGGATATATTTGTTTGAGTTCTTCATTTAATTTTTTTTTTGTTTTCAAACAACAATTAGGACATCCTTTTCCACGTAAGTAATTATTAGGTGATATAGGAAAATTTTCATTACAATCTTTGCATATAACATCACTTTTAGTAATAGCAGTAATATAAACAAATTTTGAAAAGTCAAATCGTTCATCATTTTTTGCTACTGTCCAAAATCTTTCAGATGCGAGTTGTTTCATTAAAGTCGCTCTTTTAATAATACCACAATCAGTACATCCTGAACGGTGTATATGATTATAGGGTGTTTGTTGAAACGATTTATTGCAATTGTTACAAAATATTTCAACATTTGTATCACAATTTATGTAATTATTAACTAAGTGATAACCATAGTGTTCTCCATGTTTTTCTATAGACCGTTTAATAAATTCATCCTTTCCTATCTTTTGTCCATCAGCACATCTTTCTTCGCCACATTTATTACAACCTTGCTTTCTGTTTATGTGGTTAATCGGTTTTTGTGGAAAGTCACCATGTTTTGGACATGTAATTGATACATGTGTAGTCATATCTATAAATACAACATTACCATATATATAGTAATTATTATGTATTTTTGGTGCTTCTTCGAAAAATTTTTTTTTACTTTTTTCTATTTTTGTTTTTTTTCTTTTTTCAGTTACACAAGTTCCACACCCATAAGAATTATTTAATAATTCTCTTGCTTCTTTTTTTTCAACCCATTTTCCATGAATTTTACAAAAGTATCTGATAGGTTTTATAACACCTGTAAAAAGTGCGTTTGAAAAATCAAAGTTTTCGTAATTATCACCCAATACTTCTTTTACTTCTTTCCAATAATTTTCAGTAGTCTTTACCATTATACTTATTGTATACTATAATTACCTATAGGTCTTTACGTCATTTTAATTTTCAATTTTTTAATCTATCTTTTATCCAATTCTTCAAATTTGCCCCCTTTCGATAAATTATCACTCGCCCATAACGGTGAAGGTTCGTATAGTGAAAACATTTTTTTGCTCTTCTTCTTGGGTCAAATCAAAACTACAGCACAGGATACTATAGTCTAAATAGTTATATGTAAAAGTCAGTCTCGTCTATGTAGTTATAAACAAACACGATAAAGTCTTTACATAATTCAAGGTAATCATAAAAATCTCTGGTATTATCCATAATTTATTTATAAATATATAATTAATCTAAAAATAATATTTATTATATTTTATAACAATATAATATAATAAAATGGATAATATACCTTTTCAACCTTTAGACATATTAGAAAATAAACCTATACCTAAAAAAATGGAAGAAATCCGTATTGGTATTAAAAAGGAATTAAATGAAGAAGAAAAATCCGAAAAACCTGAATTAGAAGAAGAAATAACTGAACTTGCGCCACGTGTAAAAACCAAAATTGTTGATAAACGCAGAACCAGCAATATTGATAGAGATGAAATATTAAACCGTATACGTGGCCAATTATCAGTATCCGTATTAGACCCTTCTTTAAAACCCGCTCAACCAAAAGAACAACCTTCTGTAAACAGACCTGTTAAAACAGATAAAAGAGTTGTTATTCAAAAGAAAATAGAAGAACCTATCGTTGAAGAAGAGGAAGGTGAAGAAGAAACAAAACAAGATGAAGAAGAAGTTCCAGAAAAAGACGAAGAAGAAATACCAAAAAAAAAAGTAGAAACAAAACCAGTTATTACAACTGTTCCTGATGTAGATTTAACAGCTGTTGCGATTAATGGTCAAAATGTTATTGAAAGACTTCCATCTGATAGAGAAAAAGTGATTGTAAAAGCACCCAGTTATTATATGAATAATCGTAAAATTTTCATTCAAAAATTAACAGAAATGTTCAAACCTTATCGCAAAAGTATGTTAGATGTTGATAATAATATCTCTTGTGATCAACAAAGACAAAATACCGATTTTGATTTATTAACCCATCAAAAAATTGTCCGCGACTACCTGAATTTATATACACCTTATCGTGGCGTTTTATTATATCACGGTTTAGGTTCAGGTAAAACTTGTTCGTCTATTGCACTTGCAGAAGGCATGAAGAGTGATAAACATGTATTTGTATTAACACCAGCTTCATTAAAAATGAATTTCTTTAGTGAAATGAAAAAATGCGGCGATGAATTGTACAAAAAGAACCAATTTTGGGAATTTGTTTCTACTGAAGGAAAACCCGAATATTTACCTATATTAGCAAAAGCTCTTTCCGTTCCTGCTGATTATGTTAAAAAACACAAGGGTGCTTGGTTAGTAAACATAAAAAAAGAACCCAATTTCACTGATTTAGATACTGAAGAACAAAATCAAATTGATGAACAATTAAACCATATGATCCGCAGTAAATATACAGATATTAATTACAACGGTTTAAATGCGAATAAAATGGAAAAGTTAACTGAAAATTATAGTAAAAACCCATTTGATAATGCAGTGGTGGTAATTGATGAAGCACACAATTTTGTAAGTCGTATTGTGAATAAAATGAAAAGTAAAAAATCGATTTCTTACAATTTGTATGAATATTTAATGAGTGCTAATAATGCTCGTATTATTTTATTAACAGGAACACCTATTATCAACTACCCTAACGAAATTGGTATATTATATAATATTTTACGCGGTTACATTAAATCATGGACTATTCCAATCACCTGGGATAAAGCCGATAAATTAAATCTCAATACCATTCTTACAACACTTGATAAAGGCAATTTAAAAACACATGATTATGTTAATTTCAGCGACAATAAACTTCAAATTACAAGAAATCCCTTTGGATTTATTAATGTGAAGAAACGTGGAGTAGCAAAAGGAACTCGTCGTAAAATAAAAGGTGGTAGAAATAAAACTGCGAAAAAATTATCATTTGAAAGCGAACCTATCAGCCAAGAAGAAAGTATTGAATATGCTTCTCGCATTGGACCCAATCAACACTTTGATTTATATAAAGGAGGTAATAATGAAATGATAGACAAATATAATGGTGTGAAATTAGATAATGCAGGTAATATTAGCGATGACCAATTTATTCAAATGGTTGTGAAAATATTACAAAAAAGTAATATGAAAATCAATGAAAAAAATATCACAGAAACTCTTTTTAAAGCATTGCCCGATGATAAAGATAACTTTTTACATTATTTTGTAAATATTGAAGATGGTATTACCAAAGATTTAAAATTATTCCAACGAAGAATATTGGGATTAACTTCTTACTTCAGAAGTGCTCAAGAAGACTTATTACCATCTTATGTAGAAACAGAAAGCGGAAAAACATATCATATTGTAAAAGCAGAAATGTCTGACCATCAATTTGGAATTTATCAAAAAATTCGTCACCAAGAACGTGATAAAGAGAAGAAAGCAAAAACAGCAAAAAGAATGGGCAAAGATGATGATTTATTTTCTATGGCTTCTTCATATCGTATTTTCTCAAGAGCATGTTGTAATTTCGCATTCCCTAATGATATTGATCGTCCTGAACCAAACTTAAAAGCAAATCAAGAAATAGATGAAAATACGTTGGATGTAATTCCCGGTAAAGAAGCAGCAGATTCACCAATAGAAGATGATGAATTAGTTAAATATGAAACTCGTATTGAACGTGCTATGAATGAATTAAATAAAAATGATTCAAATGGAAACAAAGAATATTTAAATAAACGTGCTTTAATGACTTATAGTCCCAAATTTACTCAAATATTAGAAAACTTATTATCACCTGAAAATAAAGGATTACATTTATTATATAGTCATTTTAGAACCATTGAAGGTATCGGTGTTATTCGTCTTATTTTATTAGCAAATGGATTTTCTGAATTCAAAATTCAAAAAAATAATGATACATGGGAAATGGTCGAAGAAGAAGATGATATCGAAAAACCGAAATTTGTTTTATATACAGGTACTGAAAGTGCTGAAGAAAAAGAAATTATTAGAAATGTATACAATGGTAACTGGGATTATGTTCCTGCATCTATTTCCAGTAAATTAATGCAAAATGCAGAAAATAATAACATGGGTGAAATCATAAAACTAATGATGATTACTTCTTCTGGTGCTGAAGGTATTAATTTAAAAAATACTCGTTTTGTTCATATAGTTGAACCGTATTGGCATATGGTCCGTGTAGAACAAGTGGTCGGACGTGCGCGTCGTATTTGTAGTCATCAAGATCTACCACCTGATATGAGAAATGTAAAGGTATTTTTATATGTTTCAACTTTATCTGATGCTCAAAGAAAAGATAAAAATAATAATGAATTGATTAATCACGATATTAGTCGTATTGATAAAAAGACTACAGTAACTACTGATGAAAACTTATATGAAATATCCAGTATAAAACAAAAAATCAATAATCAATTTTTACATGCAATTAAAGAATCCGCTGTTGATTGTAATTTATATTCAGCAAATGCTAATAAAAGCGGAGAACAATTAGTATGTTATGGACATGGTAAAGTGGATACAAATGCTTTCTCTTCACATCCTTCCTTAGAAGTTGATGCGAATATTAAAGACGACTTAAATATAAAGAAAGTAACATGGAAAACACAAAAAATAACATATAATAACAAAGATTATGTCCTAAATATGAATACCAATGAAGTATACAATTTTGAAAGTTATCAAAATGCAGTTCAAACAGGTAATCAACCCATGGTGGAAGGCTACTTAGTGAACAATAAAATCGAATTTATGTAAATAATTATTATATTTATAGTAATAATAATTATTTTAACCAAAACGTTTAACAACAGCTACTCCTGCTATTTTATAATAATAAGTATCATCTTCATCAACTGATTTAAATATTTCATTACCAGAAAAGTGAACATCAACACATGGTTTCACGGTTTGGCCTTGTTTATTTTTATAAGATGCAGTTGAATTAATTTTCATAATTTTACGATTTTCAACAGCATTACCGTTTAAAGTTGCTGGAACATTTCCTTCAGCATCAACGTAAATTGTAATGTTAACACCCGAATATTGACCAGTTTTTAATAAATTAGTTACCTCAGTATTAATTTGAGAATATGTCTGTGTATTCAATTGAGTAGTCATAATATATATATTACTAAAAGATATTTTTATAATAATTCCTAAATAATAATAAGTGAATTTGATTGCCCATGGATTAATATATTTTTATTAAATATTATATAAAAACAACTATACACCTTAATATATTAAAATATGAACGAAGCGAATAATGTATTAACTATTAAAACTGTTCAAATACAACCTATTCGTAATATGATTACTGCTATTAAAGATATATTAACTGATGCGACGATTACTTTTACTAAACAAGGATTTAAAATAATTAATTTTGATAAAACTCATACAATTTTAGTCAATGTATTTCTTCAATCTCATAAATTTGAACAATATACAATTGAACCTGAAAAAATCATTGTTTGCGCAAATACTTTACATTTATTTAAAGTAATTTCTACTATGTCGAATGATGATATGTTATCTATGTATATTGATAAAGAAGATTATCATGAAGGTATTGTATCTCATTTAGGATTACAATATGATAATGGCGATATTAAACAATGCTATAGTCAAAAATTACGTCTTATTGACCCTGATATGGAAGAATTAATTGTACCTGATGTTGAATATGAAACAGTCATTAATTTACCAACGTCCGATTTCCAAAAAATTATTCGTGATTTAAATGGTATATCAGACCGTATTGAAATTAAATCTGTAGGCAATGACCTCATTTTTTCATGTGACGGCAATTTCGCAAGTTCACGTATTTTCCGTTCTGAATCTGAAGGTAATATGAATTTTATTCAAAAAGCTGATCCTTCGGTGATTATTCAAGGAGAATTCTCACTTAAAAGTTTAAGTCACTTTATTAAATGCACTCCGTTATGCAGTCATTTAGAAATGTATTTGGGCAATGATTTGCCCTTAATTGTAAAGTATGATGTTGCTTCACTTGGTGAAATTAAATTATGTCTTGCTTCTTTACCTCCTTCATAAATTAAAAAATATTTACTGATTATTATCTAATTCAAATAATAATTATTTTTTTATTGTTTACATTAACACTTCCTATTATATCTGTTTTTTCAATATCTTTTATTTTCGCATAAATTATTTCTACGTTTTTATCACTCTTTTTTTTGGAATTTTGTTTACATAATAATGCACCTTGTGTAACTATTTGTTTCATCTGTTTTTTATCATATTTTCTATTTGGATCTATACAAGCTATTATATGTGTTGATGGAGCATTATTTAAATGAAACCATATATCATTATCGTTTGCATCATCTATTATATCAAAATTATCTTCAGCATTTTTACCGACACAATATTCAATATTTTCCTGTAATGATTGGATAAATCTTTCTTCTTTTTTCATTATTATTATTTATTATAATATCTTTATAAATAATAATTCATTCAATTTTATAACGTATATTTACTATTTACATTACATCACATTCACATGGATAACCATCTGCTGCATATCCAATACAACAAGCAGCAAACCCAGTACCACAATCTCCACAGTTAGAACCGGCTTGACCAGAACCACCTTCTTGTAAATGACAATCACATGGATAACCATCTACTGTGAAACCAATACAACATGTTTGGTAAGCAGTTCCACATGTTCCACAATTTGCCGATTTCAATTCTTCTTCACATACTGGTGCCGGATATGAATCACATTCACTTTTATGATACTGATAACCATACCATGCATTAAATCCTTGTTCCTTATATACTTTGTATGCACAGTTTGTATTCTTCTGACAGTCCATTAAACTACTACAACTGGTTCCACATTCATTATACTTTGATGTAGGATCACCCGAACACCAATAATATGAATTTATTTCAAATAAACCGTAATCGGTAGAACCATCTGTGTTTTTATTAGTAGCTCCACAATTCCAGGAACTTTCATATTTAGAAATACAAACCATAGTACCTATTGTGCTCGAAGGGAACCCAGCATTTCTCAAGTATCTAGCAACGTCACATTCACTTTGACGACCACCTTCGTATGTTTTATCATTAATCATTTCATGATTTTTACTATAATTATTTTTTATATTATCACTACATTGTAATAAATTATTTCTTTTACAAATATCTGGAATTGCGAACATTTCATGAAATTTATTACCTTCATCACTGTTTAATTCATAACCTTTATAATTACGAAACTGTATAGAAAACCAAGGTAAACCCATTGCGCGTGTTGTCCATTGTAATAGTTCTACTCCATTTACACAATCATCACAGTCATTTGTATATGCTTTCCATTCTTGAGATAAAATATCTTTCACAGTCCAAGACCAACTCCATTCATCAGCCATTATTTCTTCACCAAAATTAGTAATATTAGTTCTTTGGTATGAAACCTCTATTTTCTTTTTAGGATTTGAATAATGTACATTAGGAATTTGAAATTCAACCTGATTTCCGTCTTGTTCTTCATAACAACAGTCAATTGCATCACACCCAAGTAAATATCTTTTTCCATCATAATTATTTGGAACATAAATTAATCTTTGACAATCTGTATAATTACTCCATATTGCACTTGGATTATCAGGGGTTGGCTTCGAAACAAAATTATATGCTTCTATACCTTTACCACTTCCAGGTGCACCTGGTTCAATCGTTTCAGCACTCCACATTGTAGGCAAAGTAGGATGGTCATCACCTGTTTTTAAAGATGATGCAAAAGTAAAATAAACGGCAACTAAAAACAAAATACTATTCATATATTATTATATAACAAAACACATTTATATCTTTTTATATAATATTTTACTTAAAACTCAGGTTCATGTTTTTTAAACAAACAGCCTTGTGTTTGTAAATTAGGTATAGTTGCTATAATAGTAGGATCTTGATATTTCGCAACATTAAACCATATTTTTAAAATACAAAAATTCTTTTTGGGTGAAATGGTTATTCCATTTATATGTGTGTTTACTTCTTTATCCTTACAAATAGTTTCACCGCATAACATACAAAATAAATTTCGCCATACATCTGGAACAAATTTATTCAATATTTTATATGAAAAACAACCACCCTCTCTGTTTTGTGGGTCTTCCCACATTGGCGTAATCCCTTTCCTCATTACAAATAACATACAATTTTTGATTATATTATCATGGATGCTTTTATTTAACGAAATTACATCGTTTACTGTATTTATATTTTCCATTATTACCGTATAACCAGATAAATCCCAGTTTTTATCGTGTGGTAAATGGTAATATAAATTCCATTTACCATTCAAAATATGTTCTGTGGAAGGAACGCTTACAGTCTCCTCTGTGACTACGCTCATATATTCTATATATATTTTTACTTTTATATTATTATTTATTACTTATTATTTCATATTTATCTTTATGTAATACAATATAATCTTTCGAAGTTAATGTTATCATATTTATATCATTATCCATTATATGGATTTTATAGTTATGGTTATAAGTTACATTCGTCGGATTATATTCTAAATATCTTTTGATGAATGCGGATGATAATATTTCATTATTTTCATAAAACATGTTTTCATTAATTGTTAATGGTATTTTTTCTTTTAATAATGGGTCTTCATATTCAATTGATAAAAATCTTACTGAACTAGGTGTAAATTCTAAATCCAGATTTGTACAAGTATTCACTTGCACACAATATTTATTGTCGTGTTTAATAGTTATTAATACTGATATTAAATCATTCTTATTCATATTATTTATAATATTATTGTATTCTATCATTGTTGTTTCTTGAACCTTTTTACTATATTTTTCATAAATTTCATATTTTTCATCCAAAGTATATTCTATATTTTTATTTACAGTATTTATCATATTATTCAAAACACTTATATTATACCAATCTGGTTCGTCAGGTTCTAATTGATAACCATAAATAAAAGAATGAAACTGAATATAAAAATGAATTATTATATCCATTGTTTCACGGAATAATTCGTCATTTTCATATTTTTCTTTGTAAAATGTATTCCAGTTATAAATAAAGTCTGTATACATTGTAAATAATTTGATAGAAATTCTGGTTAATTCTTCTTTGGATTGTTTTAATAAATTTGTTTGTTGAGCAAATAATGGCTCAATAAATGGATATAAACATGTTAAAATTAAAAATTTTTGGATATATTCAATCATTATATATATTTGCGTTATTGTATTTATATATTTTTACCAAAATATTATTATTAAAAATATATAAATTATATTTAATATGACGTACGTACGAAATACGTACGGTGATACCATCATGCTGAAAACATTTTTTTAAAAAAATGAATAAAATCCCATTGAAATGTGAATAGCAACTCAAACACACATATATTAATTATGTCTACTTTATTTAATACTTTAACCGACCCTAAAAGATACCTTTCTTTGATAGAAAGGGAATTGCAGAAAAACAGATTGGCTCCCCTATCTGAAAAAAGAGATTTTATGAAATTTATCCCCTTTCTTCCTGCCGAATTGAGACGAGAAATATTTAAATGCATTGATATTGAGACGCGCATTTCTATGATGCTAGAAAAACGACCTTACTTAGTTCGTGGTCCAGAACGTTTACCAGAAGAAACATTAAATGAAAATAAAAAAAACCCTTTCTACTCTTTACTTAGCGGGGCAGACTTTGCTAAGATCTATTACGATGGATTTGTAAAACAAATTTTTAAATATAACCAACAAACACGACGTTGGGGTTTAAAATCAGAAGCAAACAAACTACTTAAAACTGATACTATTATTGGTATCCCAAGCACAATGGGTACTAATTTACGTTGTGATGCTCAAACTCTCAATTATAATCATATCGTACATTCAACATTAGATGCATTTCGTAAAAGATACTCAGTCAGTGGCGATAAAACTACAATACTCGCCCCATTTAGTGAAAGACAACATGTTCCTATAAGCGCGTTATCTTTATTTCTAAAAATAAAATATAATTCAGAAGTTGATTACTATCTTCGAAAAAAAGGGTTTCAGTTCATGATAGCGACTGATTGTTATATTCAAAATAAATATGAACAAGTACGGATAAAAAAAGAAAATGCTAGAAGAGAAAAACAACAACAAAACGAAAAATGGTGTATGCTAGATGCTGAAAAAGAAACGAGGGTGTATAACAAACTTAAAGAAAAGGCAGACAAGAACGCCGCTATACTTGCGAAGAAAACTGCAAGAGCAGAACAGAAAACCACAGCTGCTAATGCAAAAGCTGAAAAGAAAGCTGCTGCGATTGCGAAGAAAACTGCAACTGCTAATGCAAAAGCCGAAAAGAAAGCTGCAACTGCTACAGCAAAGGAACTCCGCAATAACAAATATTACCTTAGTAAATTAATGGGATATGGAAGACTTAATTTGTAAAATAATAACTATAAACTAAAAATATGAAGATATTCTTTCATATTTTTTAATTGATATTATTGAAAAAGTATTTTGGGAGTTTTTTTGTTAGTATGATATACTAACAAATGACTAACGAAAAAACTCCAAAAAACTCCCTAAAATTTCTTGTGAAAAAATGCAACTTTAGTTGCAGCAAAAAACAAGATTATCAACGTCAATTACTAACACGTAAACATAAAATACTAACAAATACTAACGAAAAAACTCTAAAAAACTCTAAAAAACTCCAAAAATATTAATATATATGCAGCGATTGTAATCAATATTATAAAATATGATTACTGTCTATCATTATAAAATATATAATAATAGGCTAAAAAATGATAATTTCAGAAATTTTAAAATGCACGTTTTTTTAAGAAAAAAAGTCACTGGTTTTTTTTAAAATGGACATTTATTTTTTGTCCATTTTTAAAATATGGGAGATAGTTTTTGTTTTCAAAAAACACACTTTTTGAATTTTGCCTGAAAATGCTTTAAATACTAAAAAAATAATTTTGATTTATTACTTAACTTTTTTTATTATTTTATTAAAAAATATATTTAGGGATTTTTTTGTTAGTATAGTATACTAACTAATGACTAATAAAAAAATCCCTAAAAATCCCCTTATTTTTTCTTGTGAAAAATGCAAGTATAATACGAGTAGTAAAAAAGACTACAATAAACATTTATTGACTGCAAAACATCAAATACTAACAAATACTAACGAAAAAATCCCAAAAATCCCCAAAGCATATATATGCGAATGTGGTAAAGAATATAAACATGCATCGTCTTTATCTGGTCATAAAAAGAAATGCAATTTTAAAATAGAAATTCAAGAAAATCAAGAAATAGATGATGGACCAACTAATGAACAAAATGAACAACAAAATGATGAATTATCTTATAAAAATATGTTTATTGAATTAATGAAACAAAATCAAGAATTGCAGAAAACGGTCGTAGAACAACAAAAACAATATACAGAAACAATCAATGATATTATACCAAAAATAGGTAACACAACCAACAATACTAATAATAATCAATTTAATTTAAATTTGTTTTTAAACGAAAGGTGCAAAGACGCATTAAATATTACAGATTTTATGAAATCCTTAGAGTTAACAATGAATGATTTAGTTGAAACAGGTAAGTTAGGTTATGTAGATGGTATATCACGTATATTTGTAAAAGCATTAAAAGATATGGATGTAACAGAACGACCAATCCATTGTACAGATATAAAACGAGAAACAGTATATATAAAGGATGATAATAAATGGGAAAAAGAAGAAGATACTAAAATCAAACTGAAGAAAACAATACGAAATATAGAAAATAAGAATTTGAGAATGCTTCCAAAATGGCAAGAAGAGAACCCAGAATGTATGGATATGGAATCAAAGAAATGCGATGAATTTATGGAATTATCGATCACTGCATTAGGTGGTCAAGAAGATAAGGAAAAAGCAGAAAAGAAAATCATGAAGAATATATTAAAAGAAGTAATTATCAACAAATAATAATGTATAAATAATATAAATGGGAACAAAATTGTTTGATCAATATACATATTTACATTTTGGCGTAGGTATTATAACTTATTTTTGGGGAATTACAATTTATACATGGATAATTATTCATACGTTATTTGAATTTATAGAAAATACAGAATTAGGAATGTATATAATTAATAATATAATAAAAATATGGCCGGGTGGTAAACCAAAAGCAGATAGTTATATGAATATATTAGGAGATACAATAGGAGCATTATTGGGTTGGTTATCTGCATATCAAGTAGATAAAATAGGTAATAATTATAACTGGTATGATTTACATATAAAATAAAAAATTTATAATTATAATATATATATATGTCTGAAACCGAACAATTACTTAATAATATTAAATACGATGATGTATTAGATATGTTGGGATTAACACTTCTTATTTATGATTATGGTAAAAAAATAGATTATGTAAAAGGTGATACATTAGAAAATTTTGTATTACGAATGAATACTGAAAAAAACGATATATCAGAATTTAAACAAAGTGTAATTACAAGTTTAGCCAGTAATGTATCTGACGGTCAAATAAAAGATTTTATAAGTGATCCAGATACTGATTTGCAAGTAGGAATAACTATGAGTAAAGAAAAAAAACGTATAAGTATTATATTTCGTGGGAGTGAATCATCATATGATTGGTATTATGATTTAAAATTTTTAAAGAAATGTATTAATAAAGAAAAAAATATTTATGTTCATCGTGGTTTTTATAAGCAATTAACTGTTAATGATAATCATGAAAGACTAATTAATAGTGTGAAAAATATATTATTAGATTATCCAGACTATAGTATATATGTTTGTGGTCATAGTTTAGGCGGTGCTTTATCCACATTATTTGGGTATTTATTATCTCAAGAGGTAACACAAGAAGTAACCGTAGTTTCTTTCGCAAGTCCACGTGTAGGTAATCATGGTTGGAAACAAAGTTTTATTGAAACTAAAAATTTAACTCATTACAGAATTAGTAACTGCAATGATATAGTAACAGCATTTCCATCAGTATTGTATTATCATGTAGGTGATAATATTCGCTTAGAAAGAAAAAAGAAACCAAGTATTTTCTTTAATTATTCTTATAGTTGGTGGGATTATTCAATGTTTAAATGTTATAGTCCAGGAGACCATAGTTGTAGTGAATATTACAAACATTTAATAAATTATAAATGGTAAATATATAAACATAATTTGTATATATATTTATGTATTATGCAGTAGCAAAAGGAAAAACCCCAGGCATTTATTCAACATGGGATGAATGTAAAAATGAGACAACTGGATATAAAGGAGCTATATTTAAAAAATTCAAAACGGAAGAAGAAGCAAATGATTATATTAAAGAAAATACAGTAATCGTTTCTGAAACAGAAAAGGAAACATCACATGAAGAAGAAGAATTTATTCCAGATTATTATGTTTATACAGATGGTGCTTGTGCACATAATGGAAAACCAAATGCGAAGGCAGGTATAGGGATTTATTTTGGAAAAGATGATATACGTAATGTAAGTGAGCGAGTAGAAGGAAAGCAAACAAATAATTGTGCAGAATTATTAGCAGTTATAAAAACATATGATCTAATAGAAAATGATATAATCGAAAACAATAAAAAAATAACAATAGTAACCGATTCTGAATACGTACTAAAATGTGTAACAGCGTATGGAAAAAGGAATAAAGAAAAAAATTGGGAAAAAGAAATACCGAATAAGGAACTAGTAAAGGAATTGTATGAATTATATGAAAATGAAAAGAATATTAAATTTAAACACATTTTTGCACATACAGATAAAAAAGACATTCATTCTTTAGGTAATGAAGGAGCAGATTTGTTAGCAAATTTATCTATAGGAGAAACAAAATGCCCTTACGTTAAGAATTAATATATTTTTATAGTATTATATTATAAAAATATGGATGAACCAAAGGACGAAATAAATCTGGAAACCTTTTTTTCAGGTGAAATCAAAAATCCATTTTCTTATGATATTAATTTAAATAAATGCGAAAATAATAATAAGTTGTTTGAAGAAGTAAAACAGTTATTTATAAAAGGTTTAATGTACAAAACAAAAGATGAAAACATAAAAACAGAAAATGAACAAAAAACTATTTTAATAAATAAAGTAACAAATAAAGAGATAGATATTGTAAAACAATACATGTTAAGTGTTGGAATAGAAGTTATTCATAAAGAATATAATGGAGAAGATAAAGATTATTATATACGTGGTTTGTTGTATGAATTAGAGCGAAAATTTAAAAATATAATTAAAATAGATGTAACAATGAATTGGTTTACTCAATTAATACATAAAGTCAATATAACATTAGATAAATCAATAGTTGAAGAATTCAAAAAAACAATAAGAAAACATCCGGAAGCAAATTATTTTTTAAAATTGTATAGACCTGAAAAAATAGAAGATTATTATATTTTTTATAATAAAGAAAATACACCAGATATAATGAATGTTATTTATTTTAAAAGTGCAAATATAGTAGATTATCAATATAGACATAAATATGCAACCCCGTTTACAAAACATGTTAAATAATAAATAAAAAATTGATATGAAAATAATTTTAATATAATTAATATATAAAATATGGCTCCTCTTATTATTTCAATTGAAGGCAATATTGGTTCTGGTAAATCTACTTTATTGAAAAATTTACAAGAAAAGTTCCAAGATAGAAATTATGTATTTGTAAAAGAACCCGTAGATTTATGGGAATATGTAACAGATGAAGATGGAAAAACAATACTAGAAAATTTTTATAAAGAACCAACTAAGTATTCATTCGCATTTCAAATGATGGCTTTTACAACTCGTATGTCTGTTTTAAAAAAGGCTGTTAGTGAAAATCCAGATGCAGAAGTAATTATATGTGAACGTTCTATTGAGGCCGATAGACACGTATTCGCACAAATGTTATACGATGATAAGTTGATGAATAAGATGGAATACAAAATATATACAGATTTAGCCAAAGAATATATTCATGATAATCCAATAGACGCAATAGTTTATTTTTATACAACAAGCAATAAATGTATAGAAAGAATTAAAAAAAGATCACGAACAGGGGAAAGTAATATAGAATCATCTTATTTAGAAAAATGTGAACTATATCATAATAGATGGTTAAGTGGACATTTAAACAAAAATGAAGGTCCATGGTGGGAAGGAATTGTAACAGGAACAGAAAAACCAACAATATTAAATATTTTAGGTAGTCATGATGTTGAATATGATTTAAATGATTCAATGAACCAAGGTAGTAAATGGATAACTTATATAAGTCACCTAATTAATTATTTACAGTATAATGAAGTAGAACATTTTCCAATAGAAGATTAATTTAAAAAATTGAATAAATTTATAGAAATAATATAAAGACTATCAAAATAATTTAAGAGTAATTAAAATCAAAATGTTGTCTGTTCAGAGTATTAGTAAAGGTCTAATGGAACAAACCATACATAAGCAATGTATAGTTAAAATTTATAGGGGGGAAAGGTTAACAAATACGTGTGATGTTAAAACATTAAAGAAAAAACAAAAATGCATTGAACAAAACAAGGAAAATTTTAAAATTCAATAAATTATTATAAATAGGGTCAAAAATATTTTTATAAAAAATTATTAATATTATGTATGATGATAATATTAATTCTTTTTTTTCTTATGGTAAAATCTATATTTGCTAATGAATACAATGAAATGCTAGCAAAAACCGCTTTAAATATTTCTCAATCAACGTATTGTTTAAATTATTCTTCAAATTGGAATTGTGCAACATGTTCTTCAGAAAATGAATATCAAAAATTAATTAGTCATGATAATGAATTAATAATAATAGGATATAATACAATCTATAAAACCTTATTTGCAAGTTTTCGAGGAAGTGTAAATACACAAAATTGGATAGCTAATATACATTTTTCTCAAATACAACCTTATAATAATACAGATATAAGTGTAGAAAAGGGTTTTTATAATTTATTTACGAATTTAAAACCTTATGTAATAAATGGAATAGAAGATGTTTCAAAAAAATATAATACAAATGAATTATTAATAACAGGTCATTCATTAGGTGGAGCATTATCTACTTTATTAGCGTTTGAATTGTTATATGTTGAAAATACTGATATGAATATTAAGTTAATAACATTTGGTTGTCCACGTGTAGGTAACGACAATTTTGTAACGTTTTTTAATGATTATTCAATATATTCTAATCGTATAACACATTATTATGATATGGTTCCACATATACCACAACAATTTTTAAAATATGACCATATATCTCAAGAAATATGGTATAATGAAGAAAACAATAATTATAAATTATGTAATGATCAAGATAATGAAGACCCTAGTTGTTCTGATTCGTGTAGTCCAATACATTGCACCAGTACGTCAGACCATATGAATTATATGAATATAACTATGGGTACAATAGGAGATTGTTAAATGATAATAATAATATTATTATTTAATTATATAACTCTTTACACTCTTAAAGAATTAAAATAGGACATTTTATATAGGGAATTAATAACGATTAAATACATATTTATACTCAGGGTTTATTGTTCTTTTTATATTTCATCGTTTTCTTGACCTTTTTGGATTTTTTGACTTTTTTAGATTTCGGGTTCTTTCGTGTACGTTGTTTTTTTCCTCCGCGGCGGAAGGCTGGTGGATTTTTTGGTGCGAATTTTGCCCTTAGGTCAGCATACATTTTTTCAGTAGCCGGGTCCAACACTTCCTTTTTATATTTTTCGTACTCCTTCTTGTACTTCTCAGCCGTTTCCCTTTGAGCATCCTCTATCGTCTGGCCTGGTTTTGGCTCGTCGTAATCGTATAATACCATAGTATATAATAGTATGGTATTTTATTATTTTTCCTAAATATAATCAGTAGAAAGAAATGTTAAACTCATTACATAGAATTTAGTTTATCATCATATAAGGAGTAAACATTCGTATTTTTACTGTAAAGTTGTCCCATTTTAAATCTTCAAGGGTATAAATTATTAAATATCTAAAGAAATAACGTTTTTATCGGAACGATTCTTTTTACGTTTGCTGGTTTTAGGTCCAGTAGCATTTTCCATATCCTTTAATGAGCTAACTGAAACTATAGAATCATTATTAGTATTTACAGGATTAGATGGACGTTCATTTTCATGAATATTAATAGTTTTAGTCTTTAATCCAGCTAGAATGTTATCGATATCACTGTTTTGTGGTCCTTTCATTTCTGGACGAGAAATAGGTTTATTTTCATTGATATTTTGATGACTACTCATATCAACGCCTTCTTCTCTAAACATAGCACCTCTACTAGCATTGATATCAGGACGGTTGGAGGGAGGGTCTGTAAAATTCATACCAGGACGTGGCGGAGGAGCTTGTTTAGTTGCATCTACAGGAGCTGGTGGTGGTGGTCCGCGAGGTTTGGCTGCTTGTTCATTCATTAAATTATTCGCCATGTTAAAACCAGGTGATTGTTGACTCATTGAATTTACAGTAGCATCAGTAAACATTTTCATCAATTCAGGACTTTGTTTAATAACATCATTAAAAGCGGGTGTAGCAGAAGATAAGGCTTTATTTGAAAAGTTTAATACGGCAGCACTAAATCCAACACGTAACAACAATGAAATTTCAGGAGCAAGTTTACCACCTTTATACTTATCGTGAAGTTCAGAAAAGATTTCTTCATAACTATCAATATCTTCATTTACTTGTTCACCCCAACCATCTAAATTTAAATCAAAAGGATTAAAAGCAGTGTTTGCATATTCAAGTGAATTAATAAAAGTCATAAACCACCACCCTTGTAACTTGATAGAATCTTTTTTACGTTTATCTTCCATAACAGTCTCATACTCATCTTCAACTTCGTCAAAAGGTGAATCCATATCAAATTGTGAATGTCCACTGGTTTGTCCCTTTTCATACCAATCATTTAATTTTTTTAACATAGCACGCTTCTTACGACGTTTTTCACGTTCAGATAGTTTTGAAGATTGAGATTTAAATTCGTTTACAGGTACTTCATTTAATTTCGAAAATCCATCCCATGTTTGTGTATTTCCAATGCTTTCGCGTGTAGCATTTCCTAAATTCGAATCAGTAGGTTCATCCATAGTAATATTTTCAACAGGATCTTTCAATGTAAATACATCAGAAGACATTCCAATAGATGAAACATTTTCACTTAAATTATTCATATCTTGTTCTAAAGTATCTAAATCATCTAAATTAATTGTAGTGCTTTCATTCGATGAGATTTTTTTATCATTCATTAATAATTCAATACCTGGTCCAAAATTAACAGTAGGTTTACTACTAGGCAAAGGTTCAGAATCTAAATTAATATTAACAACTTCTTCCATTATGTTATTTATACAAGATTTATTTTTAAATCATCCGCATAATATATTATATTTTGACGTTTTAGAAACCAAATACCTTGTAAGAATGCATCGGCTAAATCATCTTTTTTCTTAATATCTAAACTGTTTATCCAGTCATTTAATGTAGGATTATTTTGTAAAATTAATTTACAGTAATAAATACCATCTTTTTTATTTTCTTTATATGAATTTTTCTCAATAAATTCATTTTCACATTTTAATTCATTAAATTGTTTTAATTTATTAGAAGACGATACAAATTCAATATAAATCTCGTCATTTTTCATAATAAAATATTGCGCTAACATACCTTGTATAGTTTTCATACGATTCGCAATAGGCGATATTTGATTTTCAATAATTACATAATGGATTGTATCAATAAAAGGAATTTCATTCATCTTTTCTTTGATTTTTTTCCCAATATTAATTAAATCGACATGATTGGCGTTTTTATCTTTAATTTCAATTATGTTCTCAAAACATCTGTTTTTATAGAACTCTGTAAGTTGTTCAATTAGTTCTGTCTTTTTTAATTTTTTTGAATCTTCATTTGTAAATAGAAAGTGAGAACGTCCTATTTTTATCAATTCTTCATTCTTACATTTTTTAAGATAGGGAGGAGAATTTTGTTTTGTAGGAAGTATATATTGTGAATTTGCTTTTGCATGTTTTTCACAATAACATTTTTCATTTTTCATAAACTTCGCCTTTTTATTGCAATTTTTTTCAACACCCTTTTTAGTTTTTGGTGGTATAATTGCATCACATGTATAGGTTTTCTTTTCAACTTCAATAAGATTAATAACATTCCAATCTCTTATTAAAAATTGTTGTTCTTGTATAGAAAAAATACAATAGGCCATATTTTTGATTCCTATATCAAAACTAATATAGTTCATATGAAAATTAAATGTAGTATAAAGTTTATATATTTTGGAGAACAAAATATATAATTCATCTACTTTGTAAATGAAGGAATTCCTTGTATTACTGTTATATTTTCAGGTAATTCTTCTGTGTGTATATAGTTGGCTACATCCTCTGCTATATATAATGTGTAATCTATATCTCTGTTATTGACTAAACATTTACTTGTCCATTTATCAAGTTTGAGGACTTCATTTAATCCACGAATACGTCCAACAACACCCAAATGTTCATTTGGTCTTTTCCCAGGTCGACCATTAGTATGTTTAATTCGCCATTCACAAGACAATGCATTTTTATGATCAACAAAACCAGTAAGTAATGCATATATTTCCCAACAACCTCCACGTCCATGTGTATATACAGCCCCTCCAGTAATTTCTTCATTATGTTGACGAAGACGTTTATATGGATTATTAGTAGAACCATTATAAGTCAAGTGAGCATATTTACTTTGTTTATTACGAAGAATATAACAATACCATTGTTGAGGTGGTTTGGTAAGAATATTATTGCTTATATCCATATTTATGGTAATATATATACTTTTACATAGAATATATATATTTATATTAACGGTATAATTATGAACGTTTTATAACAACTTCGGGTGCCATTTTTCGTGTAGCAATATCATATTGATTAATGTAACTTTGTTTTAAATCACTGTTCGGTAATTTGGTAATACTTTTAAAAGGTGTGAAATTATTCGATTGTATAGATGGTATTTCATTTGGGCGTTTAGTGTAACCAACACTGTTTGCAGTATCAAGATAGTTAAATTCCATAATTTGTGGAGCATTAATTGTTAAATAACGACGATATTCCCAATTTGTTTTTATATTTTCACTATGAAGTAAATTATTATTTTTTTCAGATTCTGGTTGCCAACTGGCGTTATTTATTGGTTTTATTTGGTGGTCAACAATTTTTGTGTTTTGTTTCATTGTAGGTTTTTCTTCATTTGTTTGGGTATTAAATATACTTAAAAGCTTGGTAAACATATATTAATCAATTATATAATATATATTTATATTATCATTCTAAATTATTCATTATTTTCTAACAAAGAAATGATATCATTTTTCTTCATTTTACTGGTATCAGTAGATAAACCTCTGGTAACGACCATTTGTCTTAAATTTGCTAAATTCATTTTACGATAACCAGAATGCGAATAAGTGGTTCTACTATCTAAACTTTCATTATCATTTTCTTCAACATGTTGAACCATTTCATCTAATTTTTCTACTACTAAATTGCTATCATTTAATTCGATAGGAGGTTGTTCTTTTTCATCAACATCATTATTATCACTATTTACATCATCACTGTTTATTTGAGTATCAATTTCATTATCTAAATTCATTGAAATATGTTTAATTTCTTCATGTTCACTAATATCACCAGAATCCTCATCCTCATCCTCATCTTCACTATCATCTTTATGATCACCGTCATCGGAATCCTCATCTTCGTGTTCACTATCACCTGATTCATCGCCTTCGCTATCAGTTTCATATTCACTATCACTTTCTTCATCAGATACATCTATTTTAGTAAAAGATGGAACATGAGTTATATTGGCTGGAGGAGCTGGAGTATTAACCATATTCATTGCTGTACGTATGTTGGTCATTTCTTGCGCCATATTATTGATAATATCAAACATGGTATCAGTTTTTTCCTCAGTTGTAGTAATTCTTTGTTTAAAGTGATATACCAAAAACAAAATCAATACAAATGTAATCGCTAAACTAATCAAAAGAATCGTTTCAAAAAAATTAAAAGCATGCATTAATATATTTCACTATAATATTAAATACATGTGAACGAATATCTAAATAGTTTTTTAATAATATTTATATGAGTAAATTATATTATAATATAATATAAAATGGAAAATAATTTAGATACGAATTCATTTGGTAATAAAAACTTTATTATTTCAACCCTTCTTTTTTTATTAATATTGTCTTCTTTAGGGATAAATATTTTAAATGTATTAGGTGATTTTGTGGAGAGTTTTACAAAAATCTTTGGTCCTTTAATAAAACAATTATTATCGGTATTAGGATATACAGCAGGTACTGTAATTGATGAAACAGCTGGAGTTGCAACTGATGTAGCAACTGCGAGTATTGAAATTGCGGGCGATTCAGTTCAATCAGTAGGTACTTTATTAAAAGATATGAGTGCCGATAATATTAATGTTCAAACCCGTCAAGAATTAGATAAATCATTAAATAATAATAACGTGGATGTATCAAATTTAAATGAAGATGTAAGTGAGAACCCAATTCAAAAACCCATTACTTCTAATAAAACAAAATGGTGTTTGGTTGGTGAATATGAAGGTACAAGAGGTTGTGTTGAAATAGCTGAAGGTGATAAATGTATGTCTAATCAAGTTTTTCCCAGTCAAAAAATGTGCTTAAATCCTACTATGACTAACAACATGTAATTACGTTTATTATTATAATATATTTTATACAAAAAGTATATTATGAATTATTATTTTTCAACTTTACATACAGTATATGCTTTAGAATTATCACATAAAAAATGGTTTATTTATGTATCGTCTGAACATGATATTAAAGATGTATATTTGAAAAGTCAATTACAACATGAATATATAGCAAATCATTTACCTATTCTTTCTCATAATTCAACCAATATTCATGACGTATTAGATATTGATTATTTTGTAAAAAAATATATGCGAATGTATGGAATTAATAACGTCCGTGGGGGTTCTTATAGTAATGAAATATTATCCAGTAATACTAAAGAAATATTAGAAAAAGAAATTAATGCAACATTCAATGATTATAATCAAATTATTGATAAAACAATAGATGATTATAAAACTATATCAACATGGTCAATAGAGAAAATAAACAATGAAAAAGATGAATTATTAAAACAACAAAAATTATTTACACAAGAAAATGAACGACATAATATATTACAACAACCTTTTGTAAATACTGATAAAAAAATAAACAGGCAAATAATAGAAGAATATAACTGGTTAACAAATAATATAGATGATTTAATTAATACATATATAACTAGTAACGAAGAAAATCAAAATATAAATGATGAACAAACATATGAAGTATCTAGTCATACACAAAGTAAGTATATTTCTTTAAAAAATACATTACATGGATTAAATCAACGTTTTTATCAAACATATGAAGGAGAGAATTATTTATATAGTTCATATGATGAAATAAATGATTACATAAACGTGCTGGAACCATTTTTTTTAATAAATGATAATCCTATTGATTTTGAGAGTGTAGTATCAAATAAATACAATGTATTAAGACAGATAGAATATATGATATATTCATTAATAACTTTATTAGATGAATATACATTTGATATAAAGAGTTATCCTGAAAACTTTACTTTTATTACAAATTGGAAATTACAACAACTTGAAAATGTAAAATTGAATGTTCAATAAAATATTAATATTATATTATAAACATGAACAAAGATAATATAATACCTGGATATAAAGGAGTAATGGATTTGGATTTAAATTTAGTTGACCCAAAATTTAGAAAAGCGGCTGCATTACAACATATGAAAGATATAGATTTATATAAAGATGAACAATTTTTATTAAAACCTCATTTAAGATATGAAAATACAATAGAGCGAATAGAAAAATTACAAAAATTAGAATCTAGTATATTATCTGCAGAAAGAGATAGATTACGTAAAGAAAAAGAAGAATATTATGAACGAACATTAGAAATTATAAATAAAAACAAGTTAAATAAAATAAATTAGATAGCAGTGATTGTGGTACCAGATACGTTAGTAGATTGAGTAGTATTTAAGGTTACATTACTTATATCAAACGTATTTTTTGTTGAGTTAATATAAACATTTGAATTTATAGCATTATTAATAGTATTTGTATTTTGTTCTAATGCGTTATCAGTATTAAATGTAAAGTTAGTTAATATATTTGTTTTAAATTCATAATTAAAACCAGGTTCAGTGGGTAAAACTATATTGTTAAAGGTAACCAGACCATTATTAAAATCTAAATTATAATCATATGTTCCACTATCATTAACAGGATTAATTGTATATTCAATAGTAGATATTTCAGGTTGAGCATTTTCATCATAAATAACATTATCATTATAAAAAACCTTTAATGTAATATAATTAATAGTTAATGTGTAAACAATATTTTTCATATTTTGAGTTAAATTTATTCCAGTTATGTTTGTATAAATGGGTGTACTAAAAGTATAAGTATATGAAGTTGATTTTATATTGTCGTAAATAGTTAAAATTGATAAACGTTCATTGTTTGTTATTAATAAATCGCTGAAATTATATAAAGTCCATTCTCGGTCACTTTCATTATTATAACTAATTCCATTACCACTATTATACCGATCAATATTATTATTATTATAATTATATAATGGAACATTTTTATCTTCAAATAGAAAAATACTGGGTCCTGGAACATCTGAATTAGAATTACTGGTTGGTATTTTATGGTCATTTTCACATACTAAACGATTTTGTTTATAATTACCTCTTGCTAAACGAGCAAAATTCGTTTTTTGTGTTAAACTATTATTCTTATTTATATTTTTATTGTATTTTAATATTTCCACTTTTCTTCTCATATTCAATTGTTCAGTTGTAAAATTTGGATCAGGTTGTACCAATTCGTCACGGTTAGTCGGAACATAAAAAAGCATATTCAATCTTCGTTGGCGACAAAAATTATCAGTCATAATTATATTTATATTATATGAATATAATTAAATTATACTTTGGATGAATACCATAATTGTGATAAATAACCATAATATGGTGTATTTTCAACAGGTAGATAAGTTTCTAAATTAGGTCCGGTAGAAACAACATTATTAATTTCAAAAACGTTCAATGCTCTACTGTAATATCTTAAATTAGATAATTTACCGTTAAATCCATAATTTTGATTTACATTAATATTATTATAGTTTTGTTTGGGAACATCAGTCATAGTTAATCTACCAGCAATAATACCATTTATATAAACATCCATCACAGTATTTTGCATACGAATAGCAACATGAACCCATTTTTTAATAGGAACTTCTTTAATATCAATATAATTATTGTCGCTTTTGTTATTTGAATCCATTACAACTCTTAATTGAGCAGAACCAACATTCATAGATGAATTATTATTGATTAAATATAATCCAGGTCCATTATTAATATTAGCAATACCTTTACTGGAGAATGAAGTATCCCCTTTATTAAAAATATGTTGGTATACATTTTTTTGGTCTTCTAGTTCATTAATATGTAACCAAACGCTCCATGTAAATTCTAATCCAGTGCTTTCATTATTGGAACGTCTAATTAATATAGAATCACTATTATTAGAGTCTTGTTGAATAGTAACTGGGTCTGTTCCAGAGACCATTCCTTTAATAAGATAAGGGTCTTCTGATGGACTATAAAAGTATTGTATAAGCATAATGCCTAAATTAAGTAAAAATAAAAATACAATAATGACTAAAATAAGAAATGCGAATTTAGCGATTAAGGTGTTTGAGCTTAAATAACTGGATGATGCATCTGCATTTACACTAGCAGCATTTGAAAATTTATTAATATTTTCAGTAACATTTTTAGATAGATTATCAATCGATGAACTAATAGTGTTTGTAGTACTATTAATTAAAGACATTGTTTTATCTAAAGGGTTACCTAATGTAGAATTACCGGTAGTAGGAACCGATGAAATTACTGGAGTTGTAGGTATAGGTGGTTTATATATAGGTTGAATTGGAGCAGGATTCATAATCGTTATATATTAACATTATAAAACGATTTTACTAAAATTATTTAATTAAAGAAGTTGAAATTTGGTATATTCAATATTATCTTTTAAAACATGAAGATTTACACCATAAGAACCAACAGAATTGGTTATTGTTGATTGACCATTACCAGCCATGTAAGTTTTCCATGCAGTATGAGGGTCAATAGGTTGGTTCCAATGATAAAAACGTGTAACATGGGCATCGAATTTTTTATTATCACCTAAAGCCATTTGTACTTTATTATCTCCTGGTTGCTTAGGACTAGAATTTGCAGCATGAGCGCGAACAGATTTTACTAATTTACCATCTAAATAAAAATCAAAGTATTGATTATCAGCGTTTACAATAATATGTGTCCATTTTTGAAGAGGGAAATTATCAGTAATATTCACAGTTTCTGGATCACTAGCACTCATAGCAATATCACACTTAAGAGTAGGAGACGCTTCATCCAAATATAATTTAACATTATTTTCACGGTCAAAAATAACCTTGGTAATACTGGGGTTCCATTCATTCACATAAATCCAAATACCATAAGCATATCTGGTAGATGTAGGTTTGGACGTTATCTCTACCATCTTTTTAGTTCCATATAATTTTTCAGATGAAAATAATGTTGTAGAATTCATGGTAAAATACATATACAAAATGTATATCAATACTATTAATATAATTCCTAAAAATAGAACTAAATTATTCATTTATATACTAAATACATATAAATAAATATTATAAAGGTGGATTTTTATTCATGGTTAAATTATATAAATTGGCTATAGTATCTGTATTCAAAGTATTTTTAAAATATTGAACACTACTGATAGCCCCACTTAAATTGCCTTCATCGCTAATTTGAATAGCATCGGTGCTATGATATGTAGGTATTTTTTCAGGTTCAAATGTAAAACTTCTTTCTAAATTACCATTAATAAACAAATCAGCATGACTGGAATGATAATTAAATACAATATGATTCCATTTTTGTGCAGGAAGAGTAATTTCGTACTTTTCGTCGGATTTATTTGAAAAATAGAACATGAATTTGTCCTTTTTGAATTCATCGTTTTCATCATAAACATAAGTTAATTTTGGTTTACCATTCCCATAATCAAATAAATTACTTTCATTAGCATAGGAAATATAATTAGTAGGAAATTTATTTAAATAGAACCACATAGAAATCGCATAATTACGACGATATACGTCTTTATCATTTTCATCACGTAAAAAAACAGCATGGTCATGAATAGGTATATTTTGAGGATTATCTAAAAAGATTGTATTTTCTAATAAATATACACTATTTTTATGCAATACTTTTTTCATGAGCCAAGGTAAAGTAATATAAATTAAAATTAATACAATCTCAAGAATAAATGTAACTAAAATAGGTTTTGTGGTTATACGATATTCAGTAACTACATAATCAATCAATTCATTTATGATTTCAGGAATATGAAAAATAAAATTGATTGCTTTACCTAAAATACCATCCATAGATTTAATATAGTCTCCAAAAAAATAAAAAACCATAGATAAACCCACAAGAATAATGAATGTTAACAATAAAGTAACGCCCCAAGTGTAATAGCTAAAAATATTATTGTAATAAAACAAATACCAAATAAAACTGGCTAAACTAATAACAAACAAAGAGTAAGGTATAAATTTTAATGATTGTAATTGTGAATAATCTGGTAAAATATCTTTTGAATATAATAAAATAAGGGTTAAAGGAACTATTAAAATAAGAGAATCATATAATTTATTATTAAATAAGAGTTTATTATTTTCTGATAAATAATATAGTCCAATAGATGTGGATAATATTATAGTAAATAATAAAACAGTAAGTATATTTGATTTTATTGTTTCATACATTTATATAATTTATGAAGATTATATAAAATAGATATTTATAAATTTTCGATAGTTGTCTTCTTTCCATGACATTCTCTGCATAAAGCAACTAAATTATCAATATGATTACTTCCACCATGTTCTAATCTTACTACATGATCAACTTCAAACCATGCATTTAATTGACTGTTACAATCATTACAATTCCACTGTTGTCTCGATGCAACAAATTTTTTTTTCGTTTCACTAACAGAACGTTTTGTACCTTTTTTGCCTGAGTTCATAATTTTATTTTCAGCATTTTGATGAACAGGTAATACTGGTTGATTCCCGTTATCAATATGATTATCATAAAAATTTTGTTTTGATGTGAAGTCTAATATAGGTGATATAATATTAGTAGTATCGTTATCCAAAGGTAAATATTTAATATAATCATTAGAAACAGTAACAATATCTTTCGCACGAAGTGGGTTCTTTTTAACTAGTAAATAAATCATAAGTGTAGCAAATGCAACACCACCCATTTGAATATATTTTTTATTAATCACCATTAATTTTGTATATTTTCCATCAGTGTAAATATTTGCTATTATAAAACCAGCAACTAAAAATAGAATAATTTCGAATCTCATAATTAAATTATCATTAGATTTTTATCTTATTTGTAAGTTAGATATATGAAACCTACCAGTAGTAAAATAAAAAGAAAAATAATATAATGTTTTTTAATATGAAACCTTTCTGCTAAATGAATAGTTTTTGTTTTATATAAATCTCTGTATCTTTTTAACGCTTCTGGTAATCGTATTTGTTCTTTACCTAACATGTAATTAATCTTGTTATGCATAAAATGAACCCAACGAGTAAATGATTCTCGTGTGTCTAAATAAGGTGATACTGGATATTTATCAATTAAATGACTAAATTGATTACCAATTTTATCATGTGGAATAAAAAGAGGGAAATTTTGTATTAAATCATAATATTTTCTTTTTGTAACTTTATTTGGTATTAATGGATATGATTCAGCAATCGTATGTAAAAAAAACCAATAATGAGGTCCCCAAATAGTAGGTTCAAAATTCATTCGTATAAGTATATAAAAACACCATAATATATTAATATAGAATAACCTAATTTAATGAATGAACAATATTGTAATAATTGTGGTAAACTAGGCCATTTATATAATCAATGTAAAATACCTATTACGAGTAGTGGTATAATATCATACCGTTATAACAATAATAAAATAGAATTTTTAATGATTAGAAGACGTCATACATTAGGTTTTATCGATTTTATGAGAGGAAAATATTCAATAAATGATAAGAATTATATTATAAATATGTTTAAGCAAATGACTGTACATGAAAAAAATAATTTAAAAAATATGTCTTTTGAAGAATTATGGGCTGATATTTGGGGTGATGAAACTATTTCAATACAATATAAAAGTGAAGAAAACATATCAAAGGATAAATTAATGGCTTTACGAAACGGTATTCATGTAAATAATGAATATTATTCAATTGATGATATTATTAATATTAGTAATAATTATCCAATTTGGGAAGAAGCTGAATGGGGGTTTCCAAAAGGAAGGCGTAATTTTAAAGAGAAAGATTATGATTGTGCAATTCGTGAATATTGTGAAGAATCTGGATATGCGAAGAAAAATTTGTGTGTTTTACAGAATATTAGTCCATTTGAAGAAATATTTACAGGTTCGAATTATAAATCATACAAACACAAGTATTTCATAGCTTATCTTCAATATGAAAATACCTTAAATATGAATAATTATGAAAAAGCAGAAGTGAGTAAAATGGGTTGGTATTCTATAGAAGATTGTTTAAAATTAATACGTAATTATAATCAAGAGAAAAAGAAGGTATTAACAAAGGTATCATTTATTTTAAATAATTATTATACATTGCAAATTTAATTAAATTATAAATATTTTATATTTAAAATTTAATAGGTTGATGATTTTTGTAAGAAAGATTACCAATCTCATCACAATAAAATAAATATTTATCTGATTTACATTTTGGACATTTAGTATTCATTATAACTTCCATATATGTTTGTAAACAGTAAATATCAAAGAATGTTTTACATTTAATACATTTAACACCTGTACATACAAAATATTTTTTACAGATTAAACATTTTGTATCTTTTATAAAAATATTACCCATAAATTATATTAAGTATATATATACATTGTATTTATATGGATAAACAAAATGATTTAATTAGTAATTTATCAAAAATAGAACCATTAAAAATAAAAAATAAAAAATCAATATCATTAACCAACTTATTGCCCAAAAAAGAAGAAGAATGTGGTCCTGGTAAACGATGTAAAAAAATAGGAGATCGAAAACGTCGTTGTGATACTCGTACTCCACAAAACCCACAAGGCACCAATATGTGTAAAGAATTAAATAATATATTGGTTACAAAAGATGGTAAAAGTACAATATTAGAAGTTCAAGATAGAAAAAAAACGTATAGAAATGATTTGTTAAATAACTATGTAAATAGAGTCGTTGAATTAAAAATATTAAAGGCAAAACAATTAAATGATATAATATTCGATTTAAAAAAGAAATTAGGTATAAAGCCCAAAGATAAAAAAAAATTCTATTTCGGTGATTTAAAAGATGAATTAGTTATTCAAATTATATATTTAGAACATGAAACAACGAAAATAACAGATACGGTCCAAGATACCGTTCAAGATACCGTCCAAGATACCGTCCAAGATACCGTCCAAGATACCGTTCAAGATACCGTCCAAGATACCGTCCAAGATACCGTTCAAGATACCGTTCAAGATACCATTGACGATACAATAATAGATACTATTCAAGATACCGTCCAAGAACCAACCCAAGAAGAAAACCCCGAAGAAGAGGAAGAACAAATAGTAAATAATGGATATAATCAAGATTTAAATGATAATTTACTAGTTCCCGATGAAACAATTCAACAAGAACCCGGTTTATTAATGCCTCCAACAAATATTGAATCAAATGAATATAATAATTATCAAATTAACAAAGAAAAAATAGAATATAATAATGTAATTGATGATGAATATGATTTTTTATATCCCACATTAAATGACCCAAATTTTAATATAAAAATAGCTAAGCATAAAGAGTTTAATGACCATAAATATGATGGTAAAATTATGAATATTAAGGAAAGAGCGGAACAAGTATGTAAATTAGACTTTGAATTATTACCTCATCAAATATTTGTAAAAAATTTCCTATCATTTCAAACACCATATAACAGTTTATTATTGTATCATGGATTAGGTACAGGTAAAACATGTAGTGCGATAGGTATTGCAGAAGAGATGAGACAATATATGAAACAGGTTAATTTGCAGCAAAAAATTTTAATTATTGCATCGCCGAATGTTCAAAATAATTTCCGATTACAATTATTTGATGAAAATAAATTAAAATTAGAAAATGGGTTGTGGAATTTAAATACTTGTATTGGTACCGCTTTATTAAATGAAATTAATCCAACACAACTACAAGGATTAACAAAAGAAAAAGTAATATCACAAATAAATGTATTAATTAAACAGTATTATTCATTTAAAGGTTACAATGAATTTGCAAATTATATTAAGAAAAAGATTATGATAGACGAAGCCAGTAATTTAACTATGGAAGAGAAAAAACAAATGGAAATAAATAATATTCAAGCAGTATTTAATAATAGGTTAATTATAATAGACGAGGTTCATAACATAAGACCATCTCAAGAAAATAAAGAAATAAAACGTTTATCCAATTTATTGCTTAAAATATGCAAACAAGCCAGTAATTTACGTTTATTATTATTAACAGCAACACCTATGTACAATAATTACAAAGAGATTATATGGATTACTAATTTATTAAATAGTGTAGATAAACGTAGTACAATTACTGAAGATATGGTATTCGACAAAGAAGGAAATTTTATACCAGAAAAAATAGATGAAAAAGGAAATAAAACAGAAGGTGGAAAAGAATTATTAAAAAGAAAATTAGTAGGTTATATTTCTTATGTGCGCGGCGAGAACCCATACACATTTCCTTATAGAATTTATCCGATTGATTTCTCAAAAGAAAATGCATTGGACCCTGAAAATTATTTTGAAACACAAATGAACAAAGTAAAAATTGAGGAACCATTAAAACATTTACCCATATACATGAATAGTATCGGAAATTATCAAAAATTGGTATACAATAATATTATTTATAATTTAAATAATAAACAAATAGTGAAAAGGATGAAAGAGAAAGAAATAATAATGCCTACTTTTGAAAATATGGAAACATTTGGTTATACTTATTTAAGTGACCCTTTACAATCTTTGAATATTGTCTATCCAAATGATAGTTTTGATGTAAATAAAAATGATAATAACGAAGATATTATATCAAATATGATAGGTAAGAACGGATTAATGAATGTAGTAAGACATGATACAATAACAAGTGATTATAATTTAAAATATAATTATGAATATAAACAAGATGATTATGAACCCATTTTTCAAATGGAAAATTTATCAAAATATAGCAGTAAAATACATAATATATGTAATTCTATTTTAAATTCAGAAGGTATTGTAATGGTTTATTCTCAATATATAGACGGTGGGGTAGTTCCAATTGCATTAGCATTAGAAGAGTTAGGATTTACTCGTTATGGTAGTGCTTCTTATACAAAGCCATTATTTAAAACACGCAAACCGCCAATACAGCCAATTGATTCATTAACAATGAAACCAAAAGAAGATGGAAAACAGTTTCAACAAGCAAAATATGTAATGATCACGGGAGATAAAGCATTTTCACCTAATAATCTGGAAGATATTCAATATGTTACTTCACCTAATAATAAAAATGGTGAGAACGTTAAAGTTATATTAATTTCCAAAGCAGCAAGTGAAGGATTAGATTTTAAAAATATTCGTCAATTACATATACTTGATCCTTGGTATAATACGAATAGAATAGAACAAACCATAGGAAGAGGTGTGCGTAATTTAAGTCATTGTGGTTTACCATTTGAAAAGAGAAATGTAGAAATATATTTACATGGAACTGATACGAATACAAATGAAGAAACAGCTGATATGTATATATATCGTACGGCGGAACAAAAAGCAGTACAAATTGGAAAGGTAACACGATTATTAAAGGAAGTATCGGTAGATTGTTTATTAAATATAGAACAAACCAACTTTACAGTAGACAAATTATTAACTGAAGTAGCAAATGAAAATATTGAGATTGAATTAGCCAGTAAACAAAAAATACAATATAAAATAGGTGATGTTCCTTATTCGAGTATGTGTGATTATATGGACAATTGTAATTATCAATGTAGTCCTTCTGCGAGTATTCGTGAGGATGATATTTTGAAAAATACATATAATGAAGATTTCGCAAAAATGAATTATTCAGCAATTGTAAAACGTATCCGAGAAATTTTTAAAGATTATGCATTTTTTACAAGAGATGATATTATTAATTTAATTCAAATCAATCGAACTTATCCAATTGAACATATAGATTTTGTTTTATCAAGATTTGTTGATAATAAAAATGAATATGTATTAGATAAACATAATCGTAAAGGTTATATTGTAAATAAAGAACAATATTATGCGTTCCAGCCAATAGAAATTAATAATGAAAAAATAACAATTTTTGAACGTATTAAACCAATAGAATATAAGCATAATCATTTGAATGTGGAAATAAAGAAAGAGGATAAACCAGAAACCAAAATATCAAAAGCATTAACAAAAGATACTGTTGAAAAAGGAAATCAAGATATTGTAAATATACACGATGAAATCATTAAAAAATTACAGAATGAAATAAATCATTATAATACAGAAAGGAATAATGCTAATAAATTAGTTATTTTAAAAAGTGAATTAAATGAAATAATAAGTGAAGAAGATAGTAAAGAAAAGAGAAAAAAGTTTTCTTTAAAACAAAATGAAATTATTAAGTATAATTTGCCTACAGCTGAAAGTAATTGGTATAAACATTTAGGAAGAATACATAACGATTTAATTGATGAACATATGCTGACTGAAAAAGATATATATCAATATTTAATTTACCATTTTATTGATGTATTATCTTTGGAAGAAAAATTAATTTTATTAACACATATATTTAATAGTACTGATGATTATTCACAAGAAGAAACTATCATAAAACAATATTTTGATGAAAAAATAGTAGAATCTTCGATTCAACAACGCGGTATTCTTTTAGCTGATTTCCAAGATGAAAAAAATAAAGATAGTTTTAAAATATTTGTTCAAGATATTTCTACTCAAATGTGGCGTCTTGCTGAAAAAACAGAACGAGATGAGTTATTATATCAAATTCGTGAAATAAATTATGTTGAAAATAGTCAAATAAATCAATTTATAGGGTTTATGTTTATGTCTAAAACCAATGAAATTATGTTTAAATATAAAGATATGAAAATAAAAAGTTCAGGTGCATTATGCAAAGATTCTGGTAAAACAGAAACTCAAAAAAGAATTAATAATGTTTTAAAAAGTAGTACATTTACCAAAAAGAAAGAATATACAGTGGAAGATATTCAAGTTAGTTTACGTCCTGCTTTGTGTGTAATATTAGAGTTATTATTGCGCCATTCCAATAATTATAGTGATAAGGTGTGGTTTTTTGATTTAGAAAAAACAGTAGTTAATGAGAATAATATATTCAATAAAAAATAAAAAATTGAAAATTTATTAATATAACTAATATTAATAAATAACATAAAAATATATTTTATAGTTCTATAGTAAAATGGCGAATAAACGAGATAACAAAATATATGGTGTATACGTTCCTTCGGTATTAACTTCCAAGGTTAGTTTACATATTACAGAAGTTGGACAAAACTTAAAGACGAGCTTACAAAATGTAATTTCTCAAAAAAATGAAGGTAAGTGTATTGTAGAAGGTTATATAAAACCAAATTCCGTAAAAGTTATTAATTATTCTAGTGGCGTTGTTTTTGGTGAATTAATTACTTTTGAAACTATGTATGAATGTATGGTAAGTCATCCAGTAGAAGGTATGTTAATTGAATGTGAAGCAAAGACAATTACAAAAGCAGGTATCCATGCAGAAGTTGTAGACGATGAAGGAAATGTTCCTATTACTATATTTATTGCTCGTGATCATCATTACACTCAATCATATTTTAATAACGTTAAAGAAAATGAAAAAATTAAAGTATCTGTAATAGGTATTCGTTTTGAATTAAATGACCCTTATATTTGTGCAATTGCAAAGTTAATAGATAATCGTAATAGTTCCGATATGAATTATGACCGTGCGAGAAAAGAACCTATTAATATAATAAATGATGACCAATAATATAGAAAATGTTTTCAAAATGAAAAAAATGAAAAATTGAAAAAAAATGTACAAAATACATATTTCATCAAACAATCAACACAACATAACTAAGTTAAAACATGTCGTCTACAAAGAATATTTCTAATACTATTTCTACTATCCCAAAGTTTTTCGTAAAGTTGGGTAAAATAGGCTTGGAAAATGGTAAGTTACATAAACAAATGAAGAAAGAGAACAAAATTTTAAAGAAAAATCAGCAAAAGGCATATAAAGTCTTGTTGAAAGAAGTGCAAACTGCAGAAAAGGAGTTTGCGAAGGTTAAGAAAGAGGCAAAAAAAGCCATAACTATCGTATTGAAGAAGCATGCAAAGATAGTTAAGAAAGAAACAAAACTTGCGAAGAAAGAAGCAGCTAAAGAAGCTAAGAAAACAGCAGCTAAAGAAGCGAGACATGCTAAAAAGGCAGCAAAGGAAGAAGCTCAAACGAATGAGTAATTAGTTTAAATATCAATTATTAGTATTAAAATATATAATTAAGTAAAACTTTTTTAATTATATATCGTTGTTTACATAAATTCTTTCATTTCTAATTGTTTATAATCACGGTCAGATTGATTAGGAAGTTCTAAAGGTATAACTAAAGTACTTTGATCTTTAATATATTTTAAATAACTTATTAAAGAACTATGCACTTGAGGTATAATATAACCCAATACAAGTTGATTTAATCGTTCAATTTCACTGGTAATGTTATGTTGATTTTCAGCATATTGAATATAAATATTTCTCATAATAATTTTAATATTATCAATATTTTGTGGTGGTATGATATGTTCTTTGTTTGTTTTTTCATAAATACCGGCGCGAATACCATTTTGGACAATTTGAATATTTTCTTTTGAAAAATATAAATTGGATAATTCACTTTCTTCATATACACCATTTAAAGCTTCTCTATATTGAGAAGTTTTATTTTTTACAGCAACACGTTCTTGCATTTTAAATAATATTTCAGGGGATGGTTCTTCTAATAAGTTAACCCGTCCGTTTATTTTTTCATAATCTAATATTTGATTGTCGTTATTTATAGTTACTGGAATAATTTTAGACATTATATAAACTTACATAAGAAATAAATATTTGTATAATACTAAATATATTTAGCTTCTAAAATATATAATATTATTATATATGGATAATTTCTATTTAGTTGTGATTACAATAGCTGTATTATTATTAATAGTAATATTAACATATTTAGGTATAATTATGAATAGTCAAAAGAATATTTCTATGGAATTTCCAACAACAGAACCTCAATCTTGCCCTGACTATTGGAAAAGTACTGAAAATGATGATAAAAAGACTGTTTGTGTTGTTCCTACTGGTGGTGTTAATATGGGTAATTTATCAAGTGATTCATCTGAAACTGGAAAAACGAATTTAGAAGTTACTGTTGGTTACGATGAAAATAATAATACGATTAATTTTAATGATAATACTGAATGGTCGAATTGTAAAAAAAAGAAATGGGCATCAGATCATCAAATATTTTGGAATGGTGTGGCTGAATATAGCAAATGTTAATTTATTATAACTATTTTATATTAGTTATAATATATAGAATGAATTATTATCGAATTGTATTAACCATAGCACTTATATTTTTATTAATTGTATTTACTTACTTTTGGTGGTTTTATCCTAAATTTAATACAGTATTTCCTCCGCGTAAAGCTACGTGTCCTGATTATTGGATAGCTAAATATAATAAAGACAATAAAGAAATATGTATTCCACCCAAAAATCAAAAAAATATGGGAAAATTGTTAGACCCATCAAAAGAAAATATAGATTATGAAAAGTATTTAACAGATAATGAGATTGAATATTTATCAAATGATAGAAACACTGTCTGGAATCATTATGTAAATACAGGTAAAAATAATAATTTGAAAGTCCATTTTAATGGAGTTGATAATGTTCCCGGATATGGAAAAGAAAATGATATACATTTTGTAGATTTTAATAATCATTCATGGGATAATGATATCTATTCCAAAGATTGTAATCAAAAAATTTGGAGTAAAAAATATAATATTGAATGGGAAGGGATTTCCAATTTTAATAAAAAATGTATTAGTTCGATGTAAATGAAATTACATTCGGTTTCTCAGCTAAGTTATATTCTAATTTATTTAATAAAATTGGATAATTAAATATATGACCAATTTTATCTTTTTTGTTGCTATCCTTAGCAAACATTAGTAGTTCTTCATTAATTTCATTTTTTAACATATGTATATTACGCATTTTAGGTATGATTTTGGTAATTTGAGTATCAACGGCATTTTTTAATATTTCTTTGTTTTCAGTTTTCTTATATTCATCTAATAATTGTGTAATATCATCTTTTAATAAAAATACTTCATTTTTTAATGTAGCTATTCTATCTTGAGTTTCTTTTTTATTCAACAATTCATCGTGCATGTTTTTTATATAATTATAATTATTCATTTCTTCATTATAGGCAGTGATTTGGTCCTTAAATAATTTTACAGAATCTGATTCATTTACATAACCAAATAGATTATCTAACTTTTGTTCTATTATAATATTTTTTATATCATTTAAACTATCATGTGCATCAATTAACATATTTTCTATATGGGTGAATTGTCCATTATATATTTCTATTTTAAGGTCACAAGGATTCTGTGAATCTCCACAAATAGCAATATATCGGTTATCTTTTGTACTAAAAATAGTATTAACCATTCTTTTACATCGAATACATTGATATTTCATAGAAGCTATTTTACTTTGAGATTTTCGTTTATTATTTTTATCATATACTTGTTTCATAGCTTTTTTCATTTTATTTTCATATTTATTTTTTAATGAAAAATATTTATCTAACGTATCATAATAATCATTATCTTCTTCTGTTTCGGCACTTATTAATTCATTTAAATTATCTGCTTCAATATTACGAAATTCTATTGAAGGAGTATTTTCCATTTGAAATTCTACCAAGTCTTCCGGTAAATTTTCAATTACTGTAATGTTATTATTTGAGATATGTAATTTCTTAAGACTGGTTAATTCAGTTAAATTCAATCTTTCTAATTTATTATAATCACATCTCAATTCAGTAATAGTTGAAGGTAAGTTCTCGAGACTATGTATATTATTATTTTGAACATCTAATATAGTTAAATTTTTAATATGAGATACATCTATTTCTGATAAATAATTGTTATTAATAGTAATATTAGTGAGAGAACTTGGTAATGATTTAATAGATACAATTAAGTTACGTTTACAAATAAAAGTATTTAATCCTTTGGGTAAATTAGTAATTTCAGTCACATTTCCTTCGGGAATAATAATTGTATCAATACCACGAAAACCCATATCAAATAATACTGAAAAGTCCAAATCACCATGTAAAGAATTAGAAAATTCTAAAGTGGATATTTTTTTATTCATGTCTTCTAAAAGATCAACCATTCTTTGTTGAGCGGTATTGTCTGTAAATAAAATTTTTTCTCTTTCTTGTGTAATAAAATCCATAAATCGTAATATATATAATATATCTTATAAAAAGTTATTATAATAAATGTAATAACTTTTTAATATTGAAAAGGTAAATTCATAATATTAGTATAACAATTTTCTTGTTTTGCCCTGTCTTGTTCTTTAAAATAACGTATTTTGGATAAAACCATTTCTTGGTCTTTAATCATTTGTTGTTGTTTTTCATAATCTGAAATTTTATTTTTGGAACAAGAATACAATATGAAATATGCTACAATAACAAACAATAAAAATATACCAATATTAAGTGCGTAATAGTACATATTTACACGAGTGTGATGACAATGTTGTAAATTATTAAATAAATAGTTTTTTGTAGATGTTTCAATTAAGTTAGGAGTCATTATATTATAATATAATCATTTATTTTAAGTATATGCTAAATAACTTAATACAATTACATAAGAAAGAATACCTAATATTATTGATACTAACCAAATAGGTATTATAGTTTTATGTCTGAAACCAACTCCAAATTCGCGAAATCCTCCTTTATCGTCATAAAGCAAACTGGGTTGCATATTATGTATGATGGATATTAATACTAAAAATAAAATGATAGCACTATTTACTTTATTTTTATAAACAAATTCTTTCATTTTTTATAATTATAATACAGTTATAAAAAATTATTCATAATATAATACATTTATTCATCAAAATCCTGGTCTTCTTCATAGAAAGCACCGTCTGTAAAATTAGTTCCTAAATGATTAATATCAATAGCTTCTATTGCTTCATCATCATTACTATTCACTTGATTTATGTCGACTTCAGTATTAATTTCATCGATATTTTCATTCTCAAATCCATCTTGATCATATGTTTTCTTATCATATTGGAAAATACTTTTTTGAAGACCAATATTCCAACGACCTAATTTATATTTCTTTAAAGTATCTTCTACTTTACGACGTTCAGGTTTCATATTATCAAAATAGGAGAATATACGTTCTTTTTCAGATTCTCTTGCGCGATTCACCTTTTTCATAATATCTGCATAAGTTGTATCAATAAGGTCTTTTGTTTGTGTTTCAATATTTAAGTAAGCAAATAATAAAGAGCAAATACGATTTTTTAATTCAAATCTGGTTCCTTGTAATATTTGAATCTCTTGTAATTCTATATACTCGTTTGCTGTATTTTCAGTTAAACTATTATCAGAATAAGTAAAGTTACTTTCATCATTTTGATTTGCTAATTGATTTATTCTTTGTTCTTTATTTTCAATTAAATCTAATTGTATTAATTGTGAATCATCTGTTAAACTAATATATTCATATATTACCGAATAAATACAATGAGTATATAATAAATATAAGGAACTTTTATCGAATAAACAGTGAAAAGTATGTAGTTCTTTTTCGTTATCAGTTTTGATTTCTTTTGTTAATTCAGTATAAATAGGAATGTTAGAAGCAAAATAATAAATATCTTTTAATTTTAATTTAATTTGTTGCAATAAATTCATAATAGTTTGGTCACCATTAAATTGTCTTAATCTTTCAAAATATGTATCATTAAAATTAATCAAATCTGCTTGATGTCTTTCATGAAAATCCCAATGTTTTGGAACCTTTCTTTCTAATATATTTTCTTTTTGTAATGCATTTGGATATGTTCTACAAAATGATTGCAATGCATTTAATATAAAAGTAATGTAAGTATGTAAACCTTCATTGTATACATGACATTTATTATTTTTATCATTATCTTCTAATTTCCATTTATTAATTTTTGATAAAAATTGTACAATACCATTGTATTCTTTATCAGATATATGAGAACTATGTCTTTTAAAGAATGTAAAAATATCATCTAACATTTTTGTATTAGATTTATCCAAATAATTTATTAAATTCTTTAAACTATCAGAATGTGTATTGGATAATGAACGAGGTTTATATTCTTCAGTCACCTTTTTTAATAATTGTATTAAGGGTGGTGCTAATATATTATTATCATCATTTTCTATTTTATCAATTATATCATTAAATGCGTCTATTTGTTTGTATTCAATAGCATTATCTAATTCAACTTTATTTCTATCATAAATAATTTTCAATAAAGTATTATAATCAGTAACATTAAAATTTTTTCCATTTTTCTTTAAGAATTCGATTTTTTCTTCAATAGACCAATTCTTAGAATAATTCGCAGGTTTGGTATCACATATTTTATGTAAATAACTGGGTATAGGTAAATCACGATCAAAATTACAATAATAAATGATAGCGCCATAAATATTTTCCATTAATTGACCTTTGGGTATTTCAGGATAATTAATGTTTGTAGGAATAGTATGATAAAAGAAAGGAGCAGTTGATAATAATTTAACGTCTTTTAGTAATTTTGAATTGCTTTTAACTTTAGTTATGTAATTAAGAATATTATTATCAACGCTACTGAAATATAAAACCGGATTTGTACTATCTAAATTGCTATTACAACAAGCGTTTTCTAAAAAGGGTACTAATCCAGAAGTTTTTAATAATAAATCATTATCTTTTACAATCTTATTAATTGTTTCCATAATACCAAAACTGATTTCTCTTTGTTTTACCTTAACTATGTTAATTAAATCATGTTGCTTTTTATCACCATTTTTAATAGCATCTTCTACTATATTTTGAAAACCATTTGCTACATTTTGAAGACGATTTAAAATAGTATAGGGAATTAATGGTGGACTAAACAATTTCCATTTTGAAATTGTATGATCGGAAGGAATATCTATATCAGGATTCATTGTTAAATATTGTTCTTTACGATGGTATAAATCTTTCACTTCTTCTTGGTCTACAATAAAATCAATAATTGATTTTAATTTTATAGACATTTTTTCTTTGTCTGCCTTTTTGATAGCATTCCATGGCGAAACTTGTGTATTTATTTTGGATAACATACAAGCAATGTATTGAATGCTACTTAAATCTTCTACACCTCGTAATGGATAACCGTTAAATGATTTAATACAGCTATATACAGTTCGTTTTGAACTAATAGTAGGAATAGCGGTTTGAATAGATATTAAAAACATGGAAGAAACAATTAAAATAATCATTTCATTACGATATTTATCATAACTGCTTAATGACTTTTTTGTTTTTTGTTTATCTTTTTCAAGCTTTTCATTGTATTTCTTTTCACTTAATATTTTTTTACGAATAATATTGTTTGATGATGTTAAAACATAAGTTTCTATATTTTGAATATTAATATCAGTAATATCACATAATTTCTTTAATATAGAATATATCAATTCATTTGTTTCATCTTCAAATATTTTAATTTTTGATTTCTTTGCATTTTCCATAATAGTATTACCTAAGTCATTTTCTAAAATACTGTGTGATGTAATTTTAAAACCAGCTTCATCATAACCTTCTTCGGTACTAAAATCTATTTTTCGTAAAACAAATCCACTATGTTTATCTACTATACTATCACCATCATCACTTAATACACCATATTGTCTACATATTTCAGCTAATTTATCGTTATAATTTTCACCTAATGTAAATGATTTGGCTAACTGATAGATAGAATTAGGTAATAACGGGGTATTTGTATCAATACAATACTTCCAATGTTGATTTTCATCCAAGTTATCTACTAATGGTTCTCGACAATATTTTTCAACAAATAAACATATATCTTTTTGTTTTTTTACAAAATCATCTTGGCCAAATATTAAGTCACGTAAATGTAAATGTGGTGATAACAATATATCAGTATCGGATACAAGTTTACTTAATTCATAAGCAATATTATTTGCTTTGTTTGTTTTTACTTCTAATAGATTATTTTGTTTTTTCAACATTTTTAGATAATGGTCCAAGTCTTTTTCTAGTTTTGCTTCTATTTCTTCTACTGAAAAGGTATAACGTTTATTAAATTCGTTTAATAATGATTTTTTGCTCATATTTAAATTACGTTCAATATTTTCATCGTTCGTTTCGCATGTTTTACTTACTGGATTTTTAATACATTTATTTTTCAAATTACAAAAAATAGTATTGGTATCAATAAAATCAACATCATCGATTGAATCATCTTTTACCCAAGTATTATTTAATCTACGATAATAAATCTTTTTAGCTTTTGCGGTTGCTTCCAGTTCAATATTTTTCTTTTCTTCTTCAGATAAATCGGTTTCATTAATTTCTTTTAATAATTTTGGTTTAATTTCTAGCATTGCATATTCACCGTCTTTTACTTTCTTTTTGTTTGCTATTAATGTTTTTGTTAATTCTTCGGCAGATTCTTGTGACGTATTATGTTTTTGTATTAAATTTTCTTTCAAAAATCCGAAAAATACATCAGCACTCATTGTTTTTCGTTCAGAGGCATATTTTTCTAATATATCATAAGGTGTATCATCTAATTTTTCATCATAGTATAATTCTTCAACGTTGTTATCATCAGTTAATTCTTTAATAGAAACGTATTTTTTGGCCAAATAGCGAGTACTGCAATCTTTTGAAGAAACCTTTTCATAATCGTCATCTTCAATATTGGGTTCCATAAGCACACCTAATATATTTTCAGGGGTAACTAATGAAATTAATATAGATGAAATAATAGTATTGTATAATTTACCATTGTCGTGTTTCATAATTTGATTTAATGTTTCATGATTATTTACATTAACTTCCTTGTTACGATTGAATATTTTATAATGTTTTAAAAATGCATCTGCGATTTCTGTTTCCTTTTCATTAATTAAATGTAATATATTATTTTTATGGTTACTTGTATCATCAGATGTATTATTTTTAATCATTAAAAAATCTTTGTATTTTGATTCATACTGGATTTTATAATTTTTAATTTGTTCCTTTACAAAATAACGAATATCATTATATTGTTTATAAGAAATATCACTTGAATAAACTGAAAATGGCTCTAAGTTTTGTAAATAATTATGAAAAGACAATTTATTAGTAGCATATTTATTAATCAAACGAATTAAGATTTTGGTTTTTGGTATAATTGTTTCTAAAAATTTGGTATATTTATCATCATCCAATATATCTTCGTGTAATAAAAATTCATGGAAATTCGAAAATATATTTTTTTCGGTATCTTTTTCTAATTTTTCATAATCAAATTCTTTGGATAAATCATCAATAACGTGTGGTAATATATCAGGATTACTTTTGAAAATATAAGATAATATTAGTTTATTATGATGTAAATTCACCTTTTCTATTAATTTCGTATTTGGTAAATCTATCTTTGAATATTGTATTATTGGTTCAGGTAACATTAAATAAGATTTAATACACATTTTATCATTATCGGTTAATGGTACCTTTTTGTATAATTTTTTACCGCTATTTAATACTTCTTCTTTCATGCGTTTTTCACTTAAATTATAACGTTGAATAACAAATTGTTGTCTGTGTAATTTTTCATTCTTGATAACAGTGCTATAAAAATCGCCAAAATTATCAATTATTGCGTCCAAATTAGTATTTACATTTTTGATATGCAAACAATTATTATTATTATATGTATCAAATGGATTTAATGTATCATTTAATTGTGTTTGAGCATTTAAATAATCAATACTATTCAAATTTTTATATTGGTCTTGAATATTAATAATACCATTTACTAAGTGATTATTTGAATCTGTTTCATAATCTATACCATCAATTAATGTAGAATCATCATAAATTCGTTTTTTGTTTTGTACAACCGGAATTAACCATTTGATATTATGAGAAATATTTTGCAATTGTGCGATTAATGGTTTATGATATGCTGTTAATTTTTGAAAATCATATGCATTTGAATTGCTATCAAATAAAGAGAATTTTTCACGTAATTGTTTAAAACGTTCTATTAAATTATGAATATTATTCATTACTTTATCTGTTCTTTGATGGTTTGGAATTGTTGATAATAATTCATCCATTAAATCGTTTACTTGTGCTTCAATGCTGTAACGTTGTTCACTTTCAGGAATTTCTACTGCTTGTTTGAATTCTTCTAATTCTTCACCAAATACAAGCGTATTTGCATTTACATATAAATCATTTAAAGTTTCGCGTATATTTTCTTCTACCAAATTATTTTCAGGAATATTAATAATTGATTCATTGGTTTCAGTAAATTCCATAGAGGCTTCTGGTGGTGTAAATTCATCAGCTTCAGACCCGACCGGTTCTGAACTATCTTTTGTAGCTGAAATCATGGTAGGTTTTTGACGAATAACTATTTTTTCAATAGGTATATTATTAGGTAAACCTTTATAAGCGAAATCTAAATAAATTGCTTTTCTATCTGGATAAGTCATTACTTCAATCATATCATCTTCTATATCGGTTATTTCACCCGTAATGATAATAGGAATATCGCCAGTAAAATGAATATTTACCCATTTATTTGGTATTAAATTATTTTGACGAGCGAAACCTTTTTCCTTACTTCGGTCCAAAATGTTAATTTGCGTAATAGATTCATCGGATAAAAACCCATCAAGTGTAAAGTTAATATTATACAATTCATTATAAGAAATGTTCATTAATTCCATGTATTCTTGATCAATGTATTTGATAATAAACGTTTTTTCATGGTAATTATTATTGTTAGGCGATATTATTTCTATAATATCTCCTAATTCTAATGTAATAGAACCATTTTGTGAATCATCATTTAAATTATTTTGTGTATCCATTATTATATAAAATATATATTATGTATCTAAATTATATTTACGAAAAGTCACTATTTATTTACAATAACATATAACAAGTATATTTATATGTTATTCATTATTTGAATAAATAAACAAAATATGTAGTAAGCATAATAAGTAAACCGCCCCATAAAGTATCTATAATACCCAATGTCCAACTATAATTTTTTAATAAAGCTAAACTTGTAAAGTCATAAACACCGTATATTACTATTCCAAATAAGAAAGCATCCATTAATGAACGATTATCTTTTAAAATAAAATAATTTAATCCAAAAATTAGAAGTGTATAACATAATAACGCAGGTAATACTTGTAATTTCATTTCACTTTTTTGTATTGAAAAAATCATTTCTTTATAATAAGGACTAATTATATGTAAATATACATAATCAATTACTAATAGAATAATACTTGATAAAATTAACTCTTTTGAAAACATTATATAGTATATTTCTAAATTAATATTTGAATATTATATAATGTATTAAAGATATATTAATATAATAAATAATTAAAATGGACACTAACACAAAGCACTTTTATTCAATCAAAAATAAAGATATGAAAGTGATTGTACGAGAAAAAAAATACATTAAACATAATGTGAAATATTTAATCTACAGTTATGATTCCAATTTTGTTTGTTATAATGATTATAACAGTAGGTTATTTCGTTCAGTAATTTTTTCTTATCCTGAAAATAAGATTATTAGTTTTTCATTACCCAAATCATTATCCTATGAATTATTTTGTAATCGATATCAACTTTTAAATGATTCAATAGTTATTAATGAATATATTGAAGGAATTATGTTTCATTTATTTTATGATAAACGAATACATAGTTGGGAATTATCTTATAAAAATGGTTTAAGTTATAATGAACAATTTCGAAAAAAATTTATAAATATTCTATCAGGTGGTATAAATAAGGATTTAAATGATATTCATTATTTATCTTATTTACCCAAAAATGCATGTTATAATATAATACTTTCAAATGAAAATATATTTTTAATTTCAGTTTATAATATTTATGATACTGAAGAAAATAACGTTCAATTTATACCTAATTACGTGTATAAAGAATGGGATATTTTTAAAGATAAAAACAATATTATACAATTTCCGCAACAATATACTTTTAAAACATATGAAAATCTATATGATAATATAAATGCAATTAAATACACATTATGTACAAAAGTTATTTTAACAAATAATGATACTGGAGAAATATGTTCTTTATGTTCACCTGAATATACACAACAAAAATTAACAAATTACATACAACCAAATATTGAATATCTATATATTTGCTTAGAAAGAGTATCACAAACACAACACTATTTAAATAATTTCCCTCATTTTCAAAGACATTTTTCAAAACTTAAAAATAAGTACCATCAATTTATTAATTCTATTTATAAGTATTATGTACAATATTATATTTTAAAAAATCATTATATACCGTATTTTTACTCATCCCATATTCATAAAATACATTCAACAATTTATATACCCAATATTAAAAAAAATAAAACAAGAATTACAAAAAAGAGTATCAAAGAACATTTTCATCAAATTCATCCCCGTGAATTATTATTTTTATTACAACGATGGGTTAAATAATTTCATATATAAAGGTTGTTATTATATATGAAAAATAATTTATAGTTGGCTATACACCATAGCCAGTTTACTTAATTTTTGAACGTATTCAGCACAATGTCCTTGATTTACAGAATCCATAGTAGAAATAGGACCACGCACTTTATCAATTAATTTTAGAATTTCTTCACTGTTATTACCGAATTTTGCTGCATCTTCTGCATAATTTTTGTTAAAGAAAAATGTAATATCACCTGCATCAATTACATCTTTATAAGGCGCATATACAACTGGGTGCCACATTTTAATAATAAGAGAAGGGTTCATTTTTTTAATTGTATCAAAGGAAGTTTGAGCCTTTGCAATATCCTTATTTTCAGGATAAATATTGATAATATCCTTAATAAAATCAAAAAACAAAGTATTAAAAGCTCTAGACAAGGTAGATTTATCACTCATTGATATATAAAAAAATAATATATTTTTTATATTATTTTACTGTATATTTTATTTAATTTATGCTAAAGTTTATTTCAGGTGGAATTGGTTTGTTCATATTTACTTCATCCATTCTTTTTTGTTGTATACTGTCTAAAGTAACATCTGATGAAATTTTATCAGGTTTATAGTCATCAGGAGGCGTTTGAATTAATTGCAAGTCGTTATCTACAGATACATAATTATGTAAATCACGATTTCCACTATTACCTTTTGCACTTAATTCTTCTGGAGACAAGTTATAATTAGTATATTGTTCTGATAATACATTGGTTCCACCACTTGAAACACCTAAATGAAATCCGGATGGTTCGCCACCGCCTTTTTGAGCTTTATTATTATTTGCTTTAATATCTTTATGAAAATGTTTAACAATATCACTTCCTAAAATAGTTTGAAAATTTTTATTAACTAATAATAAACAAGGAACACTTTTAATGTTTGGTGGTAAAATAACTTGCGAACCATTTTCTAAAATTATTTTCATTTGATTTGTAGCTGGGTCTAATCTACGTTTATCAATACAAATAAAACTTACTTTTTTTGATAAATTACTTTTGACTAATGTTTGTAGGACACTTTGACTATGTTTGCAATAGTTACTATAATATAAAATATCCATCTTATATTATAAATAAAAAAAGGTTTTATGATTTAAACGGATTTAGTTTTTGCACATAGTGTACAATAATCTGTTTTGGAAATAGAAAATACCATAACCAACGGCAACAGCTAAAGCACTTAAGTAGAAATCAAAAGACTTTCTCTTGTAAAGACCAACACCTAAGGTAGACAACATAAGAGTGGCTAAAAGGACAAAGCCAATCATAGAAAGAAGCAAAAAGTAATCGCAGAATTTTTGGTCTAAAGGACCGAAGAAGAGTTCAAAAAGATCGTTCATTTATAGTTTATAACTAGATAATTTTTACTAAATAACTTTTAAAATTATTATATAAAAATATACTAATATTTATATACAAAATGGATAATTCTGTTATCTGGAATTTAATTGATAAATATTTTGAAAATAATCCACAAACTTTAGTAAGACACCATATTGATTCTTATGATGACTTTTTTAAGAAGGGTATTTTCCAAATATTCAAGGAAAAAAATCCATTACGAATTGATACGCGTTTTGATAATTCTATAAAAGAATATCGTTCACAATGTGTTATGTATTTTGGTGGTAAAAATGCTGATAAAATTTATTTTGGTAAACCTGTTATCTATGATGATAATAATAGCCATTACATGTACCCTAATGAAGCAAGATTACGAAATATGACTTATGGAATGACTATTCATTATGATATAGAAATTGATTTTATTACCATTTTAGAAGATAATGAAATGCCCGATATTGTTAGTGGTGGTACCAATTTTGATTTAGATGATGATAAATATGAAGAAGAAGAAAATATTAGTGGTGGAGGTCAACGTAAAGGTCGCAAAAAGCTTACCGATTTAACACCTACCGAAACAGCATTGTTTAGAGAAGCAACTGAAACTTCTATGGTTAATCCGAATACACAATTAATCACGAAGACATTAAACAAAGTATATTTGGGTAAATTTCCTATCATGGTTCAATCCAACTTTTGTATTTTAAATGGATTACCTAAAGAGGTCAGATATAATATGGGTGAATGTAATAATGACTTAGGTGGTTACTTTATTATTGATGGAAAAGAAAAGACAGTTGTTCCTCAAGAAAAATTTGGTGATAATATGCTTTATGTACGTCAGTTAATTAAAGAAGATGTAGATGAAAATGAAGACGACCATGAATATTTGTATTCTGCTGAAATTAAATCTGTTTCTGAAAATATATCTAAGCCTCGTCGTACCTTGTCTGTAAATATAGTTGCACCCAATATTAAATATTCAAATAAGAATATAGTAGTAAATATACCCAACGTAAGAAAACCCGTTCCATTATTTATTGTATTCCGTGCACTTGGTATATTAAGTGATAAAGAAATAGTTAGTATGTGTGTATTAGATATTGAAAAATATGATGATATGGTTGATTTATTAGTTCCTTCTGTTCATGATGCTAGCACCGTTTTTACACAAGCTGCTGCTATTAATTATATTGCATTATTAACCAAGGGTAAAACAACCGCTTATGCTATGGAAGTTTTAGCTGATTATTTATTACCACATGTAGGTGAATTAAATTTTAAACAAAAAGCATACTATTTAGGTCATATTGTATTTAAATTATTAAATGTTTATACTGGGGTTGAAGAACCAACTGACCGTGATAATTTTAAGTATAAGCGCGTTGAATTAGTTGGTTCTTTAATGTATGATTTATTCCGTGAATACTATATTATTCAACAACGACAAATCCAAAAGTCTTTTGAGGAAATTGTAAGATATAATAGGGGTATTTATGAAAATAATTTAATTGGTCTTATTCAAGACAAACAAAAAGAAGTATTTCAACAACGTTCTCTAGAAGCTGGATTCAAAAAGGCTTTTAAAGGAAACTGGGGTTCTATGACGCATACCAAACGTATCGGTATTGTTCAAGATTTAAATCGTTTGTCTTTTAACTCAATGTTAAGCCATTTACGTAAAACCAATTTACCATTGGATGCGAGTGTAAAAGTGGTTGGACCTCGTGTATTACATAGTTCACAATGGGGGTTCCTTGATCCACTTGATACTCCTGATGGCGGTAATATCGGATTGCATAAACATCTTGCTTTATCGACTTATATTACTCAATCTTATTCTAGAGATAAATTAATTGATTGGTTACGATTGAATATTAATATGAAATTATTGGAAGATTGTAGTCCACTTTATGTTTCCAAATTAACAAAACTATTTGTTAATGGATACTGGGCTGGTTGTATTGATGATCCTATTGAATCAGTGGAAAAAATGAAGTTATTCCGTAGAAATGCATTAATACCTATTTATACCAGTATTACATTTAATATTAAAGATAATTCTATTTATATTTATACTGATGGTGGTCGTCTTTGTAGACCTATTTTTTATAAAGACAATTATACACAAAAAATGTCTTATGAAAATGTTATTAATAAATTAACTGATAAAGATTTTACATGGAATGATTTAATTACTGGTTTTAATAAAAAGATAGATAATACATTTAATCCTGATAATAATAAATTGTATGAATTTAATGAACTTTATAATGTAAATAATGAAACTAATCCAGCAAGATTGAAGAGCTATTTACAAAATAAGGCTATTTTAGATTATATTGATCCAAGTGAATCTGAAGATGTTTTAATTGCTATTAATGAAAACCAATTAACTGATACTTCCAAACATACACATATGGAAATTCACGAATCTTTAATATTAGGTGTATTGGGTAATTTGATTATCTTTCCTGAAAATAATCCAGGTACTCGTAATTCCTTTTCATGTGTTCAAAGTAGACAAGCTTGTTCTATGTTTCATACTAATCATCAAGTACGAATGGATAAAACATCTGTTGTATTGGATTATGGACAAACGCCCTTGGTTAAATCTCGTTATATGCAATACATAAATAATAATGAAAATGCCTACGGTGAAAACGTCATTGTAGCGGTTATGTGTTATACTGGTTATAATGTAGAAGATGCAGTATTAGTAAATGAAGGATCATTACAACGTGGTTTATTCAGTACTACTTATTATAGTACATATGAGACTCATGAAGAAAAAAGTTCTTCTGGTAATGATACCATTGAAACCTTATTGACCAATATTGAAGATAATGTAAATGTAATGAATACAAAACCTGGATATTCTTATAATAAATTAGATAATCATGGTATTATTCAAGAAAATACACCTGTAGATGATAAAACTGTATTAATCGGTTTAACTTCAAGTAGTAGTAATAATCCTGATACTAAATTTGATGTATCTAAAGTACCTAAAAAAGGTCAGTTAGGGGTTGTAGATAAAACATTTATAACAGACGGAGATGAAGGCGTTCGTATTGCGAAAGTACGTATTCGTGAAAGACGTCAACCTTGCATTGGTGATAAAATGGGTTCTCGTGCAGGACAAAAAGGAACAGTCGGTTTAATTATACCGGAAGTAAATATGCCTTATACTAAAGATGGAGTTCATCCTGATATTATTATTAATCCTCATGCAATTCCATCACGTATGACTATTGGACAATTTGTAGAAACATTAACGGGTAAAGCAAGTGCTATATATGGTTCTTTTGGTGATTGTACTGCTTTTAATAATAAAGGTTCTAAAATTGGTGTATTTGGTAAATTGTTATCTCAATCTGGTTATCATTCAAGTGGTAATGAAATAATGTATAATGGTATGACGGGCGAACAATTAGATGCTGAAATATTTATGGGTCCAAATTATTATATGCGTTTAAAACAAATGGTAAAAGATAAAATTAATTCTCGTTCACTTGGTCCTAGAACAGCTCTTACAAAACAACCTGTTAGTGGTAGAGCAAATGATGGTGGTTTACGTATTGGTGAAATGGAACGTGATTCAATTATTTCTCATGGAACATCTGAATTCTTACGTGAATCAATGATGGAGCGTTCTGATAATTATCATATGGCTGTTTGTAATAAGACTGGTATGTTAGCTATATATAATCCATCTAAGAATATTTTTATGAGTCCTATGGCGGATGGTCCACTTCAATACGTCGGTGATATTGAAAATAACGATATGAGAGTGAATAAAGTTACCAAATACGGTCGTGATTTTAGTGTTGTAAACGTGCCTTATTCTTTGAAATTATTAATACAAGAATTACAAACTATGAATATTCAAATGCGTATTATTACTGAAGACAACATTGATCAAATTGAAAATATGTCCTTTTCTAAAAATATTAATAAATTGTTAATGAATGAGAAATATGAATTAAATGCGAAAACAATGAGAAATATGAATCAAGAATATAAAGCAAATTTTCAACAAAATGATCAAAACAATGAATTATTACAAACGCCTGAAGAAGAAACGCCTGAGACAGACAAAGAAACATCTAATGAAGTTTCACCTGATTCACCTGGATACAATCCTAATTCACCATATGTACCAATTTCACCGGATTATCCACCACCAGATTCACCCGCATATGTACCAATTTCACCTGATTATCCACCACCTGGTTCGCCCGCATATAATCCTAATTCACCCTATGATAATATAACGGATGGAGAAAGTTCACCATTCGCGCCTGGAGATAGTCCACCGTTTGCACCGGGAGACAGTCCTCCGTTTGCACCTGCTGGTGGAAGTGTAGACAAAGAAACATATAAAGTTGGAGATACTGTTCATTATAGAGGTGATAAATTACCTAATCGTTTATGGAATATTTCCAATATCGGAGACCAATTTATGACTATTAAAACTGATACTATGGATGGATTATCACCTGATGAAAGTATTAAAGTCGTAAGTGATATTGATATTTATAAAAGAGATAATTACCATTTTGATAGTAATTTACAATACGATAAATCGCTTCAAATAAAAGATACTATGCAACAACATGTTTCTCAAAATGGAGGAATCAAACCTATTGAAAACGACCAAACTAATCCCACTATTCATTTTGCACCAGTTATTATAAATGGTGGTGATGTAAGCCAAATACCTTCTGCTTCTTCGTCTTCTATTGCTGAAAATATAATACCCGATGTTGTTCCTGAACATAATATACAAATGAAACCTGATATTGCTGAAACTCAACATGAAGATACAAAATCATCGTCATCAAATGATAATATATTTACCAATAATTTCTTGATTAAAAAGCTAATGCAATAAATATAAAAAATTGAATAGATTTAAAAATATATATATAAAATATTATATATATATACGGTAAAATGAGTAAAAATAGTAACTTAATCTTAAGCCTTTATAAATCTCGAAATACAATTGTCGAATTGTTAGAATATCAAGGTTATAATATTGATAATCATATGACCTTTAGTATTAATGAAATTGATGCTATGTATAAAAATAAACAATTAGACTTTTTAGTAACCCATAAAAATAACAACACAAAAACATATATTAAATACTTTTTAGATTCTAAGCAAATTAAACCAAATGTTTTAGATGAATTTATAGATGAATTGTTTCATATAGAAACTGTTTTAACCAAAAATGATACTCTTCTTATTATTGTTGAAGATGAACCCAATGATACTATTATTACAAAAGTCAAATATTTATATGATAAAATGGGTATTTTCGTTGTATTACATCGTATTACCCGCTTACAATTCAATATTTTAAATCATAATTTGGTTCCCAAATGTGAAATTTTAGATGATGAAGAAGTTCAACAATTACAAAAAACATATAATATTACTGATATTAAGAAAATTCCTGAAATATCCAGGTTTGACCCACAAGCATTGGCTATGTCTTTACGTCCTGGTCAAATATGCAAATTTGACCGAAATAGTGCAACCAGTATGAATTATACATATTATCGTATATGCATTTAATATGATAATTTAGAAATATATTATATATATTATATATAATATACAATATGTCCAATGAATACCAATGTTCAATATTAAAAGAAACTCAACCTTTAAAACCATATAGCGAATACAATAATGATAGTAGTGTTGTATTTGGAGCCATACAGACAGATAACGGTTCTCAAGGTGTATATACAGTATATGCAGATAAGGACCGAACTCCTCAATTAAATTGTTTAATTGAATGGAAAAATGATTTAACCAGTATTATACAAGAACAATATCCTAATATTGATTTGGAACAAACACAGGCGGATATTAACGCACTTCAGAATAAACTAAATGAATATGCAAATAAAATTGAAGAAATTGATGGTTTAAAAAAATCATTAAACGGATTTAATAATACAAAATTAAAATACATTGACCAAGAATTTGAAGTGGAAAGAAAAATGCAAAAACAACTATTAGATGATTATGTTAAACGCGCTCGAAAAGACCGTTTAGTTATTCAAGATGAATTTGATATGAAAGTAGAAGCATTAAAAGCAAAACATGAACAAGAATTAGATGACCAAGAAAGAGAATATAGACAAAATATTCAAAGTAATGAAATTCAATTTGAAAATACAAAATCAGGCTTAATATCAAGGCATAAAGATGAATTGAAAGCGAAAGAAGAACAAATCGACATATTACAACAAAATCTTGCTGATTCAGATACACGTCATGAAACAAATCTAGCAAAAACTAAATCAGAGTTAGAAGCGTCAATCACTAATAACAAACAAAAAGATTTAAAATTACATTATGCATTATTAGATAATGAAGCAAATAAGAAATTATATCATTTTTTACAAAAAGATAACAAATCATTAGAATTGGCTTCTCAAAATGCACATAATATAAATATTAAAAATGATATACAAAAACAAATAGATGAAGATATGCAAATTATTAATCAAATTCAAAGTAAGAACCGTGATGGATTTACAAATATGGTTCATGATAATAAAAATCATTTTTTATTGGGTTTAGGATTATTAAGTGCCGGTTTTATTATTTATAGAATAAACAAATAAAGAAATAAAATATATTATAATTTATATTATCCTACTATAAATTATAAATGAAAAATAAATTATTAGTTATATCCATATTATTAATTATTATTATTGTTATTCTTTCGTATTATTGGTTAAGTAAAGAAGAGAGTATGATAGAACCATATGTTAATAATTTTGGATCTTTTCATATTCGTAATTTAAATGAAGATGGAACTGTAAATCCTATATTAGATTCAAGTAATAAATTAGAACAATTAAGATTAAGTACATTCTTCAGTAGTAGCTGTTATGTATATATTCCCGAAGGAATTACTGAAATAAATGGATTTTTTCAACAAGGAGAATTCTCAAATTCAAAACCACCAATAAAGGAAGTATATTTACCTTCAACATTAAAAAAAATAGGGATGAATGAATTTAAAGATTATACAGAGTTAACACATATTAATAATTACGATAATGTATTTGAACCTGGAATAGAAGAAATAGGTGCAAATGCATTTCGTAATACTGCTATTAAACATGTAAAATTACCAGCAGAAAATAATAGATTAAATAAAGACCTATGGAATCATACAAATATAAAGGACCTAAATTCTTGGTTATCATATAGGCCGTTTGTGATAAAGAATATATATACTCAGTATACACAAGATGAAGCATTATTTAAAGATAAATGGACAATTGTATATAATAATAAATATTATCCTATTCATGATGTACACCCTGATATAAAATGTAATGCTATGGATATTCCCGGGCACGATAAAACGCCTTATTACAATAGCGGTCCAGAAGGTAGGGGCGATGAGTGCGGTTGGAAGTTGAGTGACGGTTGGAATAATTGGTATCGTGCAGATGGATGTGGAAAATGGGGACGTTGTTGTAAATGTAAAAAGAGTCAAACAGTTTGGATTGATATATACGACCCGAATACAGGAGCAAAAAGTAATAATGGTAATATAGGTCATTATAAAAAAACAAGTGATAATCAAGGACCTTATTGGAAAAATGGGAGTAGATATTATGGATGGAACTATGCTAATGATAGACTATTGGGTACAGAGGTTGATAATACTACTACTGAGAATAAATATAAATATGTAGCAAATAATAATTATATCAAGGTAAATAAAGATAGTATTACATCTGATAAAATTCGTGAAATACGTAAAGCATATCAAAATAATAAATTTCCATTTGAGGATAGTGTAACTATTGATTATTATAGGAACGGTGACCCCGGGAGTAATTCACACACATTATTTCTGGAAAATCGACAAAAAGGTAATTATTTAGCTCCTAATCTATCATCTCATATTCAAACTATTGAAAAATATATTACAGATACAGAAATAGTTGAAATAGCTACCTATCTTAATGTTGAAGATGTGCGTCATATTGAGGGTAATAATAGTTCGGACGGATACTTATCAGTCAGTAAATACAATACAGATAGACTTTATCGTAATTTCTATCAAGATATGAAAATAATAAATATTGTAGATGGCGCCGTAGCACTTGGAGAATCACTTTTTGAAGAGAATTCATATGTAGAAACCATAATAATTCCATCATCTGTAAAATATATAAAAGATAAATGTTTTAAATCATGCACAAATCTAAAACGTGTTCTTTTTTATCCCGTGAGTCAACTAATTAGTATTGGGAATAATGCGTTTCAAGGATGTAATAATCTTAATACTATACATCTTCCAGATAGTTTACAAACTATTGGTTATAAAGCGTTTCAAGGTTGTAGTAATTTACAAGTATACATTAATCCTTCCAGTCAATTAAAAGTGGTTGCGATGGATGCATTTGATAAAACTATAAATAAACTTGTTTTACCCGCACAAACTCATTTTACACCACCTTATAACGAGAATGTATTCCAATATGGAATTCTTGCAGATACAAAAGCCAGCTACAATAATATCGATTCTCGATTATCTAATAGATATATTAGTCAAACAATATTAATTCACAATGTTAATGAAAATAATACTCAAAATGTTGATAATATTCTTTATGAAGTCAAAACAATAAAATCAAGTAATATAGATTATTATTTTTACTATTTTCATAAACCTGAAAAATCAGATACGCAATATAATATTTCATTTTATTCGAAGAAAGGTGTTAGCAGTATACCAACGCAGACATTGCTTGTAGGAGGGGGCGGAAGTGGTGGTGTTGGAAATCATTACAGTTATGGAAATGGCGGTGGTGGTGGAGGAGAAGTAATAATATTAAATCAATATCAATTATATAGTAATGATAGTATTACTATGAAAATTGGTTGGGGGGGTGATTGGAATACTTCTAAAAAGCATACTGATGGACAAAACCCAGGAATAAGCATGAGACATGGTACGAAGGGTGCACCAACAACCTTAAAAATAAATTTAAATAATCAAACACTAATTTCACACACTGCGAGACCGGGTACTGGTGGAATAACTAGTAATCATAATAAGACTGGTAATGGTGGTCAGAGCGGTTCAGGTAAGGGTGGTGGAAGCGGACCTAATAGAAATAATACTGCTGGTGGAGGAGGTGGAGGAGGTGATTTTGAAAATGGCGGCGGTGCAAAATATCCTGGAAATGGTGGTGGTGATGGCGGTAAAGGTGTTACATGGATTGATCATCAAGGATATGGCGGTGGCGGTGGCGGTGGCGGTGGATGGGGTAGCGCTAATGGTTATCGTGGTAATCGCGGCAGTGCTCCAGGAAACGCCACTCATGGAGGAGGAAAGGGTGGACAAGGCGGATATGCAGCAGATGGAAGAAACGGTAGCGGAGGAGGAGGAGGAGGTGGTTCTAAGGGAGGCCCACATACGGATACTCATAGCGATTGGCCATATTTAGGTTGGCCTCATGGTCATGGTGGTCATGGTAGTTGTGTATTTGCTTTTAATAAGTATCAATTTGATGAAGGTGGTTGGAAACTTCAATTTATACCAATTAATTATATTCTTGGTGAAGATGGAAAAACAATAAATGAATCATCTTATAATAAACAAAAAACATACGATGTTTATCAAAATAATTTCGCTAAAAAATTTTCAATAGTAAATAAGGCTAATATCAATGAAAATAATAGTAGACATTCATTCTTAACTGTTCCATTTCCCATTGATTATTATAATAATAATAATAGTTTTTCAAGTAATATCTTAGAGACACAAGGCCAAGATATTCGACGTAAGATTCAAGCTATTGAAGAAGCAGAAGATATTATTACTACTAATATTCAAATTATAGAAGAAAGAATAAATCAATTGCCTGTAACATATTTAATTAATCTTATGAATAATGCTTATGATATGGCTGATTTACCCAGTTTAACTGATTTTAACACAGATATTACTACTATAAATACTTATGTAAGTACTGTCGAAGAACAATTTATAAATGTTATAATTGAAAAAAATAAAGAACAATTTCAATTAGAATTAAATGGCCTAAAAACTGATAAAGATGAATTACAAAGACAAATAAACGAGGCTGAAACTACAAATAAAGCAAGAATACAAAGACGTTTAGAACGTGAGCAGTATTTAGCAGAAGCAGAAGTAACGCGCCAAGGAGAAATAAGTACATTAAAAGATTCTGCAGTAGAAGAAGCTAAATCAGCTACACAAACATGGTTTGATGCATATAAAACAAAATATAACTCGGATGAATTAGATGAAACTATTACGAGTAAAAAAGGTTCTATCAGTTTATATAACAAGAATGTTGAAAATAGTATTATTTTAAAGCAATTAGATACCAGTTTGAATTATTTAGATGGTGTATTCGGACGAGTGAGTGACCAAAACATGTCTACTGAAATAGAACGAAATATGCTAGATCTTGAACTTAAAAATATTGGAAAGGAAAAAGAGGCCAGAATAAAGGAACTCCAAAAATTACAAGAAGAAGATACCAATTTAAAAAAGGAAAATATAAAAATAAAAGATAGATTAAAATTAACAAAATTAGATCAAATAATAAGTAATAACAATATGGATTTAAAACATGTAAACGATACTATAAAACAACAAAGATTATTTACAGATAATGTGAAAGATTTGGTTCAAGATAAAAAGAATAAATTGAATATATTAGGTCATGCATATAATACCAGTGATAATGTTATACAAAGTCAACAACAATTAATCGATAATAATATAAAGACACAAGAAAAATATCAAATAGAAAAATTCACGAATTTAAATAAATACAATATGAAATATATGGATCCAAAATATGAAGATTATCGTTTAAATCAAGAAGATTGTGACCAATTACTGAATGAATTTGATTCTGATAAATATTGTGAACAAGCGTATTATAATAGTAATAAAGACAAATGTATATCAAAAGAAATATGTGAAAATAGAAACAATAATAACGAATTAGAAAATGAAATGTATAACAATCCGGGAACTGGTAAACGATTTAAGGACAATAAAGATAATTATAATTATAATTATACTAACACAATTAATATGTCTTTAGGTATACTCACTTTATTCACAATCATTTATAAAATTAAATAAATTTTATTATATATTTATGTAAACCTAATATATAATAATGTCTTCAATATTTCCATATACACAAACTGAAATATATGAAAACCCTGATAAAATAAAAGAATTATATAAAACTTATAATACTTTATTACGAGATCTAATGAAAGAAACTATCAAAATAACTAATATACTCCAATATGTAAACCCGTATGATAAAACAAGAAATGAAAACTTGGATCCTGTTATAGATAATTATCGTATAAATGTTAATAGAAAATTAAACGAAATAAGTTTTTTACAAGATCAATTACAGTCAGCTCCTACTATACCTGAATTAGAAACAGGTAAAATAAATGAAATAAATGAAATAAATGGTCAAACCAGAAAATTACTCGATGAAATTAAGATATTAAATGAAAATATTGGTGATATAAGACAAGACATATCAAAAGAAAATAAAAATATTGATTCAAATCTTCAAGTAGAATTAAATAATATTCAAAATAAAATTGCTGTTAGTAAAAATAGAAATCAAGGTCTATTAGATGATGAATATTACAAAAAATATATACATGATAAATCGTTAGTAAAACAAAAGGATATAAACAGAATGGATTTAAATAACAATAAAACTTATGATACTATAATATATAATATGAAAGAAGACAAAAAACAAAAAGAATTATCAAACAATAAAAAAAGATTACAATTTAAAACAGATAAAATAGAAAGACAAACCGGAGATGTAAAATATAATTTAAATAAAACTGATAGATTAAAAACAGCTGATGCGAGTTTAAAAGCATTGGATGAATTAGAAAAACAATTTACAGAAAATAGTATACCAGCGAATAATAAGATTGAAAATTTTTCAAACATTGATGAATACAAAATACAATATTTATCGCCCGATTATAAAAAAATTATGTTAAGCGATGCTTCATGCAACGAATTGGACCCAGGATTTAATGAAAGTCTTAACTGTAATGATTCGAATTATAATAAAAATGACGAAAATATCAAAAATTGTATGCAAAGAGCATGGTGTGAATATCGAGGTCTCAACACAACACTACATGATAATCAAACACAATCATCAGAAGATAAAGAACGTTATCAAGATGCGAATGAATATTATAATTTAGCGGTTGTTGATAGTATTAATTTAACTATTGGTATATTTGGAGTTGTATTTTTAATTTTAAAAAATAGAAATATCATTTAATATATATATATGAAAGCTTTTGATTATCATTTTTATAACAATTTAAAATATTCAAATAAAATAATGCAAAATGAAAATAAATCTCACAAAGAGCGAAATTCTATTAATCATAATTTAGTAAATTATAAAACAAACAATACATCTTCATTAACTATTTTCAATACGGTTTTGATTATTTTGTATTACTTAGTATTAGGCTATTTCATATATGTTTTTTTAATGAATACTAAAACCGTTTTGCCTATTAACAAAGTAATTATTGGTTTGTTATTACTTTATCCATTTATTATTCAACCTATTCAACAATTATTATATGGTGTTTATCGTTCAACTATAGAATATTTGTTTAATACGAATATGAGCGAATCATTTGTCGAAAGTATGTCTCAAAAAGATAAACAATATTTATCCGAACAAGAATTAGACGATGTAAACCGTTTTAATCAAGAATACAAAGATTACATTCAAACCATAAAAGATACTATACAAGAACAAACTGCTCAAGAATTACAAGTTAGTTTTGATGAATGGATTGCCGCCAATAAAATAAATACAGAAGTGTCTATACCAATCAATTTTAGTGATGAAGAACTTGAACAAATATCACAAGAAATTGGTGTTTCACAAAATTTACTCGATGAATTTTTTGATGATATAAATAATAATATTGATGAACAAAATCCCATATCATTAGAAGAAATGTTTGATTCTTTATCACCTGAAAAACAAGAAAAATATAAAGATTTAAAAGATGATCTGGATGTTATTAACGGTGTGAATTCAAACAAAAATAATGATTTCATTCAAAAATTTATGGTTACTAATACTAATAATAATAAAATGTTAGATGAAATACACAATAATGCTAATTTTATCCAAAATAATAAAGACGAAATTAACTTTACAAATGGTTCTATTAGACAAGAAAACAAAGAACATGAAAATTATATTATGTATTCTAATTTATTATTAGCCGGTTTATCAACCACTATTTTATATTTTATTTTTACAGAATTATAAATATAACATAATTATATACAATGTCTAATTATGTTGCTTACTCTCGTGATGAAATAATTATGGAAAATTATACCAATTTAAATAAAGATATTACACAACTCAAAAATTTAGTAAAAGAAAAAACTAATTTACAACTTAATATTGATGAAAATGCTGAAAATAATAGAAAAAAATTGATAGATCTAGATACACAATATGAAGATAATCAAAAAATAAAAGCAAAAGATACAAGTGTATTAGATGTAATGAAAAAAGATAATATTAAAATAAATCGTAATCAACAGTTATTAACTTCTTTAGGAATGATTACAGCTGCTACTTTAATCGTATTTACATTTTTAAAAAAATGATTTTTATAATATGTTTTTATATTATATAAATGTCTAATTATTCAAGTGATCAACAAATACCAGAATCGATTAAAACAAGAATAAAAACCGATTTAGATGCTATAGATAAAGGTATTGAAAATATAAAACCTCGTATATCTGCATTACAAAATGCTATTAAAAATGATAATTATACTGGTTTAACCGCAGAAAATAATATTAACGATAAAATTCAAGCCGCTCATAAGTTATATACTCTAGAAAATAATATGAATTATTTAGAATCTGCAAAAATTGCATACAACAAATTAGACGAAGTTTATAAGGCAAAAGAAACTGCATTAAATACTGCGCATGAATCAGAATTAGCAACTCAACGTTCAAAAGTTGAACAAAGTGAAGCAGCAAAAACTGCAGCAGAAAAGGCAGCAGAAAAGGCAGCAGGAGAACATGAAAATGCAAAAAATAAATTACTAGGTGATATAGTAGAACTTAATAAAACATTTGAAAAAGCAGAACGTGATTATAATAAAACTATAAGTACTCAAGAAGATACTATAAATACTCAAGCAGAAACTATAAGTGCTAAAGATACAACCATCAAAGAAAAAAATGATTTGAATAATGAACTGGGACTTCAATTAGGAGGTATGGCTACTCAATTAGGTACAAAAGATGCAGAACTTAATGCTAGAATTAAACTAAACGAGGCTGCTATCACTTTAAAAGACGCAGAACACAACAATAAAATAATCGAAATTCAAAGAAATTTATCAATATTAATAGGTTCTTTATCATCGGAAACTATATTGGGCACACAAGTTGTTGAAAACCAAAAGAAAGTATCAAGTTATTTAAATAAGGAGCAAACGCGTTTATCTAATGAAAAAAATAGAATGGAAGAAGATGTTGATCATATCAAAAGAGAAGCTATATTAAGTGATACACGTAAAAAACGTACAACGGCCTATAATTATATATTAGTTGTCTTTATTTTAACGATGGCGTTAGCATTGGTATTGCATTATTTAAAAAAATCTATCATATTCCTTCCATCTTTTCTTTTTAACTTTTTAATTGTTTTAACATTATCAGGTGGATTGATTTATATGGTAAATTTGTATTTAGATATTATTAAACGTGACCCTATTTATTACGATAAATTAGTATTTTCACCACCAACTGACCTTGTAACCGATGACGAGAAAGCAGCAGCGGCAGCTGCTGCTGAAGCCCAATCTGCTGCTTTAGCAAAGTTATGTCAAACTGCTGATTGTTGTGATAAAGTTACAAATGCATGGAATGAAGATAAAGGGTTATGCATGCCTATAGATAAAACTAATGAAGAAAATAAAGAAGCATTTACAAATATATTTAAAAGTGAATGTTGTAAATTATAATCTCCAAAATATATAAATGAGGATTACAACAATTGATTATGATAATTTAAAACGATCGAACGAAGTATTAAAAAACCAAATTAATAGTTTACAAAACAATAAAAAAGATACCAGTAACAGCTATGAAACTCGTATTTCTTACGTAAATACACAGTTAGAGACAATTAACAGTATTAATTATTATTTGTATTATTTATATTTATTTTGTGCTATTTTTATTACTTTTCTTCTTTATAAAAACCAAACTTTACATAAATATGTAAAAATCGCTATTTTAGCAAGTATATATGCTTATCCATTTGTTATTTATCCAATTCAAAATTATTTTTATGAATTATATAATTATTTATATTCTATTTTTATGGGAATTTCTTACCAAAAGAAATAAGTAAAAAATATATTTATTATTTTTTGAAATATATTTTTTTTTACACTATTGAAGATTTAAAACTCTGTTTTTACATATGTTTATTTGTATATAGTTCTAACTTGGTCGCTTCCAAGAATATGTCCTGACATTTTCATATCAGTATAACATATTTCAAACACATTGTTGTAAGACCAATTATAATCATAACATAAACTTAAACTCGGTTGATTATCAAACGAAAACTCAAAATAAAAACTTGTATCAACTAGACTCGTTTCTATATCCATCATAATTTTGTATTTCTTACAGATAATCGGTATAATTATATTGTATCTTTGATCGTGTTTATGAATTATATTTACAAACTTATGATAATCAACCGCATTTTTATCTTTATACTTATACTTGATGCGTCCATCATACTGAAGTATGATATTTACTATTTCATATGGAAGTTTTTTCGTATAATTTTCATTTATAACTTGTGTTTCATTGTCGTCATGGAATATCCATTTATTATTTAAATGTTTAACAATAGCATTATATAAATAGTTTATTTTATCCATTACTATAAATAATACATAATAAAACATTTATATCTTTTTATTATATTTTCAAAAAACGGCTTTTAAATCTTCAAGGGTTTAAAGTGCATTTTCATCAATGTCATCATTATACTCATTAATATTATGTTCTTCAGTATGCTCGGAATAAACTTTACGAATACTTATGTTCATCCATCGTCCACGTACTGCCTTACCATATCTGGTATTCATATACTCATGCAAGTCCTTAGTGCTGGGGCCCTTGCCGCCATAATTCGACATGTACCAAGTATTGAATTCGTTATTGATATCAAGTTTAGATACCTTACCACCGTCTTCTTTGATAATTCTATCTTCAATGAATTCAGAGATATAGTCTTGCGATTTTTGGTAATCTCGGGATTTCTCAAGGACAAGGTCACAGTCTTCGACAATACCATCAGTTTTAACACATTCTTCAATCAACATCGCAGCGAATATTTCCTTCCATTCATCAAACTTTTCGTCAATGGTTTTGTTTAACTTAAATTGATATGGCTTCTCGATATCTCCTGGTTTTGGATTATCAGTAAACAATGATAAAAATGGAACTGCGCGAATACGACGCCAAGTACCATGGTCCGTAGAGTTTACTTTCATTAAATTGTTACATGTTACAACTAATTTGAACTGTGGAATAAAAGATACCGTTGCGAGCATATAAGGTGCTCTTCCTTGAATTTGATCCTTACCGGACGTGAGCTGCTTCATTACACCCTCATTCAAAACATCATCCTTAGAGGGCTCCTGTAAGACTGCATAACGTTTACCTTTAAGACCAATAATCTCTGGAGTAACACCACCAATTTTTCCACGTTTATCAGTAACCAAACTTAATGGAACATCTACCTTGTAATTACCAAGTACTTTTTCCATAAAATTGACTAAAACTGATTTACCGTTCTGGCCAATCCCAATGTACATGTTAAAGGTTTGGTTAGTTGAAGTACCCATTAATGTAGATGCGAGATGTTGCCACATATATTTACAGAGTTCAGGAACAGGAAACAATTGGTTCATAAAATCTCTTATTTCATCCATCATAATTTTGATAGACTTACGATTATACAACGTTTTGTGATTGATATCAATATAATCAATATTTGTACACATAGAAATATTATCTTCAGGTTTGCCTTTACGAAAAACTTTTTCTTTAAAATCATAAACACCATTGTTAAAGCAAAGTAAGTAAGGATTGGTATCCAGTTTAGCCATAAATTCTCCATCATAGAACAACTCTTTAGCTTCTATCATGATATTGTTTTTGTTCTTCGTTTGGGTTAACAGTATGGCTATTTGAAGTGTTCTCTTTGTTCGCTCTTTGTAGTCGTTATCGGCATCAGCATCAGCATCATCATCATCTCGTGTTATCACTGGAATAGAAGTTTGACCTTTCGCTGCATATAATTCACGTAATGAAGTTGAAATATGCTTTCTTAGTGTTACACCTTGATCAATTTCAGACCACCTGTTATTTTTGTACTGATACCAGATACCGCTTTTAATGGACGTACATACGTACTCGTCTTTGAACATTTGATAAAGAACACGCGCTAGATCAAAATCACCACAACCTGATTTGGTATTACCCTTACCAGCAGCAGGTGAAGTCATACGAATGGTCTCTTCGACATAGTAATCAATATTATTCATTCGAACCTTGTTATACTGCTCGGGGTTTTCTATTTTTGCCCAGTGGTACAAAGACAATTTCGTTAAATTGTTATGCTGCTTAATATCAAAACTATGCCACTTGTCAACAATTTCAGGTATATCGCTATAATTGAAAGTCGGTGACTGAGAACTAAACTTCAACCACACTATCAAAAGTTTATCGACCTCTTTTGCGTCAACAACAGATATATTGAATAACACCCAGCCAACACGGATCCATTTATCGTAAGAGCCACTTGCGTAATAATTCGCAGGTAAAATCATAGCATACTCAAAAATAGTATTATAATGATAATCAAGAACAGAATTCTTATTCTTATCAAGAAAACATTCAACCAAGTAATCCAATTCATCTTGTGATTGAATCTGAGTTAATAATTGGCGGTCATTTGTATTTCGCAATGATTTAATGTTACTGCTTGGAACTCTAACCATCTTTTGCGAGGTGTTTAGTTCTTCATATTCTTGAAACTCTTGCAAAAATGTATCTCTTGGAAGAAAAGATGGGTGTTTTTTGCAACGGGCGGATAAATTTTCAAGATTATCTTTGATAAATTGTTTTGTTAATTTTACATTCTCACGAAACAACTCACCATCACTTTCATCATACTTAATTTTGTATACATGTGATACTTTGTAACGTTCATGGTCAGGCTTACGTGAACCAATAAGTTGCCAATTTGCTTCACCCCTTGAAACACGGTCATCTAACACGTCATCCCATGAGTTCGTAATTTGTAGGTCGCCCCACATATCAGGTAATTCACGTAGCATTTTCTCACGCAAATATTGCTGAATAAATAAATTCTTCTTTTTCAGCCAAATCATGATATGCACCCCGTCTTTGGTAATATTTTTGTCTATTATTCTGTTTATTGAGGGTTTTTCTAATATTATTATATGAAATTCACTCTTTTTATCAAAAATATACATTTTGTTGAGATATTCAGTTAACTTATCAACAAAATCTTCTATATGTTCGTTTGAATACTGACGTTCATCTACGCTTATGTTATGACGAAAATCAATATCCATAAGAATCGGACCATTATCAGTTAACTGCTTCTCTGTTAAGTATTCCTTCTTATCTTTAGATAGTACATGATTATAATATAATTGTAAAAACATTGGATACTCTGTATCGCTAATGTGGTAAGAGCCTCCATATATTTCTACTTGTTTATCTTTTTGTTTTCCTATTCGAGTATTCGTTTTTTCTGTATTTTTATCATCTTTACTAACAATATGCTGTCGTAAAAAGTCATTCAAATCTATATATGCACTCGTATTTGGTATAATTCCATTCATTCAATGAAACTGATTAGTTAATATACCTATATATTTTTATATCCTTTCATAATCAATTTTTCATCATGCATATTTATAAAGTTGTTAATATATAAATACATATTAGCAGTTAATTTTTAAAAAATTGAATATTATAAAATTACTGTTAAATAATATAAATAAATATTCTATTATTATATAATAATGAAATTCTGCGATAATTGTGATAACATGTATTATATTGGTTTAGATGATAATGATAAAAACAAGTTAAGGTATTATTGTCGTAATTGTAAACATGTAGATGAACTATTAGCATCTGATAGCATGTGTGTTTTAAGTACCAATTTTAAAAATAACGATAACAACTATCATTATATTATCAATAAATATACGAAATTTGACCCAACATTACCCCATATTTATAATATTCCTTGTCCAAATGAACAATGTAAAACAAATACAAGTGAAATGAATAGTGATGTAATTTATTTACGATATGATAATGCGAAAATGAAATATATTTATATTTGTACTGTTTGTGATACTAATTGGAAAACAAATGAAACGAAATAAAAATTAGATTTGAAAAATTGATTTAGAAATTATATGATATCATATTATAATAGTAAATATAATATGAAATTAATGGATAACCAAGACATGGATGATTTAAATAGTATTGCTTCTAATGATAAAAGTGATAATGATTCTGATATTGAATCTATATATAGTGACGATGAAGATGTACCTCCACCGCCACCACCTTTAGAAGAAGATGATGAAAATGATAAGATTGATGACGACATAGAAATAAATGATGATGATGACGATATAGAAATAAATGAAGATGATGACGACGATATAAAAATAAATGATGATGATGACGATATAAAAATAAATGATGATGATTTACCTTTTACTAATACACCTTTTGAACAATTTAGTGAAGATGATGATCAAATGGATGATGACGAAATGGATGATGATGACTATTTACAAAAATTTGATGAAAATAATCAACAACAAATTATTCAAGACCATCATCCTGAATTACATCAACACAATATTGATGAAATTAATGCGATGACTACTATTATTAAAGATAAACATGGAAATATTACTGACCCATTACATAAAACATTACCTTTTATTACCAAATATGAAAAAGCTCGTATTTTAGGAGAACGATCAAAACAAATAGCATCTGGTGCTACACCATTAGTTAATATTGATGAAACCATTATTGATAGCTACATTATTGCTACGAAAGAATTTGAAGAAAAAGCTATTCCTTTTATTATTAAACGCCCTCTTCCTTCGGGTGGTTGTGAATACTGGAAATTAGAAGACCTAGAAATTTTAGTTTAAATTATTTTAAAATTTTATAAAAATATTTTTATAAAATTTTTTTATGCATTATTCAAATAATCTTCCCAGCTTTGTTTAGTTCCACCATCATATGCAAATGCATAATTATTATGGACTAACCAATCGTTGACTAAACAATCATCGCATAATATTTCTACTAACAAACGACCATATTTATCAAAATCACCACAACGAACGTATACCATTTTATTTAATATTTTTTCACGTAAACAATCGCGCACCTTATACCCATATGCCTTTTCTGTTTTACATCGTGTTCTTACTTCTGGTGTATCTACACCAGTAAGACGACAATTCCATCTATATAATTTATTATGAATTGGAAATACACATTTAATAGTATCTCCATCATATACATCTACTACTTTGGCTCTATGTTCTTCACCTTCTAACGAAAATAAACCAATTTTATTATCTACTTTTTCCCAATCGATATTCATTATTCAATATAGTTTTATAACTTTATATTATTTACTTATAGATTATTTAATATTCCCTTGGTAATTGAGTTTTAGTGTATTTGTATTATTATCATTTAAATATTATTTTCATATTATAGTATAAATATATCATGAAAACAACCATATGTTCATACTGTAAAAAGGATGGACATTATATCAATAATTGTAAAGACCCTAATATAAGAATTTTACATAAAAATATTCAAAAAGATGCGATCATTCATCTTTATTGTTTATATAAATTAGATTTTAATTTTTTACTGTATAAATTAAATTTACTTACTATACCTGAATTACGTGTTTTAATATACTGGAATGATTTTGATTATAAATTACCAAGTAAACCAAATAAAAAAACAATACAAGAATATATTGATTTTCTTATACATCATTATACATTTCATTGTAAAAATTATATTTATATTCCATACATAGATAATCAAACCTTATGGAATTATGCTACCTATGTAAATCGTTTAACAAATAAAAATACGGTTCTTTCTGTGTATAAAGATATTGTTCAAATATCTCCACGACCATGTTGGTTTAATATTAATGTAAAATTAACATATAATGAAGTAATTCCAGATAAAAATATAGATAATAATTGTTCAATTTGTTTCGAACCTATATTTAATTACGGTACTTGCACCATGAATTGTAATCATAGTTTTTGTTCAAATTGTATTAAACAATATTTATTGTCTTTTTATCAATTAACAAATAGTATGCATGAAGAACCTATATGTCCATTATGTAGAAGAATGATTACATCTATATCTATGAATGAATATTTATCATATACTTATTTTAAATATACCTTTTTTAAAGAATTTATGCCTGATTATTTTAATCAATGTTCTTCAGAGGTAAAACGACATGTATTTGAAAATCCTTATTATTCTATTTATTATTATGATGAAGAAGAAATACAAAGTCCATATCATCATCCTATTTACATACCAACCCATTTTTTCATAATAAACGAATCCAGGAAATTTGTAAGAAACAATATTGTTCTTATTTCAAAATTTATACGTGTTACTCAACGATGGTTTATTTTTTTACTTATGATATACTTCACTCGTTTATTACACCTTTGGACATTTAAAACGCCGTTTTTTTATTAATTATCTTTTGGTAATTAAAATATAAGAAATCTTTACTATATATATTATTAATAATATTAATGCATTCATCATCAAAATATTTTGTTAAATCGTACATTTTTGGAGTTTCTACATCTTCTATTTTATCTATTTTAATATTTTTTGGTATATCTAGGTTTTCATCACAAACAAACAAATACTGAGGATAATAGTGTATAATCGTATAATCAAACGATATATTAAAATCGTATGTTATTAATGTATTTTTTACAAAGTATTTAAAATCATTTATGTTTTTATTTGAATTTTTGTAAAAAAAAGCACTAATAATTCTATGATATGGGTTCCTGCTATTTGCGAAATACTTATATTCTATATTATTTGTTATAAATTTATTTCTCTTAATATAAGGAATATGTGCTAAATCTAATCTTGATTTAATATTCCAATATTTATGAAGTATTTTGTTATTTTTATTATTAGTAATTTTTTGTCTGATATATTTTCCACTATTTTTTGGAATATGTATAAAAATATTATATTCATCTTTATTGGATTTAAATATTAACATTATATATATATTACATTAAATTAATGATAAAATCGGTGTTTTAAATGTCTAATGGTGTAAAAGAACAAATTCAAAAAGTGTATGATGAAATTGAAGAGGAATTATAATAATTTAATATTCACAATTAATATGACACGATTCTGTTTTTCGTAAACAATACTCTATTTGATAACCTAATGTATACCTAGCAACAAGAATAGCTATTTTTCGTTGTTCTTCTTTATTGGTTATTTTGTTTATTAAATCTACACTATTATCAAACACTTTTGTAAACGCATCTAATATTTTATCATTTTGTTCTATTTTATCGAAACTTTCAATAATTTCACTTGGTATTTCTTGTTTTAATTTGTTCATATTTTCAATTAACTCGTTATAATGAATTGATTTTTCCAAACTATATCCGGCACAATTATCTTCATAATATAAACATTCGTCTTCATATTCATCCATTTCTTTTACATCATTTATATGTTCTTCTTTATTTCCATAACAGAATTTACAATAATTATCTGCATCAATATCTGCTGAACAATTACATGCTTTCCAACTATAATAAATATGTTCGCTTATTGTTACCAAATTTTCAATATCATTACTATCTTGTATACCGAACCAAAATTTTCCTTCAACATCACCACTGTAAAATCTACCCATTTGTATAATATAGTAAAAAAAATGTGTTTATATTTATTATTAATATAGATAATTATTCATTTATGATTTCCAATTCTTACCACAATCCAAACAGGTTACAAATATAGTTGCGGGTTCATCTGCACTACGCGTTTGTAATTCATAATATGTACATCTCTTTGATTTACACTTTCTGCAGGTAAACATATCAGTAGATGCTTGAATATTATTTGTATACTTATTTGCATCTCGCTTCATCTTTTTATCTAATAATTCCTTCCATATATCTTCATTCATTTCTTGATGCGTCATAAAAGCCAATGTTTGTGGTGTTATTTCATCTGTTTTTATTTTGTCTAATAATTTCTCGTTTTTCAAATTCACAAAAATACTTTTTAAACGATCCAAATACAATTGAACAAAATAAGGATTATCCCATTTTTTTATAATCTTATTGTTATTTGATTCTTTAATAGCATAATTGTATATTCCTTTTTCTAGATTGATTGATTTTGTTTCATTTTCTATTAAATCTTCAAATTTCTTTTGAATATTTCTACGGAAAGTATCAATGTCTGTTATTTTACGCATAATAATTAATTAGTTATTATGTGTTTATATTTATTTATGTTTTCAATTTTTTAATATCACTTTTTTCATAATAAGTCAGAGCCTTTGGCCATGGTTCTTCTACTATATGTTCCAAATGAAATAGTTCTGGATTTTCATCGTAACATGTATAATATATATGTTGTTCATCATCGGAAATATTTAAATTATATAACTTATTTACGCATCTATGATATAGGTCTTGTAATTTATATAATAAATCATTTTTTCCTCCCCAAAAACCGCCTGTAAATAAATCAGGCGCCATTATTAATTCTCTGTAAGGATTATAATTATTCTTTTTTATTTTATTTCGTATTATAAAATTTAATTTTTCTTTATGAAACTTATGAATATCTAATGTATTTGATGGAAATGTTTCTTTTTTGTTTTCATATACAGAATGAAAATAACCAAAATCTACCCAAAAAGTATAAGGTGTTTTTATATGATTATTTTCTAATGCGTGTATTAATAAATCAATTTTTGAATGAGTTATAGCAACGTATTCGGGATATTTATTTTCAGGAAATAAATAATCTTCTATATTCACATCCGGCGGAATTGGTTTGTTACTAATTTCATACGATACTTCGATCCTTTTTTTCATAAACAACTTATAATGAATACTTTTCATAATTATTTCATCTACACCAACTTGTTTCCATGCTAATGTATGTTCTGTTAACCATTGTTTATCGATTGAAATAAATACTTTATTTTTATATTTACTTTCATTATACTTTTCTATTACTTCATTGTAATATCTATTGTCTATAAAACATACCATATTATAAGGATAATCTAAAAAATGATAAAATGCATTTAAATATGTACTTGTTTTTCGTACACTGTTTGATAATTCCCAATTATCTCTATTTATATCAAAAAACATAGTTACTAACGTTATATCATTATCATATTCCATACTAATAATGATATTATTATTTGTTTATATTTATTTAAATATAATCTTCTTCTACCAATTCACTACTGAATTCAATACTATTTGTTGCTTTATCCAAATTAATAAATACATTTTCTAATCTTTTTTCCTTTTTCTTTGTGCTCTTTGAACGTGTTACTATATTGCGCTTTCTTTTGTATATTTTTTCATCTTCGGTAGAATCATCAGTTTCACCAGATTCTGAACCATCTTCCAATAGTTCTTCTTCTGTTTCATCTTCAAAAGATTCATCTCCATCTTCGTCGCTCTCATCTACAACAAATCCGTCTTTAGCATATCCTGTTTTGGTTCTTGGAATTCCATCATCTTCATCAGTTTCTTCTTCTTCTTCTGAATCTTCTTCCAAATCTTCAAATCCACCATACAGATGGTCATATATCTTTTTCCATTCCTTTGAACTAAAAGAAACATACTTATCATCTATTTGATTTACCAAAATTAAGTTACCAAACAACAAATCATTATCAAGTGGAGGTGGAACTTCATATTTATTCTCCTGACCTGCACGACCGTCCTTTTTACCATATAGTGAAATATGGTATTCATTTCCATTGAATTCGTCTAGGTTCCATGTATGCAAACAATTAAATCCATCAGCTTTCTTAAACCCGGCCTTCTTATAAAACTCTTCTGGTACACATTTCTTTAAGGACACTTCCTTCACTTTTCCACTCTTTTCAATTACCAATATATCAATCATCTTCATTATTATTTAGTATACTCTCTTCTTTTTAAGTATATTTTTTTATGTTTTTCACGTTATATGAATATAAAAATTCTAATTTGTTATTGTATATAATGAATGATTTTCTCTATCTTATTTTCTATATAATATTTTCCATTTTGATTATTTATGGTATACATGAATTTTGGTTATTTTTAGTAGATACATATAGCACGAAAAAAACAAAAGATTTAGTTAATATTCAAACAAATAAATATGTTCAAATTATTGATGAACTTCAAAATAATCAAAATACTGTTTCACAAGAAAATAAATCATTCATTTCTAATGAAGAAAAACAAAATATGAATGATGAATTACAAAGCTACTTATTAGAACAAACAACCTAATTTATTATTTTATCAAACCATATAAAGGTTTCATACTATTATAATATAACTGGTCCATTATAATAAATTATTATTATGGAACTTTATACCGGACAATTTAATCATTTAATGAATCGTTTTCCACAAGTTGAACACGCATATGAAACCATGTCTTATAATAAAATTTCTAGTGACTATAACTTCGCTATGGCTGTTCCTCATGGAAAAAAAGCTATGCTTTGGTTTACATTTCATTTAGATAATCATGTATGCTATCTACTTGATATAAATAAGAATAAACAAGTTTTTAAAGCTACTTGTATTTCTAATCAATCTTCGTATGAATTATCACTCGGAACAATTGTATATGGAACCTTTATTGATACCAATACAGACCTTGATGAAAATAATTCGAATCCTATTTTTATTATTGAAGACGTTTACTTTTATCAAGGTATTCCTGTATATAAACAACTATTTTGTAATAAATTATCACTATTTGATACTATTATGCCTTTAATTAATTCTATTTCTTTTGATAAACTAAATATACAATGCTATTTACCAATTATGTGGAATACTATTATTGAAAATCAATTACCTACTTCTATTCCTAATGATTATCAAGATACTATTGCATATAATGTTCATCATGTACAATACAAATGTCTGGCTCATACAAAACCTTCTTTAAATGTTATCTTAAATAAAAAAATAAATTTAAATAACAGTAACAATGATAAACCTTCCTCACAAAAATTTTATATTCCTCGTTATACCATGGATTTCACCAAACAGCAATACAAAATGAAGACTGTTTTTCAAGTAATTGCGGATGTTCAATTTGATATTTATCATCTATTTGCTTTCGGGAAAAATAAAGCATCTGTTTATTATAATGTAGCTTATATTCCCGATTATAAAACCAGTGTTTTTATGAATTCTATTTTCCGTAAAATTAGAGAAAATACAAATCTTGATTACATTGAAGAAAGTGACGATGAAGATGATTTTCAAAATATTGATGAAAATAAATACATGAACATGGATAAAATGGTATTAATGGAATGTTATTTTCATTATAAATTTAAAAAATGGGTTCCAACCAGGATCATGCATAAACATGCGAAAATAGTTCATATTAATCAGCTTGTTAGTGATTTTTATCTTCGCTAATATGCTTTTACATAAAAAAATATCCCGTAGGATATTTTTTATATATTTTTAATATTATTTTATAAAATATTTTTTATCTATACGTTCTTTATTTTTCATATATTCAATATTAGTACGATCAATACTTGATAAATCTAAAGTGCCTAATACATAATCATATATTATATCTCCGAATCCTAAATTTATATTTGTATTTAAATGATGTTTATAATGATGATAAAAAAGTGTATTTATTATCGGTACACGTTTTTGTTGTTCTAGTGTTAAATAGTGACACATACCATGAAATACTTTAAATACAAATATTATAGAACCACTCACAAATATATGTTTCCATATATTTTTATAAAAAAAATAATACATATGGATTGCATATAAAATAGCTGTTATATAATATAAATCAGTTATACTATTTGTTTGTTCTGAAGAAAATGTGGTTGTTCCGTGCCATGTTATTTTTATAGGATTTCCATGATGTAACTTATGATTTTTTGAATACATTAAAGGTGTATTTTTTTGATGTGTAATATAATGTACTAAATATTGTAATCCATGTAAACCTAAATAATGATATATAAATATAAATAACATATTTTAATTATGTAATTTACTTTTATATTATTTATCTTCGCTAATGTACTTTTACGTAAAAAAATATCCCGTAGGATATTTTTTTATTTTTGTTTTTCTTTTTTATTTTTTATTTGTTTTTTACTCAAAGACGATGTAATCATCCTTTTCTTTTCTTTTTCTTTTCTTTTTTTCTTGTTCTGTTTCTCCTTCGCAAACTTCGGTTAAAGATGCTACGCATTCCTTATCTAATCCAATATCGTAGAATTCGTCCTTCTCTTTTTGACTTCTAAAAGATAAAACATACGATTTCATGGGATTAACGGTGAAGTAATAATCAATATATGACTCCAATACGTCATCATTACCTTGAAGTTCACATACAATATCACTGTACATATCTTCAAATTCATACTTATCAACCTCCATTTCTAAAACGGGGTCCTGAATATCAGTTATTTGACTGTTATTCATAATATCTTTCCAAGTGGAATAACCTTTTAATGTGTAATCTTTCATATTGCCTGTAATTATTCTTCTTAATTAAATTCATATGATACTTTCTTCTGTTGTTTAATTGATTGTTTTTCATATTTTTCGCATTTTTTTTTCAATTTTCGCATTTTTTGCGTTTTTTGAAAACATTTTTACTTTTGATAAATATTCAAATACGTATATTTATCAAATGATATTATTCTTGTGATAAACCATTTTTACAAGGTGCATTTTTTTTACATATACATTCATAACAATTTATTACTATACAACTAATACCCCATACCATTCCACATTTTGTGGATGGAATACATAATGTAATAAAACAATCATCTATAAATCCAGATATATTCATTATATGTATATTAAATAGACGTTTATATTTTTTTGTTAGTTCTATTTTTTTTACTTCTTTTCTTTTTGGAATGCGTTTTTTTTACTTTTTTTCCTCCCAAAAATTCTTTAATCTTTTCAATACCAGGTCCTTGTTCTGGTTTCAAACTCAATACTTTTCTTGTTGATTCAGACATATTTAATTTTTTTGTATTGGATACCACATCTTCATGAAGATTATCCAAGTTCTGTTTATCTTGAATACGTTGTTTTGAACGTTCAACACTTGGTTCTTCATGTGTGTACCCACTATTGTTAAACATATCTCGCATCTTGGTCACATTCGATACGTCCCAATTACCTATAGGTTGGTTAAAATCATTAGCTCCGTTAAACATATCCGTCATATTGGTTACCTTCGATACGTTCCAATCGCCAATCGGTTGATTAAAAGATTTTGCTATCCAAAACATACCATCCATATTAGTCACATTTGAAACGTTCCAATTGCCGATTGGTTGATTAAACACTTCTGCTTTATAAAACATACATTCCATATCGATTACACTCGAAACATTCCAATCGCCTATCGGTTGATTAAAGGTTATTGCACTCATAAAAATATATTGCATATTTTTTACATTTGATACGTCCCAACCACCGATCGGTTGATTAAAGGCTTTAGCTGCGTTAAACATATCAGCCATATTGGTCACATTTGATACTTTCCAATTGCCTATCGGTTGATTAAAGGCTTTAGCTTCGTTAAACATACCTTCCATATTTTCCACATTCGATACGTCCCATCTACTAATATCTTCATTAAAATCATTTAACTCGTAAAATAAATTACTCATATCCGTGATATTTGAAGTATTCCACTCTGAAATATTTCCTAAACCGTCTCTATCACCATCAACCCATCGCATTACTGCATTCTTTAATTCTTCTTTTGTTGTTGGAGTAAATATTGTTCCTCCCTTTTGCTTCTTGGAACGTGTTTTTTTTCCATTTTTCTTTGGTCTTTTATTATTTTTGTGTGTCTTCATTATTATATAATTATATTTAATTACATAATATTTTTACTTTTTATTCTTTTTACATTTAAAATCTGAATCTCTCGCATATCCTGATTTACATTTATTAATACATCGATTTGTTTTTGGGTTTAATTCTTTATTTTCAGCGCATTCCTTTTTCTTTTGTGTTTTGTTTTTATTAGATTTATACACAATTTCAACTGGGTCGCTTTCTTTACTTACTATATTTACTATTTCCTTTTTCTTTTTTTGGGTTTTGTTTTTCTTACATTTGAATTCCGCATCTCTTGTGTAACCTTCTTTACATTTATTTATACAACGTCTTGTTTTTGGATTACGTTCTTTTCCTGCCGGGCATAAAACTATTAATTCTTCTATGAACTCTTTATCATTCTTGGGTAATTCTTCCATTTTCTTTTCTAGTTCTTGTTTTTCGGTTCCTTCTACCAAAAAGTGATTTTCAAATCTCATATTGTATTTATCTAATAATCCATTACTTTTTAAAATGAATTCGTATTTATCTACAACTTCACTTGGAGATGGACGTTCAAATACATCAAAAGTCATCATACTTAAAAATAACAATCTTAAATCATTAAATAATTTATCATCAATTAATTTTTTAGTTGCTTTTAACAATGAAAACAAACTAAAACCGATTGAGTAATTATCAAATGTTTCAAAAGATTTATTTATAAATTTTTTATAATCTTCATCACTATTTGTTAAATTATTAAATGTTTTAAAAAATGCTCCTATCATTCTTGTTACGCCAGTTGCCAGTCCTTCATTAATATCCATTAAATCATCTTGAAGTAGTGAAGAAGCAATCATATATTTTTTCCACGCTTCACGAATAATATTCGATCTTTCTTTGCCTTTTCTTGAAGTTAATTTTTTATAGTCAACATAATTATAAAATAATATATCTGGAGAAAAAGACCAATGTTCTCCAAATGGATAACGAGAACCTTCTGCTTTTTTTAACATTTCTTTTGTAGTCATCATTAATCCAAAATCAATAAAATTTACACGTCCTGTTTTTTCATTATATACGATATTTTGTTGTTTTAAATCATGATGAACTATTCCATTATCCATTAACACTTTGGAACCATATATTAAACGAGCCATATCTAACCAAAAATTTTCTAATCTAATTCGGTTAGCGTTATTCAATGTTAATTTTTTGAATTTATCTTCTATTTGAGATAAATTATCACCACCATTTTCTAATAATAACAATTTATAGTCAGTGCTTATCCACATACTATCAAAACGTTTACATTTATCAACTGCTGTTTTATTTTCTTTATTAGTATCTGGAAAACAAGAACCCGGTTTTCCTAAATGAAAATCTTCTTTTTTATCTGCTTTTTGAATTAACTTAAATTCGTTTAATTCATCATTCGCGTTCTTTCTTGTTAATATTTTTGAAACTTTAGTTGGGTCTGGATTGTATGGTCTATCTCTACATTTCAAAGGAGGGTTATGAACACAACCATAAGACCCTTCACCTACTTTTTTGGGATTAGACATATATATTATATATATATCTAATTTATTTACGTAATTGGCCTATATATTCATGTATCATACGTTCTTTTGATGCTTGTTCTTTACGTTGTAAATAATATGGTTTCGTTTCTTTAACTATTTTTTTATTTCTCTTTTGACTATCTTTTCTATTTTGTTTTTTTGTTTGCAAATAACTATTTATTTCATCATTTTTTTCTAATCCCTTTTCTTTCGCTTCATCTATTAATGCATCGCGTCGAGGTTTTTGATCATTTTTTGAATAACAATTATAACATGTTTCTTTTTCTTCAGGAGTTTCTCCAAGAATATCCGGAGTTGATTTAAATGTTACTTTCTTTTTTGTTTTGTTATTTAATGGTGCGCTAAATTTAATACCCATTCCTTTTAGCTTCTTTTTATTATATTTTTTTTGAGTTTTAGTACGAGGCATATATAATATTACGTTATTTTTTTTCTAATATTACCTCTTTTAATACATTCTTCATTATTTTCTTTTCGGATTTTTCTTTATCCTCTTCACCTCCTAATGCTGTTATAGACAATTCCATAAATTCATTTGACTTCATAGATTCCAAATTTTTATGTTCTGGATTCTCTTCTTGCCATTTTGGAAGCATTTGTAAATTCTTATTTTCTATTGTTCGGATTGTTTTCTTTAATTTATCTTTATTATCTTCATCTTTTTCCCATTTATTTTGGTCTTTTATATACACTGTTTCCCGCTTTATATCCGTACAATGTATAGGCCGTTCTGTTACATCCATATCTTTTAATGCATTTACAAAAATACGAGACATACCATCTACATAACCTAACTTTCCAGTTTGGACCAAATCATTCATATTTACTTGAATTGATTTCATAAAATCTGTAATGTTAAGAGCATCTTTACATTGTTCATTTAAAAATAACTGAAGATTAAATTGATTATTATTAGTAGTATTATTATTTCCTATTTTTGGTATCATTTCATTGATTGTTTCCGTATATTGTTTCTGTTGTTCTACAACCGTTTTCTGCAATTCTTGATTTTGTTTCATCAACTGAATAAACATATCTTTATAATCAACATTATTATCATCTATTAATTCTAATTCTTGATTTGGAATTTCATTATCTGTTTCTGTATTTTGTTCATTTGTTTCTTCTATTTTTTGAACATTACATTTTTGTTTGTGTCTGGATAAACCTGAATGAAATGTATATTGTTTACCGCATTTGTCGCATATATATGCAGCGGCATTTTTCGGCATTTTATTTGTATCATTATGTATCATTTTATGTTTTGCAGTCAATAAATGTTTATCATAATTACTTTTTTTGCTGCAACTAAACTTACATTTTATACATGAATATTTTTCGGCATTTTTCGGCATTTTTGATTGTATCATTTTGTATCTTTTTTTATATAATAATGATACATAAAAAAATGCCTAAATATTTTTCCAATAAAATAATAAAAAAAAGTTCAGTAACAAATCAAAATTATTTTTTTCGTTTTTACAGCGTTTTCGGGCAAAATGCAAAATGTGTGTTTTTTGAAAACAAAAACTATCTCCCATATTTTAAAAATGGACAAAAAATAAATGTCCATTTTAAAAAAAACCAGTGACTTTTTTTCTGAAAAAAACATGCATTTTAAAAATTATGGACTATCTATTAAAAAATATTCATCATCCTCATCATCTTCATTATTGTTACTGTTATTACAGTACATATTATAAATTAAATAATAAATAAGTACTAATAAGAATAAAAATAATACAAGTAATATTATTAAAATTATATTATTACCCATAATAACATATATAATTTCTTATTTATATTGATAATAAAATCAATATAAATTTTTAAGAAAAGTAACCGCATAAGCAGTAATAATACCATGGAATTTTTTCAACATGAAATAGTTGTTCTTTGGATATCGTATTATATGAATATAATAGCTGTTCGCGTCCATTTTCTAAAATCGCATATTTTTCAAAATACATAGTATTATCTTTCTTCACTTTTGCATTATTAATTTCGGTTATAATGTAACTTCTTTTATAATCAGCAATTAAATCATTTCCATGATATTTTTTAATATAAATACGATCGTTAACTTGAAACATTATATAAAATGATTTGATAATATTTTCTATAAAAAGTAAAGGAAATCCTCTATATTCATTTTTTCATTATTTTTTGTTTTTTTAATAGGTTTATTAACAAGAGGGCATTTTGAATATGTGTATGTATAAGAACCTATATCTTCTGTATATGTTTTGTTAGTTAATGCAGATGTACATTTTATGTAGGCTAACTCATCAGCGCAATTTTCTTTAATCGCATTTACTCCAAATAACCACCAATCATTGAACGTTTTTTCTTTAAATATTTTTTTATCAATATTGATACGGTTGGATTGCATTTCCATTAAAACATCAGCGATTTGTGTAATAAATGAAGTATAACTATCAACCTTTTCTTTTTCATTCATAATACCATAACTCATTTGATGTTGCATTAACGTTCCATATTTAGTTATATATCGGGTTTTACATGCTTGTAAAATAATAAATCCCATACTGGCTGCGTTTTGAGCGATACAATCTAATTCATATTTTTGAATTTCATCCACAATCAAATTTCCAGCATCTACAGACCCGCCGTTTGTATCTAAATAAACATAAACACCTGTTTTATCTTTTTTTTGATTTAATTCGTGAATAAATTTGGAAGCCAGTTCATGATTAATTTCGCCTTTGATAGAAATAGAATTGGTAACATTTAAAGTGATTTCTTTAATGTTATCAGTAAAAAATGCGTAAGCGTGAGAAAAGAGTAATAATAAAAAAAGATAATTCATGTAAATAATAAACCGAAATAAAATACAATATTCAAACTAATCGGGTACTCGTTTACAATATTTGTGTAAAACACAATTATTAATAGCTTCTAAATTAGTAGAAATGTCGACCAATTTGGAAGAATTGGTATTCAATAGTATATCGGTAACAGACATCATAGTATCTTTAATATCATTCATATCGTTATAAATAAGAACAATATAAACAGTGCAGGTAACAAATACAGAAAAACTTGCGAATAATATAAGTAGATAAGATTTATCAAGAGTAACTATTAATTTTTTTTTCAATTAAATTTTCATCCATGTTATAATTAGTAAATATTAAATTATAAATATGTAAAGGTAATTATGTAATTACTATTATATGAAAGAATATTTAAAATATATATGTAAAAAACATGATGATAAAAAGATTGAACAAATGTTATCACCATGTAGATATAAGTGTAAGTCTTGTAAAAAAAAGAAATTAAATGGATATAGTAATCCAGACCACATTACAAATCCTTTTGGATATTTATATTTGGTACCAGTAATGTGTATAGACTGTTCTATAAAAAAAGAGAAATGTATGTGGTGTGATTAAAATTTGACTTTATAAATATTATTATTTTCTTTAATTATATATTTATCGTGATTATCATTAGGTTCGTTCATATTTTCATAGTTTTGAATGCTTTTGTAGTCAATGTCATATATTTGTATATCAGAATGAAAATATCCAGAACTCTTTATAATTGGTGGGTGAACAACAAAACAATCTAGTTTATAATCACTTTTACGATGTAAATCAGTATCTATTTGATAGTCACAAGGAAAAGTCGTATTTATTATTTTTTGATATGACTTTGGATTCAAAATATATCCAAATAAACCATATACTTTATTTGCAGTATATAAATTATTTTTAAAATGTTTAATTCGTGGGTCATTATGATAACCTAAATATAAAATATCCCATTTTTCAGGCAAATCATTTAAGCATTGGTTTAGTTTATTTGTAAAATCATCTTCAAATATTACATCATCTTCAATAATTAAACATGGTTTGTAAAGAGATCTCCATATATTATATGTTGAACTTATTATACCCAATCCACCTAACGTCATGTCGTGTCCATGTTCTTTTTCACTTTTTTCAATTGTATTTTTTGCAAATTGACTAATTAATGGTGATACATTATAATCTATTTTAGTTCCATCTATAGCTTCATGAAATACAACATTATATTTTAAAAATTTATCTTTTGACTGTTGAAATTCATGTAATATATGATTTTTACGATCTACTCTTTTATTTAAATTAATACATTGAATGGGTATAAAATCCGATTTTACAAATAAATAATCTTTTTGTATTTTATCTGAAATATCATTTATTAATTCATCATAGCTAAACTGTTGTTGATTAAAATCATAAATATAATAAGAATTTAATACTAAAAACTTTGCTATTTTAATATAATATTCAACATTTCTAAATTTTGGACTAAATTCAATTATAATATTTTTTACTTGGTTATTGAATATTAAATTCGTTAAACCATCCATTACTTCATATTCAGACCCTTCGACATCTATTTTTAAAATACCAATCATTTGAGAAATTTTTAAATTGTCTAATGCTAACGTTTCAATTTGTTCTGTATTTTTATCATAGTTATTAATTTTATTACTTACTGTAATACATCCATAATTAATAATTTGACCGGGTACAATTAGTAACTCTCTTTTTTCAATGCTATTATTCCATACAATATTTTTGAATAATTTAATTTTATTATTAAATGTATTTAATAAAATAGAGGAATTAAATTTATCATAATTTTTATGAAAAGGTTCAAACGCCATTGTTTGAAATCCATGTGCTGCAGAAATTAAACTATAATATCCTAAATTAGCACCAATATCTACAACAATATCATTTTTGTCTAATGTTTGTAATATTTCTACAAATTTGTCTGTAATTTCTTTTTCCCAAACCCCATTTTGAATGAGTTCTCCTGAAATTAAGTCATCTTCAGTATGAGTACATATATAAATATTTTTTTTATTTATTGTTTTTTCATTTAATAATGATATATTTTCTTGTTTTATATCTATATTTGTTATATTTTGACTATAATTATTATGATTAACATTATTATTAGTTACGTTTAATTCTTCAATAACCTTAATTGTAAATTTTGACACTTCTTCCCAAGAATATCCAATTAAATTATTTTTAACATTTTGTGAATGATTCATAAATAATTCTTTTTTTGTATAATATTTTTCCATAGCAGAAAAAATATCTTTATAATGAACAATTGCACCTTCACCACATGCACTTTGAAGAACACTTGGATAAACATAATAATCACTTGGGTCGACTTTAATACATCCCTCTCTCATAGTTTCAATAATACCTCCATAATTAGGAATAATTTGCGGAACATCAAATAAACTCATTTCAAAAGGAATTAGACCAAATGATTCCCCGGTTGATGTTGTAATTCCAACATCACAGCAACTATATATAATTGATAAATCTTGGTCATTAAATTCCGATGGATGTATCGTATTATTACAAAAATATATTTTTGATTCAAAATTATTTATTTGATTGTCTTTACATAATCTTTTGTATAATTCAGGAATATCAATACCCATATCTATTAATCCACAATTCATCAATAATAAAACATCTTCATTTGAATATTTTTTCAAAAATTCTACATATGAACGAATAATAATATCAATTCTTTTTCGTGGTTGATTACGATTACCACTATAAAAAACAAATGCATTTTCAGGTATATTTAATAATTTCCTGGCTTCTTGTTTATTATATTTGTTTAATGTTAGTGGATAACCGTGACTAATACGTGTATATGGAATAATACACCCTCTTTTTTTCATTTCATCTCCTGTAAAATTAGCCATAACAAAAATATGATGACATACTTTATTAAAAATATCCATATCACTTTCAGGAATACCAGTATACTCTGTGCATACATAAGGTATAATTTTTGTATTTGATAAATTACAATTATCATTTAGTGCATTTAACCATCCCCAAATAATTTTATGGTCATTTAATAAAATGAAAATATCGGGTTTTATTTCATTATATGTTTTTATAATTGATTTAAACCCAAAAGGGGTTCCGTCATTGCTATCAATAATATTTACTTTATAAGAACTTCCTTTATAACCAATTGCTAAAATGGTAATTTCATATTGTATAGATAAATAAGGAACCATTTCATTTAAAACTCGTCCATAACCGGATTTTGATCGTGGATCATCTCCTATCCATAATAATTTTTGTTTCATAATACTTTATAAATTAATAATAATTAATATCTAAGTAATAATTATTATTAATTATTTGTTTGGAATACATATTATATTTGCACTTAACATCATACGTTCCTGTCCATTTTTACTAAAAAAAGGATTTACATTATGTATTAAATGAGATTCCCATATTAATAATAAACCTGGTTTTGGACGAATATTAAATAATTTTTGATTTACTTGAAAACTTACACATCCATTAAATGTATGTGTTTCATCTGGATTTCCATCATCGATATAATATGCTAAACTAAAATATTTATAATTAGGTTCTTCGTTTTCTATAATCATATGATTATGAGGACTTAAAAAAGAACCATCTTTATATTTTTGAATCCACGAATTTGTATTATGAATAGACCATTCATTATTATGAAAATACATTTTTAAAAGAGATATTACTTTTTCAATAATTATTTGATTTAATACATGTACACATGGAACATCAAACTCTAAAATACGATTTCCTGGAACATAAGCATTTTGACTTCCAAATAATAAATTATCTTTATTTGGGTCTTGGTTTTTATTAATATATAAATGTTGTTCAGGAATTGTTTTTGATACTTCTTTAAATTGCTGATTTATCAATGTTGAATTTGGTATTTCATATACAACCATTGGTGTTGGATTCAAATCAATAATATCTTTTTCAAGAAAGATAATTTTATCACTGTTATATTTATATTTAGACACATTATCTATTTGTGTAATAGGCTTTTGAATAATAAAGTTTTCCATAGTTATCTTATAACATAGTTATTTTTTTATATTAAAATAAATTTTTAATATAAATATTATAAAAATGTATGTGGTGTGATTAATAAAAAATTGAATATTTATCTAAATATATATTCAATTCAATAATAAGAATGTCTGTTGCTACTAGAATTACGATAAATCATTTAAAAGGTGTTGTACATAATCTTTTTACTATACAAAAACCGGTTCCATTGGGAAGATGGAATACGCATAAAAATAATCAATTAGGTTTAATAATTCATTATTCAAATGAAGATCATTGTGGAACATGTGCACAATATATTCAAATTAAAAGAAACGAGCAAAAAGAAGAAAAACAAAATTTAGAAAAAGATAAAATATATAGCGATGAATATATTTGGTTATTATCACATACACAAGATTAATTATAATAAGCCGATCCGTCCATTTCATGTTCTATTTCATTTTGTGAAAGTTGGATCAAACATTTGGGTTTTTCTTTCACTTCGTTTTTTTTATCTTTTGGTTCAAAAATAACTTTCCATTCAGCGCCTTTCATATCCATTTCTTTATAATGAGCAGTATCTGTTGCAGAAATACGGTAATTGTTACTTTTATAAAATCGTTTTCGTTGAAGCCATTGTTTCTGATACATTTCATGTTGATCAACAATATCGACCACAATAGGTTTATTACCTTTTACACGTAAAATACGACCAACAGATTGAGTAATATCCGTTTTTGGTGTAACCATAATTAAAGTAGACAATGTTTTTATATCAAGAGCTTCTGCAGCCATTGCATATGTAGCCAATACAATTTGTTTGGTTTCTGTTTCTTGTAGATCTGCCGGTTTCATTCCGCCGATGTAATATCCAACACTGGCTAATTCATTATATATAATGGCGTCATACAAATAAGTAAGTACAGACCGTTGATGAGTTAATATCATTATTTGTTTCGATTCATCTTCATCTAAAAGATCTGCGATAACTTGGACTACAAAGGTATTTCTTGAATTAAAATTACTTAATTTACTTAACATAGTACTATATTTTGGATTTCCTCGAAAGTCATATTCAGTTTCATTAAATTCCGGGTCCTTCGCAATATAAGTAATCGCACGAACATTTACCGGATCATCATTATCACGTTTTTCTTCATAAATTTTTTTACCAATAAACATATACAATACTTTGGTTAATTGATCTTTACGCTCAACTGTAGCAGAAATACCTAACATATAGGGAGTAATCGTTTTAAAAAGTGTTTTAGAAAATTGTTCGCTTCCAATACGATGTACCTCATCAATAATAGTTAATCCAAAACTGGAAAAAGTATCTTTTGAATATTCTTTATTGTAAATCGTTTGTATCATTCCAATTACAATATCTTTATTTTCAACGTTAAATTCAGCAGCTTGAATTTTACCAATACGGGCAGAAGGAACAAACTCTTGTATGCGTTCAATCCATTGATTCATTAAAAATTCCTTATGAACAAGAATAAGGGTCTTTTTTTGTAAAAGAGAAATAATTTTCAGAGCCATTACCGTTTTACCTCTACCACAAGGAACTTCCAATATACCACCATTACCTTTATCTTCACTATTTACGCAAATAGGACTATCAACATATTTTATGTAAGTATCTATAATGTTTGTTTGGTAATCGCGTAATTCTTTTACAAATGGAACGTCAATCGAATCTCCCATAGAAATTTCATGCCTTGCGGGTAATCCATAACGTTGAATTCCATAAAATCGTGGTAAATACATTTTAGAGCTACTCTCACGATAAACATAAAAAGCGCTTTCGGTATTCGCACCAATACCAAACGTCATAGGTTTAACATACAATTCTTTTTTTAAAAAAGTAATATCTTCTTCTGATAAATATTTTTTAGGAATAGAGTATCCTTTTTGACCAAGATAAGAATTATTACAAATAGTATTTTTATATTCTTTCGTTAAAAATGAACTACTGATGGTTTGATTATTAAGATTATTTGATTTACGTTTATAAAATTTGCTCATATTCATATAATAAATAACCTTTTATATGATTATAAAAAATAATTTAGCAATTGTAAGACAATATTTGAAAAGAAAATTATCGCATAGTATAATATAAGATGAATTTACCAAGTTTTTTAACAAAACAAACACCTTTAGAAATGGGGGTTATGTTAATGTTTGTATTATATTTAATACTTCCTATTGAAACTCCCGATATGCTCGCATTTTGTATTGACTCAACTATGGGTTATTTAAGTATGTTCCTTTTAGGTTTGTACTTATTTAAAGATTCCAGTAAATTATTAGCAGTTTTATTCCTTTTTGTTGCTTATGAATTAATAAATCGCAGCTGTAAAGTAACAAAAAAACAACAAGCTGTTGCAGTTGTTCGTCCTATTCATAGTGAAAATGCTAAAAAAACAAAGATGGTTGCAATGAATCCTAAGAAAGAAGTAACTTTAGAAGAAGAAGTCGTTGACGAAATGGCTCCTATTGGAAAAAGTGATTTAAAGACTTATTTAAAAACATCTTTTAATCCTGTTGCAAACGATACTAAAGGTGCATCTAAAGTATAAATGAATAATTATATTGTAATAAATATAATTATTTTCAGCTGATTATGTTGATAACAAATAAAGAAGAGGAACCAAAATAATACCAACAAAACCGGAAATCCATCCAAACCAGAAAGTACTCCATCCTACAGCAAACATGATTAATGCGATTATTAAAATTAAAGCTGCAGCAAAAGCAGCCATTTCAGCAGAATATAAACCAAACATTTCAATAATCATAGCGATTGCGCCAAAAGGTAATAAAGTTAATTCTTTATTGATGGTATCACTATATAATCCTGCACTTTCAGCTACACCTTCAGTAGTCATATAACTGGTTTCTGTTTTCTTGGCTTGGATTAAAGCGAAAGACATTACGTAATAAATAAACATAAATAACATAAATATGGGTGCATAATTTGTATTTGAACTATCACAACCATAACTCATAGGAACACCTAATAATGCGAATGTAAATCCAAAATAGACCATGGATAATAAAATATCCGCATCACGAATTTTTTTATGTTTTCCATAATTCGAACTATCAACATTGGACCATTGATTAATTTTATCAATAATAATGTGTTTATAAACAGATGGAACAAAAATATTAACAACAGCAGTAATAATAATAAAAAACATGAAATACATAGCTGTTTTAAAAAATTCAACTTGTGTTTTTGATTCAGTAAATTCACTATTAATAGGAATACTATAGTGTTCTATATTTTCCGAACTTTCACCAGTAGGACTACAATCAATATAAATTTCACCATCTACCGACATTTGATTTTGATTCCCTTCAATAATATTTCCAAATTCTTCTTTTATATTATCTTCTTTATGTAGTAAATCAATATATTTGGGTTGTAAAGGGGCATTTACGTCAAATAAAGTTGTTTTCTCAGCGGCTTGTTTGAATAATTCAGCGGTTTTTCTATTTACACGGATAGGATTGGTATAAATATAAACATGATTATTATTTTTATCAGTGTAATTTACACATTTTGCTTGATCAGGAACTACATCCATAATGGATAAATTAGCTTCAATTTGATTTATATCTTCATTGATAAATTTTATAAATTTGTCTAAATTATTATAACGTTTTTCTTCTTCTGTTTCTTTTATTAAGTAACATACATAGACTTTTTCTTGCGAGTTGGGGTTCGTATGTTGAATGACTATTTCGCCAACCAAGTCTTTAGAATTTGATGAAACTTTAATTATATTATTATGTAATAAACCAAATAAATAAACATACTCGGATGTATATTTGGAAGGACTAATTGATCCATCAACAAAATTTGGTTCTTTGCTCGAATAATTTATTCTAAAATAGGTATCTTTATGTTTAATCAATTCACCTTCTATGGGAGTATCTTTTGAAATTAATGTATCATTTAAATTATTATTAAATTCATTCACTTCTTTATGAAATATTGTTTTTGTTTTATATGCTGTTTTAATTTTATCATTATATACTTTTTCATTTGGATAGAAGAAAGACATGTTTATAAACTATATTATATAAATATAGTTTATTTTACAATTTGAACATTAAATACTTGGAATATATCGAAAAGGATTATTTTCGTAAATAGTAGCAGTAAAAGAATCATTATATCCTTCAACATAAACAGTATCACCATTATAAATACTATCACAACCATATTCACTGGTGCAACTTTTACCATTTACACTAACTGGTAACTTGGTATTTAAATTACCAGTATTGGAAATAGTATAATATTGCCATTTATCGCGACCAGACACAGCATAACGACCCATTAAAGGTAATATTAAATCATCATTCGAACTGGGGCGAGTTAAAATACCGACTTGTTCATACGCACTATTTGTTCCGCGAGTTTGTACATTTACTGGTATACCACGAACGTCACTGGAATCAGTCGGTTGCATAATGTTTGTGTTTTTCAATGGTGGAGAATAAGGATCATTAATGGTATCATTGCGTGTAGAAACTGGTACTAAAGGAGTGGTTTCACTAGGAGATTGAATAATTAATGTAGATGGATTTATTACAGAATTTGTATTTTTAATGTTATTGATATAATACACATATGTAATTAAACCAGCAATAATTAATAATGTAAATAATGTGATATTTTCAATACAAATAACACCTGGTAAACATTTTTTGCCCATATTTAATATATATTATAAAAATATATTAAATCTTTTTGTAAATTTCTTTATTATCCTAATACTTTATCTGGGTGTCGAACTGTTTCATTCCATGATTTGGCCATTTCATTAAAACGTTTATCTGCTTGTGCGAATTGTTTATCAGTTGCAGTTTTAATGTGATGTGGTATTTTTTCTTCAAAATCATATTTAATATCACCTGCTTTTCTATCTAATACAGACGTTTTTAAACGAATGCATGTATAACATTGATCGCGTATTTCTTTTGGCCAATAAATTAAATGAACACCAGATAATTCAAAGAACATTGTATCTATCATTTCAATACCGTCCCATGTTTGTTTTTCAATAGGATATAAATCAATACCTAATACCATGTACATCATCCATAATAAAATAGTTACAGGTAAATAAAGAACTGAAAAAATAATATCTATAATATAATAACCAATACAATCAGCGAGATTTATAATATAATTTAATCCGCACATAAAATATCTTTCAACATAATGAACGCCATAGTATATTAATAAACCAATGTCTTCAAACCCCCAAGCAAGACCTTCTCCTATAGCAGCAAATTGATCACCAACACCCTCTACAATGTCTCCTAATGCGTACATTAAATTCAAGAAACGATTAGGAATACTAGCAAAGAATGTTCCTAACATTTCAAAAAATTCTATAATAATATCAAAAAAATCGGTTATGGCTTCTTCTATTTCTTCTATTAATTCTTCAATCGGGTCAATAATTTCTTCTTCAACAAATTCTGAAACTGGATCAAAAACTTCTTCTTCTGCGAATTTTCCAAGAGGTTTTACTATTTCATTATCGAAAAATTTTTTAATAGGGTCAAATATTAAACCAACCACATCAAATCCTTCTATCACTTTTCCCATATATTATTTTATTGTATATAATGAAATAATATTAAAATATCAATCATAAAATTTATAATTTTATTTGATTTTACTTGCGGATCTAGGATTACTCGCTCCCACTTCATCAAAATGTCTACCTGATTTTTCATAGTGAGGGTTACTACTAAATAAATTAGGTATAATTTTAGAAATTGTTTCATTTACTTCACGGCTTTTATTACCTACTGCACTGGATTTTAATCGTATACAAGTATAACAATCATCTCTTATTTTTTTAGGATAATGAATAATATGAACATCAAACAATTCAAAAAACATTGTATCGAGTGTTTCCAATCCATCCCATACTTGTTTTTCTATACCATAAGCGTCAAATCGTAGGAATGTATACATAATCCATAATACTATACGAACTGGTAAATATAATAATTTACCAATAGCATGAAGTATGTAAAAGAATATACATTTATATAAATTTTTTAGAAATTTCACTGAACACATTATATATCGTTTTACATATTCAAAAGAATAATGAAGAACTTCACCGGTACCTTCTACTGATTCACCTATACCTTCACCTAATTCTACGAATTGATAACCAATACCGACAAAGATTTCTTCTAAGCCATAACCTATATTTTCAACTCTAGGACCTAATTTTTCGATTTCTGCAACAATTTCATCAACAACACTAACTACAGCATCAGCTGCATCATTGAAAAAACCAATTACTTCTTCCTCAAACCATTCCTCGATTAGTTTGAAAATTGAAGTAATTTCATCGGTTACTTCTTGTAATAAGTCAGTGAAGAATTTTTCGATTGTTTTCCATGCATCTGTAAAGAAATCTTCAATAGGACCTATAACTTCTCTTTTAATTGCTTCGAATAGTTCATCCACTACCCAATCTATTGCATCATTTATTAAATCTTCTACCCAACCAAACATATATATAAGTTTACTAATATATATATACAAAATTAATTTTTAATTATAACATTTATATTCCTTTATTTCTTTTTCATATTTTCTTTCATCTTTCTTGCTCTATCTTTATAACCTTCAAATTTATTTACAAATCCTTCTGCTTTTGCTAATAAAGGATCAATTTGTTTCATTGTAGCTAATAATTTTTGTTGAACAGTTTGAAAATCTTTAAAATCGGCGGTTAAATCATTATACAATTCTTGTCTTTCATTGCTGGTAGAGTTTAATGTTTCATTAGTAGCGGTCTCGTCATCATCATCACCAGAACCAGTTGCGCCAGTAGAACCAGTTGCGCCAGTAGAACCAGTTGCGCCAGTAGAACCAGTTGCGCCAGTAGAACCAGTTGCGCCAGTAGAACCAGTTGCGCCAGTAGAACCAGCATTACCTTGATTTTGGTTACCTTCCTTGTAAGATTTCTTGTAATTTAAAGCATAAACTGCTAATAAACCAACCGATAAAATAACAATCATATTTTTATTGAAATAGCTTGTAAGTAAAGAAACTACCACAAAAACAATGATAGAATTGTAATCACGTTTATTACCTAATAATACAATATTCACAATAGCTAAAATACATAAAATATATAATAAATAACGATTGTGTAAAAATGCGCCAAGATTTAAGTTTTGGATACTTTTATTGAAAGTATTTAATAATTTCATTATAAATTATAGAACGAAATTATTTCTAAAGTAATAAATTATTATTAAGATTAAGGTTCGGGGAATTTTTTATTAATTGCATAATTACGGTTCACTATTTGAGTTAAAGTGTTTTGTATATTGTCTATTTTGGTAGTAATATCTGTTTTTATTTCTTCTGCTTCTCCTTCTGCTTTTGTTATTGATTTACTTGTAGAATTAATTTTACTATTAATAGAAGTATCAAAAGCTCCTTCTGTTATTTGAGACATAGGGACATCATTTTCAGGTGCAGTTTCAGTTTCAGTTTCAGTTTCAGTTTCAGTTTCAGTAGAACCAGTTACTCCTTCTTTAATTGAATAAAAGAAATAATAAAACAATATAAGAAACACTAAACTTAAAAGAACCCATTTATTTTTCATTACAATTCTTATCATTTTACCTATTCTTAATTTATTTATAAAATCAACTATATTTGATGCTATATTTTTCATGTATAGAGTATATTATTATTTTATTCTTTATGAATTAATTCTTCCGAAGTATAATCGATTGGAATATCGCCACTATATATATCTAAAACTTCTTTAACAACATCCTCGCGTTGAATATCTGTATTATCAAATTCAACACTTGTAATACTGGACGAACGTTTTCCTTTAAATTTATTTAAAAAATCATCTAAGCCATTTAATTCGCAATCTCGGTCGGGTTGGTCTAAATCCCCAGTAATAATCAAACGACTATTTTCACCAATGCGTGTTAAAAGCATCTTCATTTGTGAAATAGACGAGTTTTGCATTTCATCCGCAACAATCCAACAATTTTTAAATGTTCTTCCACGCATATATCCAAGAGGAGAAATTTCAATAATTTTATCTTCAATTAATTGTGTTACTTCTTTTGGTGTAATAAATTGATATAGAATATCATAGATAGGTCTAACCCAAGGGGCCATTTTTTCTTCAAGAGTACCAGGTAAATAACCAAGATCTTCATCCACACTAACTGATGGACGTGTAAATATTAATTTTTCATATACTCCAAATAAAAAATTACGAACCCCAGTTTCTGTAGCAAACAAGGTTTTTCCAGTTCCAGCAGGACCCGTAGCAACAACAATCTTCTTCGCCTTCTTTTTTAAAATACTTGCATAATATTCTTGACTGTTATTTTTAGGAGTTGTAAATTTACTTTCTATTCTTTTTTTTTCAGTTACAGATAGGTAGTGATAATTTTCAAAATTATGTTTTTGTCGGTCAAGAGATAATTCTTCTTTATAATCAAAATGATATTCTTTTAATATATCTTTTTCTTGTTGTTTTTTGGATTTACGCCCACGCTTTTTCGGAACAGGAAGTTCACCCATAGTAATTTGTTTGTCTACAACCATAGAAATATCCATATTATTCTAAATATAAATATACAAAATAGGCTGATAATAAAATATACAAAATACTTTATTATGATGATTTTTAACGCATTAATACCATATTATGAAGTGAGTATGAATAAAAGACTATGATAACTATTTTTTTTAAAAGATATAAAATCTACGTAATATATTATTTAGGGACGAAAATGTCGAACGTAGAGAAATCCGAAAAGCTTTTAACACCAGACGAGAATAGGTATGTAATGTTTCCTATTCAATATAATGATGTATGGGAAATGTACAAAAGACAAATGGAATGTTTTTGGCGAGCGGAAGAAGTGGATTTGTCGAAAGATTTGAATGATTGGAAACGATTAACAAGTGATGAACAAAACTTTATTAAAATGGTTTTAGCTTTTTTTGCCGCATCTGATGGAGTTGTATTAGAAAATCTCGCAGTTCGCTTTATGGAAGACGTTCAAGTATCAGAAGTTCGCGCATTTTACGGGTTTCAAATAGCCATGGAAAATATTCATTCAGAAATGTATAGTTTGTTAATAGATACTTATATTTCAGATAGTAATGAAAAGAAACGTTTATTTGAAGCAGCACAAAATTATCCTTGTATAACAAAAAAATCCGATTGGGCTAAAAAATGGATGACCGATAAAAATAGTAGTTTCGCAACACGATTAGTAGCATTTGCTGCAGTAGAAGGTATATTTTTCTCAGCATCATTTGCTGCTATTTATTGGATAAAAAAGAGGGGTTTGATGCCTGGGCTTACTTTATCAAATGAATTCATATCTCGCGACGAAGCTTTGCATACTGAATTTGCTGTTTTATTGTATTCTAAATTAGAAAATAAATTAAGTGGTGAAATTATTACTGAAATCATTCGTGATGCTGTTGAAATTGAAAAAGTATTTATTACAGAATCTATCCCATGTCGTATGATTGGAATGAATTCAAAATTAATGATGCAATATATTGAATTTATGGGGGATCGTTTATGTTTACAATTGGGTTATAATAAAATATATGGCTCAAGTAATCCTTTTGATTTTATGGAATTGATTAGCATTGATTCAAAGGTGAATTTCTTTGAACGTACCAATTCAGAATACGCATTAGCCAATAAAACAATTGAAGATGATGTATTTGAATTTAAAGCAGATTTTTAAACTGAAAATGTGGTAAATTTTCATTTGGAACTTTATCACCAAATGTATTTATACGGTTTAATATATAATTTGAAAAACTTGGTTCTAATGGTATGTTATTTAGATTAAAACGACGCGAATATGAATAAGTTGAAAAGTATTGTCTGCATACGTTTTTATATAAATTATAATCAAAATTTAAACGATATTTTAATCTATTTCTAAAAAATGTTTTATTTAATTCATCTACACAATCCCGAAACAATATTTTATATCTATCATCAAAACTCCAAATTAAATTAACTAATACTTGTGGAATTAACTTTTTTTGACCAAATTGAGTGTACATATTTATATTACAATTATAAATATGTATTTATATGATTCAATTTTTAATATATGAAAAATTGATAAATGGTACAATGAAAAATATATACAAACATACAACATAATGGAAGAATTATTAGTAGAAAACTATAGATATGCTTTTACATTAACCGGTAATCGTCAATTTACTGCACGATTTAGTAAAATAGATGAAAATGGTCAAATAAGTACATTACATGTATCTGATTATACAGATGAAAATGGAACCGTTCCAGGTATACGAACCATGCCCTTTCGATGGGTAAAAAAAATAGAATTAGTGGATAATTATGATGATATTGAAACCATTGAATTAACACCAACCACCAGTAATAAAAATAAAAAACCAAAAAAAGTAAATAATTATATGAATTAATAATTATGGTGTTTTGATTAAAAACGTATTTTTTTACGTTTATAATATTGTTCAATCTCATTTAATTCTTTTAACATTTCAAATCCCTCTTCTATATGTTCGTTTATATTATCAGTATCAGTTTCATATTTATTCATTTTGTATCTATAACGAATATTATTCATTAAATAAGAACCACCTAACATTTTGTGAAACATTCTATTTATTTTTTTATAACTAATGTTATTTAGATTACTTGTAATATATTGATTACTCCAATTACCATAATTATATCCCATTCGGTTACATAATCTTAATTTACTTCGATAAAGAGTACGAACTACAATATTGTTATTCATTATTTATTATAATAATTTACTATAATCAATAATCAATTTTTTATTTTTTTTTAGAACTACTACTATAAATACTTAATGTACGTGCACTTGAATCTTTCGCATCTACGTACTTAGGCATCCAAAAATAAGGTAATATACGAGAAAATCCCGGGTAATGTTTTTCAAATACTTCACGATAATAATATTGTTCAGATGTAGTTGGTGATAAATAATCTAACGAATTATGCATATCTTCATTAATATTACTAATATGTTGATAAATTGTTTTATTCTCACATATATTCTCTTCATTACAAAACTTTGGTCTTACATTTTCTTTGAAATGAATATCTGTAAATTCTTGAATAATGGTATATAATGAACGTGACTGTTTGGAAACTCCATCACTAAATGCTTCTTTACGTCTCCATAAAATACTTTCCGGCAATAGTGGTTTTTGTTCAAACCGTTTTTCTATATATATTTCGTCTGAAAATGCACTACGTAATAAATATTTTTCCATTTTATTTTTGGAATAAATACCATTTGTATTAAACCGTATTTCGGGAGAAATAGACATGTAAAATTGTACAAAAGAACGATCTAAAAAAGGTGTTCGTGGTTCTAATCCATGTGATGAAATGCATTTGTCGGAACGTAATACATCAAACATATAAATATTTTGTAATAATCGTCTGCATTCTTTATCAAATTCAAGACAATTACTCGCATGAGAAATATACAAATAACCACCCATTAATTCATCTGAACCATCGCCATTAAAAATAACCTTGGCTTTACTATGTTTTGATATATATTGTCCTAATAACCAATTACCAATACTGGCTCGCACTGTTGTAGTATCATAACTTTCAATATCATGTATCACTTTGGGGATTGTATCTAAAATATCTTTTTCACTAATAATAATTTCAGTATGAATAGTATTTAAATGATCTGCTACTATACGAGCATTGACTAAATCATCTGAATTTTCGAGTCCAATACTATATGTTTCTAAGCGAGGTAAATTGTTATTCACATGATAATCATTTACGAGAGCGGTAATGAGACTGCTATCCAAACCACCTGATAGTAAACATGCAATTGGACGGTCGGATGTACTGCAACGTTTTTCAACCGCATTTTGTAAATGCACACGAATATCACGTAGAATGTTTTGATAAGGAACTGATGATGGAATATTTTCACTACAAATATGTAAAGGTGTATAAAACCCTATTTTATGATATGAATGATTCATTTTATTCATTTTCCAAAATGTTTCTTTTATGAAAGGCAATATAAATTCAGAATAAGAACCAGGTAAAAATTGAAATATATTATAAATAACAGTATGTTTAGTGATATTTTTGTTCATTTTATTCAACTCGATACATATAGGTGCTAATTGTTTTAATTCACTCGCAAATCCAAATGTAGTATTTTGTGTAGATTTGTGATTTTTGGGTTTTAATATATACATAGGACGAATTCCATACGGGTCGCGTGCTGTATATAATTTATAATCACCACCAATATTACGAGAATCCAATAAAACAAAAGAAAATACACCATCTAATAATTGTAATGTGTGTTCAATACCAAATTTTATATATAAATGAATAATAATTTCGCAGTCGGAATTAGTTTGCATAGTAATATCAGTTTTTAGTAAATCATATAATTGTTTATAATTGTAAATTTCACCATTACAAATGAGTGAAATATTATTGTATACTATTGGTTGATTCGATTCATCGTCCAGACCATTAATAGCTAAACGATGAAACCCGAATATAGTCTGTATCATATTATATCTTATATTTGAATTTTCGGGACCTCTACCTTTACCATAATTAAAACATTTTTCTATAAATTCCATAGACAATGAATTCTTATTATTTAGTAATGTAAAAATCCCGCACATTATAACTATCTTATAATTTATTTTTTAAATATATTTAGTATTTTGTTTTATGTTGTTATATTATATAATCAATGTCTGTTAATAATTTAATGAATAATATATTTGATGCTAAATTTGGTGAAATTAAAGATTCTATTACAAATAACAGTGAACTCATTGAAAGTAATAAAACCCGTTTAGATACACATTTATTAAATTATGGGGTGTTTAAACAAGATGTTGAAGAAGGTAAATACAATTCTAATGCTGGAAATATATCTTCAATGCCTTCAGTAGTTGCACCCGATATTAGTGTTACAGGTAATTCATTATATACTTTCTTTGATGGTGGTTTCGTTGATATACCTTTTATTAATAATGGTGGTGCTGCTACAAAATGGACAATTGAACCAGCAATTGGGAATGGATTAACATTTGATACAAGTACGGGTAATATAAGAGGTACTGCAATTGGAACATTACCTGTAACTGTTTATTCTATTACAGCAGAAAATAGCGCAGGTCTAAGTAAAACAACTATTCAATTAGATATTCTTGATAAAAGTAATATAATCACTACGCCGAGAGTTAAAACACCACAAGATAGAATAACAGAGATAAACGCTGAATTAGTGAGGTTTAGAGGTAGGAAAAAAGGAATTGAAGTACAGTTAAACCAAATGGGTAGTAGTATTAAAGCATTTTGTAGTCAACAACGACATTATAGTAGGTATGGTAATAGTAAGGAGAATTGTGAAGAATTTGGAAGAGGAATGTACTATGGTACAAAAAATAATTTAAATAACCAAATTCAATATTTAACTGAAAAAATTAGAATGTTAGAGATAGAGAAAAATGAACTCGAAAATCAAAACAAAACTGCAGTAATGTCCAAACTCGAAGATCAAATAAAAACTACAGTAATGTCCAATACTAATCCTTCCATCACTCAATTAGATATAAATAATACTATAGCAGCTCCTGCTCCTGAAACTGCTATGGGGGTTCCTGCTGCTCCTGAAACTGCTCCTGATGCTATGGGGGCTCCTGCTCCTCGTAGTCCTACTGCTATGGGGGTTCCTGCTCCTGCTGCTGCTCCTCGTAGTCGTACTGCTCCTGATAGAGAAAAAGAGATAGAGAAAATGAGGAGAGAGGAAGATATAAGAAAGAGACAAGATGAGTATGAAAAGGATAAAGAAAGTTATAAAAAGGTTAAAGAAAATACTCATGCTGCGGGAAAAAAACTTCGAAATGCTGAAGAAAATGCTATAGAGGCTGAAAAAAAACTTCAAGAGGCTGAAGAAAATGCTGAAAAAGCTGTAAAGAGTTATTATTCAAAGAGTAGGGGGATGGTCGTATATAGGGATCAAACGAAAGACAATATTGCTTCTGAAGCAAAAAAAAATAAGGTTGATGCTGATAATGTGCTGCAGGCTGCAAAGGAAGATTTTAATAAAGCTTTAAAGGATGATAAAGATGCAAGGGTTGTAATGCTTAATGCTCAATCAGTTGCTTTTCCTAATCCTGAACCTGTTGCTATGGGGGTTCCTACTGTTGCTCCTGAAACTGCTCCTGATGCTATGGTGGTTACTGCTTCTGATGATACCAGTAATTATCCTACTAAGTCAGGGAAAGGTTATTATCCTACTAAGTCAGGGAGATATTATCCTACTAAGTCAGGGAAAGGTTATTATCCTACTAAGTCAGGGAAAGGTTATTATCCTACTAAGTCAGGGAAAGGTTATTATCCTACTAAGTCAGGGTATAAATTAGAAGGTTTTACAAATTATAACAATACAAAACAAGGTTTAAATCATTTCCAAGGTGTAAACGTAAATAAAATTTCCCAATTATCTGGTTCAGAATTTCAATCAGACAAAAAAGAATTGGTTTTGGACCTAGAAAAAGACGAAACTGGTCATATGATGTCCTTTTTATTACAACAAAACAATATGAACAAACAAGTCGGTAAAAAGGAACTGGAAGAAGCTCTTGAAAAAGATACTGAAAAAGTAGTAGAAACAGAAGGGTTCAGTAATTATAAATCAGTCGAATTAGACCCTGTAAGCACCTTTTACGTTGGTTCTTTATCAGTCATCATGCTTTATTACATTTATCGCAGCTTAAGAAAGTAAATTTATATAATAATTTAAATATTATATAAATAGGATTTAAAGTTTATAACGTTTGAATAATTCCAATGCAACCAAAGCACCGAAGATTTGAGCAGCACAAGTAGGAATCAAATGTTCAGCAGGGGCTTTACCAGCAGCAGTCATCATAATGGTCACTGCAGGGTTAGGAATAATTTGATACAATAAGTAAATTAAAGACAAAGATAAACCTATGGCTAAAGCATTACTGGTGGATAAAATTACATAAACGAAAAAAATAGATGCTAGAAATTCTACTAAATATTTAGTCATATCTATATCTTATATTAGGAAAAAAACGCTTAGAGTTGTTGGTTCATTGCACGCAATTTTCTGTAACGGGCATAATCGGAAGAATCAGAAACAAAAGTCTTATGAGAACCACCATGTGCAACCCCGGTATCATCAGGTGTATCATTAATACGATTTAAGAAATCACCCATATGAGTAACAGCACGATAGGGTGTAACTTTACGTTTTTGTCCATTGATAGTTCCAGTAGCAGCATGTTGATCCCACGATTTAAGCAATACTTTACGTGATAAAGTGACGTCGCTATCTCTTTTAATGTTATTGGTTTGTTGAGACATATTATATATATATGATAATATAATTATTCTAAATATTATGTGCTAAAAATATATAAAAATTATATAAATATTTATTTATGGATTTACAAGAATATAGTTCTATAGAAAATAATGAAGTGATAGATGAAACTACAAATGTAGAAGAAAATCTAAATTCCGGATTTGATATGAATGATGTTACTATGAAATTATTAATGAACAGGGGAAATTACGATAAATATGTTGTGAAAAATAATCCGGAAAAGTTATTGGAATCAAGTGAGTTTACACGAGATTTACAAAAATACAAACGAGAAATTCTAAATATAACGGAAGAATACGTAAATGATAATAGTACAGATATTAATTCTTATATAAATGATAGTTTTCATGATTATGCGAAAAACATTATTAAATATTTAAAACATAAAGAAATTATGTCGGAAAATCAATTTAATGAAGAAAATGATTATCAACAATCAGATGATGTAATATTTACAAAATTTGATGATAATTTACCAAGAAAATCTTATTGGAGCGGTGAACAAATAATTAAGAAGAGATAAATATAATATCTAGGTAATTTATAAATGGTAAATAATAAAACAAGAAAAAATAAAAAGTTAAATAAATTACATTGTGGTCCTATTAAAAGAAATAAAACATTAAAACATAGTTGTTTTGATGATAAAACATTATTTCAATTAAAAGAGATTATTAATTTACATAGCGACGAAATAAAAATAGAAAGTAACAAACCTAAAAAAATATGGCACGAATTAAATAAAAAAATACCGGATTGTAAAAATGAGCAATGTTGGCTAAAGCATATTAAAAATGATAAACTTGTAGCAAATATCAACAAATATTATTTTGCGCCAAAACAACCAAAAGATTGGAAAGAAAATCCGAATACATGGTTATATGGACGTGATATTATTCATGTATTAGAACAATATGAATTTGAATATCCGAATTTTAAGTTTATAGGTCCAAGTCCAATAGATTTTGATAGTTCTGTCGATATTTTTCATACTTGTGTTGAACAAGAATTGTGTGATTTTTCATTAGAAAAGACAATACAAGATGGATACAATAAAGTAGGTATTATTTTTAATTTAGATAAACATTATCAATCCGGTTCACATTGGACATCGATGTTTATAGATTTAAAAGACAATTTTATTTATTATATGGACAGCGCTGCTGTGAAAATACCCAAAGAAGTAGATGAATTAGTGAAACGTATTACTGAACAAAATAATAAATTAAAACGACCCAAATTAGCTTTTTATAATAATAAAATAGAACATCAAAAGGGTAATTCAGAATGTGGTATGTATTCTTTATATTTTATTGTTACAATGCTTATGGAAAAAACAAATAATGAAACTTTAAAAAATCGTAAAGAAAAAATAGATTACTTTTCCAACAAACGAATTCCAGATAACCTTGTATTTGAATATCGTGAAAAATATTTTAACAAATAATATTTTATCTTTATAATATAAATGTCTAATAAAGATAAATTTCAACAAAAACGATATCATCAATTAATAGAAGATATAGAAAAACAAAATTTACATAAAGATGATGATGAAGAAAAACGTAAAACAAAATTAAAGAATATTAGCACTATTATTAAGAATTTTAGAAATAAAGGCAGTTTATTAAATAAAATTCAAAGATACACTGTTGATCCTTTAATTTACTACGGTTCTTACGTTATTAATGAATTAGAATGTATTTTAAAAGATAGCTATAATAATTTGACCGTTATAAAAGACCCAACGGTAAAAACTACTTTAACTATATGGCCAAGCGATAAACCCAATAGCAAAAATAAGATGATTTCCAGTATGGATGTAAATATTAAATCCGATGATTTTCCCTATTCCAATATGGATAGCGTAGAAGGTTATATTAAACAGTTGGTAAATCATATTGAATATGTTCAATTTGATAGTTTGCCCGAGGAAGAAAAGGAAAAGAAACGTGCAGAAGGAAAGGACGTAAAATTATTAAAACCTATTCGTAAAGAATATACTATATTTGGTGTTGATCAAGGAAAGTCAAAACAAGAACCCAAAACTGTAGTTGGGGGAAAATCAAAAAAAAATGGTAAAATAAATAAAAAGAGAAAATATAGTAAAACCATGAAAAACAAACCTAAAAATAAACAATCTAATAAATAAATTTACTCAAAATTAACAATATAAACATAAAGTCATTATATTGTTAATGAACTTATACATTAATCCTGATAATCAAAAATTATTGTGGAATATCATATCCCATAATCAATATATTACTAATTTCTTTTATATGTTATCCCCCAGTGATAAAGAAAAATGGTTTAAACATATAATTGAGAAAATATATTTTGATAACCAAAATAAAATATTAAATTATGAAAGTCTGAAAGATTTAAACAAGCAAACACTATCTTATATGTTACAAGATATTAAGGAAAGAAATAATCCAAAACCATCACCAATTGTAGAGCAAACTAGTTACAATCAAATAAATACGCCACCTATAGTAAAAGAAAGTAAAAGTGATATGTATCAACAACAATATGATCAACGTCAACAAACGTATCAAGATATGGTGAAAAGAGAGGTTCCCAAACAAATAGATTTTTCTACCAAAGTTGAAGATGGTGTTATACAAAATATGGATGATTTAATAAAAAAACACCAAGAAGAACGCCAATTGGATATACAGAATTTTCAACCAGCACCTTTAACGAATGATAACCCGTTGAAATTAAATATAGATAACTCAACAGATGTTAGTATTGAAAAGGAAACCGAGACTATTGTTCAATCTCCTAAAGAAAGTAAATATCAACAAAAACAGGTTTCATGGGGTGGTGTTAATATTTATTTTGATAATGACGAGTCTTTGGAAACATTTACTATGCACCAAGAAGATGTTTCTATAATTCATAATCAATATCAATCATTAAGTAAAGAAGTTACCAAATTAAATGATGAAATAGAAACCATTAAAGAACAATTATCAAAAATACTTAAAAATAATGAATAATATAATATATGGATTTATTCAAACATACATTATATATAAATTTAGATAATAGAACAGACCGTTTAGAACACGTTACAAATGAGTTGAAAAAAATGGATATAAATGCTGAACGAGTAAAAGCAGTAAAATTGGAAAATGGCGCAATTGGTTGCACGATGAGCCATATTAAATGTTTGGAACTAGCTCAAAAACGCGATTATGAACATGTATTTATTTGTGAAGATGATATACTTTTTTTAGATCCGACACTATATAAAGAAAAAATACAAAATTTTGTAAATATAAAAACAGATTGGGATGTATTAATTGTTGGCGGAAACACTGCACCTCCATATCAAAAAATAACAGATGATTGTATTCGTGTATTTCATAGTCAAACTACAACAGGATATATTGTAAAAAAACATTATTATAGCACATTGATAAACAATTTTAAAGAAAGTGCTAGAAATTTGATGGCGAACCCAACTAATAAATTCGATTATGCATTGGATAAATACTGGTTACGTTTGCAAAAAGAAAATCTATTTATTATGTTAATTCCTCCTACAGTTATACAATATGAAAGTTATAGTGATATTGAAAAAAAAGATGTAAATTATCAAGGATTGATGTTAGATATGGAAAAAAAATGGTTACAACGACCTTCTCTTAAATTTACCTAATTTTTAATGCGCAAAAAGGTAGACAAAACATTTTTATTTTTTTCACTATAATTCATTGTTTGTAATTTAGATTGGTATTCTTTTTGAGATATTTTTTTTTGTTGTTCTAATTCTCGCTGGTGTAATAATTTTTGTGCTTGTTGTTTTTCTAGCGGTGTTAGTGATTGTCTATTGCGTTCTCGTGAATAATGATCTACTGAAGAATATTGAGGAACTTTGGAAATATCTTTTTCACTTACTGCGAAAATAGTTTGGTCTTTATGTACTTTTCGTAAATCGTCAAATTTCAATTTACTAAAAGGGTCAGTTGTTACATATTCATCACTTTCTTCATCATCATATAATTGAGTTCCACTATTACTGTTTATAAACAAATTTTGCACACCATTATATTTCACAATACCTTGATGTTGGGTCTTCATTTTATTGAAGACATCTCCTATATTATTTGCGTTGACTTTTTCATCAGTAGTATATTGTGAATTATCTTCTTGAAACCATTTGTTTTTTTCCGTATCAATTTTAGATACCATTTCTTTATCAAATATTTGATTGAATTTCTTATTGAAATCTTTCGCATTGATATTATTAATTATTTTTGAAACATGTTTATTAGTATCTTCATCATAATGACTATTGCTGGATTCATATACTATTTCTTTATTAGGTACAATAGCACTTTGTTTATTATTATTTTCATAATAATTGACTATTACTTCAAATGCCTTTTTATAAAATAAAAAATATTCCGAAGGTAACTTTGATTTATCAGGATGTGTTCGTAAAACTATTTTTTTTGCCTGTTTTAATTCATCTAAACTAAAATTATATTGTAAATTAAATAAATCTAATAATTCTTGAAAAGAATACATATGAATATTTAAATTATGATTTTTAGTAGACATCTTTAGAAATATAATTATAATATTTTGAGATACTATAATTCTATTATTTTTACATAATTAAAATTATATAAAAATATTTGTTCTATTATATATAATGAGTAGTCTTCCATTAATTACGGAAATAGAATCTCGTAATGATTTAATGCCTTTGTTAGAAAATAATCCTGGACTACTAGTATTAAAATTTGGTGCAGAATGGTGTGGACCATGTAAAACAATTGAAGAAGACGTAAATAAATATTTTAACAATATGCCTAGTAATATCCAATGTGGAATATTAGACGTTGATGACTGCTTTGATTTATATGCTTATTTGAAAAGTAAAAAAATAGTGAATACTATTCCAGCTATTTTATGTTATAAAAAGCATAATTTGTCGATGATCGCACCTGACCATATTTTAATGAGTTCCGACGTAAATGATTTAAGAGATTTTATTAACGTATGTTTATTGGAATCTAATAAACTAACAACTCATTCAGGTTTATAAACATTTCGTTTTCTAAATACATTGGACATGATATATCTATTATTTGAGTCAATATATTTTTATAATTATGTATTCTAGTAAATTTACAATCATTACTATACGGGTCATTTAAAAACAAAGATAATTGTGTTAAAATATAATTTCGTGAAAATGCATTGAAACCACTTTCGCGATATATCATATTGTATAGAGTTTTGTGTTCATAACCAAACCATTGATAAAAACTATTAACATAATCTGGGAATTGTTTAAGTTCATTATTTATAGTATTCGGTATAACTTGTTGGTATAATTCTTCTATTTGGTTAGGAATATTTGCAAATTTTACATAATTTGCTATCATCGTATTGTTTGGGTCTATTTCATTTTCACTAAGTAAAGTAAACATAAATGGAATAAAACGTTTTAATATTTCTGCATTACATAAAATATTCATTACTATAATATCCATATTATTGCATATTCTTTGCTTTAATATCATTTTATTTTTTTTTAAATTATTTTCTGTTTCAAAACGATCAAATATAATAACTAATATATTTTCATTATCTTGTTTATTAAACAAGAATGATGGAAGCATTTGTAAATATGCATTTGAATAAGTACACCCATTATTTTCCATTAAACAATCTCTATTGTGCTTAGAACCGATTGATATGTATACATATTTGTATGTATTTTTTCGCATTAGTTCTTTTATTTTTTCTTCTACATTTAACTTTTCATTTTCGTTAAAATTATAAAAGCTCATTATAATTTTAAATATATTTTATTTATTAGAATTCTTAGATTTCTTAGATTTATTCAATTTTTTATATTGCTTCTTTTTATTTGATGACGTTTTGTTCTTTCTACCACCTATTTTTTTTGGTTCTTCAGGGTTTGATGTTGAAGGCATTAAATTATTTAATATACTAGGTTTTGGTTCTTCAGGGTTTGATGATGAAGGCATTAAATTATTCAACATACCTGGTTTTTGTTCTTCTTCAACTACAGCTACAGCGACTGGTATAGTTTCCGGTTTAGTTTCTTCTTGTTTTGGTTCTTCTGTAGTTGTTTTATCATCTATAGAAGCATATGCTAAAACAAATGATGTTATGGTTACAAAAACATATGCTATTAATGGTATAGGTTCATCGTTCATTATATAATATATTATAATGGTATAAAATATTATATGGTATATTTTTATTCGTCATAAAATAATTATATGCTAAATATTTGTTTTTGGTTTATATTTATATAATTAATATACTGCTGTTATTTCATCATTATTTTGTTGTTGAAAATTATTCATGCGTTTGTACCATGTCTCTTTTACCTTTTGAGAAACATTTATCTTTAATAGGCGTTCACAATCCTCTGGTGTACTAAAATACAATGTATTTTCATCACATTTAATTTTATTATCATAATATTTGACCTTAAAGAAAAAATCTTCGTCATGTGAACCAACGAAATAATTGTAACGTGCCCCTGTAATTGCATCACGAATATGATTACCAACTATACCATTTGTTACAAAATATTCGGTAGACTTGTTCTTTTTTCCATTCTTAATTTTGCGGTATCCTTTATCAACAATTCCATTAAGCTTATAATATACCTTATCTTTTGTCTTGGACATGACTGTTTCTTCACCCAAAGAAGAAACACTGTTAGTTTCAATCCAATCATCAGTAACTTCATTATTATCGTACATATTTACTACTCGCTAACTAAGTATAAATCACTTTATACTATCATTGTGAATATTTTTTTATATTATTTAATAAAGTAATTTAAGTTTTTTTCAGCTGTTTATATATATAAACTATGAACACTGATATGGATAAGTTGAAAGATTATATAATTAAATATTTTATGAATAATAAAAACATAAACCCTGTTTCAGATATTTCTATTGGTTCTGTTTCTTTGAATGATTCTGATTCAGAAACAGATGAAATATACTCTCGTATAAATAATAGTATAGACGAAGATGAATTGTTTTACAAATATCTTGATGATGATATTTTATCCAAAGAATTTAGTAATGAACGAGATTTTTCTCGAGATTATAATTTAAAATTATGTTTATTTTCAATGAACCAAGATTTACAAACACCTTTTGTTGAATATTTTTTTATTTACAAAGATGGACTATTCCAATTTCCTGAAGCAGTTTTATTAAAAGACCTTTTTCAAAATATTGTTCAACCTGATAAATCTACCTCATGGTTTTTTCCAGATCCACCTGAAATAAATACTGATATGAATAATACAATTGATACTATTTTTATCGAACAAGCGATAGAAACGTTTAAATATAATACAAAATTATCACAAACAGATGGCGTAAATAGCTATCGCGGTTTCGTTAATCATGAAAATGATATATTTGTATTTTTTGATTGTTCCAAATTAAATATAGTAATTAATAACGACGAGAACAATAAATTATACAAAGGTTTATTAAGTGATTTAAGATTAGGTTCTCTATATAATAGAACTATAGAAGCAAACAGTGTTCATATATTTAATGAGTATCCGTTTTTATCAAATATAAAAGATCGTTTTGATAACAATATTGAGAACCCTATTTCAGGATACCTATGCGAGTATGAAAATAATACATTTCAAAATGTATTAAAAGAAAATGATAAAGTATCTTTGATTACTGAAAAGGTAGAGCATGATTTATTTGGATATATGTATCTTTTTTCAGAAAAGCCTTTAATTGATGATATGAATATTAAAAGATATGCTTTATTTGTTACACCAAATATTCCAGTTCTCGAAGATATACCTGGAAATTCGGATGAAAATCAATCAAATAATACTGACTTAAGTGAAAAATATAATATTTTTTATTTTATTCATCAAAACCAAAAAATGATAGGTGTTTATGATAAAACCCTTTTTGTTGAATTATAATTTCATTTTTTATTAAATTATAATTTAAATTATAACTATTGTAACTTATTAAACTTTATCTAAGTCACCATTATCATTGTAATTATTTAAATATTTTGTTAAATCATCTTCATCAATATCATCTTTTAAGTTATCCAATAACTCATCTTTTAATGGTTTACGACTATACATATCATAGAAACTGCGTATATGTTTATTAATTTTAATACAAGATGCTTGATATTTTTGTTTTGTGGTGCTTTCTTCTTTTCTGGTTTTTTCCATTTTATCATGATGACGACGAATACGGTCTTTTTCTGTTTGTTCTTGAGTTTGTGATACTTCTAATAATTTCTTTTCTGTTTGTTCCAATAATTTACTTTGTCTCATAATGAAATCCTCCTTTTTATGGTCATCTTCATTTTCAGTATTTGTTTGTAAGTACCATTTATGTCTTGTATTATTCGCACTAATGATTGTATCACAAATATCTGGTTTCTTTAATTCTTCGAATATTCTTCTTTTATTAGAACCTTCTTTTCCTTGGAAAGTAGCATAAAAGGATTTGATTACATGTTCCGCTATACTTGGGCTTGTTTCCATTAAACGGTCATATTCATCACGGCAATGTTTTAAAAATGTTCCTGCGTCTAAACGTTCATCTGGTTTTTTTGCTAATTCTATACGAATATTTCTAGCAAATTTATCCCATGCAATTGATGATACACGATGTGATTCATTTAATTCAGATATTTTTAAATATTGTTGAATAGTGGTTAAAATACCTATGAAAATATTGATTGTACCTATCATTACTGGTGCGTATTCTTGTGCTTCCACTGGAAGTGTTGATTGAGCAAATGATGCAGTACCACTAATGGTGGACAAAATAATAGCGGGAATCGTATACCAAGCATGCTGTTTTGAATAACCAATATGAGCACGATTATTTAACCATTTATAACATTGAGCTACATCGCACCATTCTACCATAATTTCTTCATTTTCAGGAGACCATTCTATTTTTTTTTGATGATTATTTTTTTTCTTTTCTTCTTGTTTTTCATTTTTTTCTTGTTTTTCTTGTTTTTCAGTATCAGTGATATCACTAATTTTATCTTCTTCAAACATTCTAAATATATAATATGATGATTTTTTTTTTATAAGGACATTTACTTTATTTATTCTCCGTAAATATTATATAATAGACATTCTTAATGTCTTGGTTAAGTTTTGAAAGTATATCTAACAAATTAAAACAAACGTACTTAAAAGGGTTTTTAGACGTTTCGGGTGACCTTACTGTCCGTGAAGGTGATGTGTCTATGAATCAACGTTTGTATGTCCATGGAGATGTTTCTATGAATCAACGTTTGGAAGTGAATGGAGATGTTTCTATGAATCAACGTTTAGATATCGGTGGTGATGTTTCTATGAATCAACACTTAGAAGTGAATGGTGATGTTTCTTTTAACAAGAATCTCTCTATTTACGGTAATATTATACCTAGTAATACAAATGTTACTTTAGGTAATGCTAATAATAAATTTGCTGGTATTTACACTAAAGATTTATATGTTGATCAAAATACTATTCATTTTCGAACTACAACTGGAGATAATGCTGGTTCAATTGCAATGTCTCAAGGAAAATTAGAAGTAACAGATGAAAACGACAATACAAAAAATATGATTGGTTTAATTAGCGATGACGCTGGTAATGAATATTTACATAATTTAGATATTTCTGGCGACCTTACATTAATTAATGGTGATGTATCTTTTAATAATAATTTATTTGTTGCTGGTGATTTGTCTTTAAATCAAAATTTATATGTTGATGGCGATGTTTCTATCAACCAAAAATTACATGTAGTAGACAATTTTGATGTTGCTACTAATAAATTTACTGTTAATGCTTTGACTGGTGATACTGTAACTGCAGGTGATTCATCTATTACGAAACGTCTTTTTGTAACTGACGATGTTTCATTAAATGGAAGTCTTTTTGTTAATAACGATATTTCTTTTAATGGAAACGTAAATGGTATTAGTACAACTGAAATAGGACATTTAAGCGGTATTACTGGTAATATTCAATCACAATTAAATAATCGTCAAGCATTAATAAATGCGAACAATAAAGTAGCTGTTGAATTTATTAATTTTAATAGTGATGTTACTGTAAATGATAAATTATCAGTAGAAGAAGATGTTTCTTTGAATAACCGCTTGTTTGTAAATGGTGACGCTTCTTTTAATGGCGACGTTACTATTTTTGGTAATTTAAAAGCGGACAAAATTGTAAATGAATATATTATTAATACAGAAGTTGCTAATTATGCATTAAGATGGGCTGAAGATTTATCTATTAATGGACGTTTATACGCGGCTTATGATGTTTCTTTTAATAGTCGTTTATTTGTAAAAGATACACTTGCTATTGGTACTAATAATCCAACACAAAAATTAGATCTTAATGGTAATATGAAATTAAATGGTTCTTTGTTTGCGGATACTACTGAAATTACTTCTAGTCAATTACAACAATTAGGTGATATAAATACAGGTGAAACAGTCCAAACACAAATTGATTCTAAATTAGCTATTAACGCGAGTGAATTTGGTGGAAATGCTGCTACCGTAACTAATGGTGTTTATACAACTAATAAAATATCTGCATTATCATCTACTACTTCTTCAGAATTAGCTGGTGTTATTAGTGATAATACAGGAAGTGGAAGTTTGGTATTCGCAACTTCACCTACATTAGTAACACCCGCTTTAGGAACACCGGCTTCAGGTGTATTAACCAATTGTACAGGAACTGCAGCTGATCTTACTGCTGGAGCAGTTACAAATGGTGTTTATACCAGTGGTGTTCAAACAATTGACGGAGAAAAAACGTTTAGTTCTACTATTGTTGGTTCTATTACTGGAAATGCTGCTACCGTAACAAATGGTGTTTATACTACTGGTAATCAAACTATTGATGGTACAAAAATATTTTCAGAAACAATTCAAGGTAACATTAATGGAAATGCATCAACGGCTACAAAAATAACTGATATAACAAATAGTGATATTGTTCAATTAACTTCAGAACAATACTTAACCAATAAAACTCTTAGTTCACCTACTATTATAGGTACTGGAGCTATAGCTGGTGTATTTTCTGGTAATTTAACAGGCGACGTAACAGGCACCGTTAGTTCTTTAGATAATCATACTACTGATGATTTAGATGAAGGATCAAATAATTTATATTATACACATGCACGTGCACGTTCTGTTATTACCGGTGGTGATGGTATTAATTATGTAAATGGTACAGGAAATATATCGATTGATACAAAATCAGATGGTGGATTAGTTATTGAATCGAATAAATTAGCTGTTAATTTAGGTGCGAGTAGCATTACAGGTACATTAGCAGTTAGTGATGGCGGTACTGGTTTAACATCTTTTACGAATGGAGATATTTTATATGCTAATGGTGAAACTAATTTAACAAAATTAAATAAAGGTAATAATAATACTGTTTTGCAAGTGAATAGCTCTGGTAATTTATCTTATAATACTGTTACAAATGCTATGTTAGCTGGTTCTATTGCTGATAGTAAATTAAGCACAATTGAAACTGCGGATAAAGTATCTGGTTCTGCCGTTCAACTTCAGAGTAATAAAGGGTTATCTAATTCAACTGGTTTAGGTGTTACTGTTGATGATAGTAGTATTCAAATACATACAGACGGTAATTTAAGAGTAAAAGCTGATGGTGTTACTAATGCTA